CACAAGAGTGAGATCGCCGGATTCTTTTACTGGACTAAACGTTTTTGATTTTACTTACCCAACGAATGTTTTTTTAGGGTAAAACCTTATATCAAAGACCTCTTTTACTCAACCGTCTTGTCCGAAACAAGAGACTGAGTGATTCGATTGAGTGAAACAAAATTAGAAAAGAAGAATGTGAAATTAAATAACATGTATATGTTTTACAACATATATGGTATAAAATAGTATATAATAACCGGATATTATAAAATGAGTCTAAGCACGAGTCCAGAATTTTATGTAAACATGAAAAATCCTCCTGTATGGAACGATCTGTTCGGTTGGGAGGATCAGGATGACGATGTTAAGCAGTTCTTTAAAGAAGAGGCTTATAAGGTCAAGTACGGGGTGACTATCAATGGTACGTTCATCCCCCCATGGCTTTATTGGCATGTTAATTTCTTCCCCGTATTCCAGGATCTTCCAAACGGGGAACGTGTGCCAGCGATCAGTCGTTTGCGTGATAACGAATGGTTTTTCGCCGAGATGTACCAACGTGCCCGTCAGGAGAAGAAAGGGTTGGGGATGTTTGGTACTCGTCGTTTTGGCAAGGCTCTTCTGGACTCGGAGCTGATATATACTCCTTATGGACCTAAGAAGATAGGGTTCGCTGATATCGGGGATATCATATATGGCGATGATGGTAAGCTTACGACTATAGTAGGCGTATATCCTCAAGGATTCGTTGATATGTATAAGGTTACGTTTGAGGACGGGCGCAGTATAGTATGTTGCGGTCAACATCAGTGGAAGGTTAAATATCATGGTGATTATAAAGTCATGAGCACCATGGGTATCATCCACTCTGACTTCCAGAAGATGACCATAGACATAGGGGAGGCCGTGGATTTCCCCGAGCGGCGGTGGCTGATGTCGCCCCATCTCCTTGGGTCTCTGACCGCCTCTTTCCTTTGTGGATCTACCGACAGGATCTTTGAGTTAAGCAATAAGGAGATGGATGATATTATTTATTCATCCAAAAAACAGAAAGAGTTGTTTATAAGCTCATTCATGAAGATAGCTTGCGGCATAAGTACTGGTGACGATCGTTTTAAGGTCGTTTACAAAAGTGAGTATATTATATCCTTCGTAAGAAGAATATTCTGGTCTATGGGATATTATTGCGTCATGGATGGCGATGATATGTATATATCCAAGACCCATAACAGACTTAGGATATCCGATATAGATTATTACGGGAAGTATAAGGCTACTTGTATTGAGGTAGATAATAAATCTCATCAGTTTCTTACTACCAATTTTGTCGTATCCCATAATACGACCATCATGTCATCACTTCTCCAGATGAACGCTACCATGACGATCGGGCTTAGCCATTCCGTGGTAGGTTTCAGCGATAGCGATTTATCTAATATAGGTGAGTATTGTGAGTATGGTCTTGATCATGTGCATCCTTTTTTCAGGATCAACAGGACCAAGACCGACTGGAGTTCGGGCGTTACATTAGGCAAGAGGATGTCCAATGGCGTACGTGATATCCATGCCATTATCTCTATAGCCAACATCAACATGGGTAGGAAGACCTCCACGCAGAAGACGGCTGGTTTGACACCGGCTACGGCTATTTTCGACGAGGTTGGTAAGGGACCTATCAAGAAGCCTTACACGGCCGCCATGCCGTCCTACGACACTCCTTACGGCTGGCGTCTTAGCCCTATCTTGGCTGGTACTGGTGGTGAGGTAGAATTATCCAAGGACGCTCAAGAAATGTTTTCTGATCCTGAGACCTACAATCTTCTGGTTATGGACTGGGATATTTTAAATCGTAGAGCCATGAAAGGGAAAACATGGAAAGAACGGAAATGGGCGATGTTCGTTCCCGGTCAGATGGCTAACTCCGGTGTTAAGAGAACTATAGGATTGGGCGATTATCTTGGTAAGCCTGATGACAAGAAGCTTAATAAGATCAAGATCGACGCTACTGATTTCGAGGCTAGTACCAATAAACTTAATGAGGAACGGAAGAAACTATCTACAAAAGATAGGGTTGCGTACACTTCTCATACTATGTTCTATCCATTTACGATCGATGACTGTTTTTTAAGCTCATCCCAGAACCTATTTCCGGTCGAGTACGCTATCAAGCATAAGAATGATCTCCTTGAGTCGGGGCAATATAGCGGTATGCTGTGTGATGTCTTTCTTGAGTCAGGTAATAAACTGGGGACTACTAAATCGAATAAGCAACTGGCTGGATTCCCGTTTAGCGGCGGTGTTATTGACGCTCCTGTCCAGATATTCGAGATGCCTCAATCTAATAGGTTTGATGATTTTATTTATGTTGCTGGATGTATGCCTCCAGGAGAAGTTGTTCTTACAGATAGCGGATGGAAGAAGGTAGAAGACGTAAGGATGGAAGATAGACTAGTTTGTATGGATGGAGGCTATCATGATATAGAGTGTATCATGATCCTTGATAAGGAGGATTATGATGTATATACGTTCAAGCTTAGTAATACGTTCAGAGAATTGACATTTACGAAGGAACATCCGTTATGGGTGTCGAAGGGTATATCTAGGCATGGGTATGCCATAGATGAGGATAGATTTGAGTTCGAGTTTGTGGAGGCACGAGATATTAGAGAGGGATATTGGACGGCCATCCCTAACGTATATAGGAAAGAGATAAGAAACGATGATAAATGCTTCCATGGATTATACGATAATATCGATTTTTGGTGGATGATTGGTTTATGGATTGGAGATGGATGTCTTGATGACTATCATGTGATATTCTCCGTAAACAAGACTGAGAAGGATATAGTAGATAGGCTTGATCGTATATTTACGAATATTATTCCTTGCGTCCATAGTTATAGCGATGGAGATGGGTGTTACCGTTATAGTGCGAACAATGTAGATTTGATGGAATGGATAAGATCTAATCTAGGATCAGGAAGCCTTGGGAAATGGATACCGGAGTGGATAAAATATATGCCACAAGCGAACAAATGGGCGCTCGTACATGGTTATCTGGATTCAGACGGATCCATTACCAGAGATAAGAGAGGATATTACACGATGGAGTTTGTAAGTGTAAACCTTGGTCTTATGGAGGGTTTTCAGCATATACTTTTTTCGCTTGGAGTAGTATCAGGTATATCGAAGATGAGGGAATCCAGGGTGATGAGTATAGCTGGAAGGGATGTGAATACGCATGATACTTATCATCTTCGTCTTGGTAATATGGATACAATACTGGTAAAGGATTCTATCATTAAGTGTGATATATCATCCTTTAAGCTTGAAAAGATAATCAATGGGATAAGAAGGAGAAGAAAGAACACAGGCTGCTTTATATCGAAGGACGGTGATAAGATATACTTGAAGATAAAGAGGATAACGGATAAAAAATATACAGGTCAAGTATACAATTTTACTGATGATTGTCATAACTATATGTGTATGAATATGTTAGTATCAAATTGCGACCCTTATAAACAGGCCAAGTCTGATACTCCTTCATTAGGTGCTTTTTATGTATTTAAGAGGCGTGTTGGTATCCGAGATCCTTATGCCTATAGAATAGTTGCCTCTTACGTATCCCGCCCATCATCTATAGACCAATTCTGCCGTACGTGCGAGGTGCTTCAGAAGGGATATGGTGCTATATGCCTTATGGAGAACGCTGACCAGATGTATGAGCAGTACCTTAACCGTAAGAGTGGTATGCCCGCATCTTTCTTCTTATTCGCTGGTGAGGCTATAGCCAATAAGTATGTGAAGGCCGGCTCCCGGCAGAACAGCAAGCTGGGGCTATACCCGACCCCCGGCAACCAGAACCTGCTCTTCTCCTGCGTGGTAGATTATTGCTGGCAGGATTTCGTTATTGGCTATGATGATAGTACCGGTCTTGATATAACTGTCAAGGGTATTGAGCTGATCGATGATATAGCCCTATTGGATGAGATAATACAGTATAAGCCCGGATTGAACGTCGATAGGATAATAGCCTTCGGGCATGCGTTGGTTCTCGCTAGGTATTTTGATGATAACAATTACATGCCTAAATCGAAGATCGAGGAGATGAATAACGCCCGCAAGGAAGATGCTTATAAACACCATGAGATATATGCCTCGGCGTTTGGATCGGTATCTATAGGCGCGTTTCGGTAGTTTGGTGTCGCTTAATAACTTATCTTTGCTAAAAACAAAATAGATTGACATGGAGATTTTCAATAGAGATCATTCGTTTCCAGCAAAAGGAGCGTTATTAGGATTACCTCCTCAGGCTATTTCCACGAAGAAAAAGAACAGGAAATGGAAGGAGGATTGTATGGACGCTCTTGAGACGATAGGGTTGAAACAGTATGATCGTAACCAGATGTACCGTGACTATTATCTGATGGCGGATGGTAAGTTATCTTTTATGGAGATGGCGGATGTTATCCCTCAGTTAAGGAACGTGCAGAAGCTAAGGAGCGATATAAGGATACCTTCTTTCTTGAAGCATTATGATATCATAGGTGGTATCGTAAACGCCTTTGAGGGATGGCTGACAAACCTACAGGATAAGTATACGGTTAATGAGGTAGGTGATATGGCTATAAGTGAGTATGAGGATACGATGTCAAACTTACTTCATCGTCATATACAAGAACAGTGGGATATTATCGTCAATCAGCGTCTTGTAGAGGCTGGTCTTGATCCTACGTACAATGAGTTTAACTCTGAGGAGGAGCGTCAGGCTTATGTTCAGCAAATCCAACAGGCCAAGACGTCTATGACCCCTGATGATATCCAGAGGTTCATGAGTACCAGATGGAAGACGCAGGCGGCTGTATGGGGAGATCATACGATCGAGGCTGATCGTAGCCGGTTTTATATGGATGAGCTTGACAGGGAGAATTACAGGGATCGTCTTCTTAGCGGAAAGATGTTCCGGAACCATTTCGTTGGCTTCGACTATTATCGTCCGGAGGTATGGAGTCCGATGGAGGTTTTCCATCCTGATGTGAAATACCCGCAATATGGATCTTATGTAGGCCGTCTTCATTATTACGAGGGTGTTGAGTTGATATCAAGATACGGCCATAAGATGACGGCCAAAGACAAGCGTCGGATTATGGGAGGTGACGATGATTATGAGGGATGGGTATCTAATGACGGTGCTAGGTATGATTGGAAGAAAAAGAAACCGTCTATTACCGGTATGTATGAGAATGAGGTTATTCCATGGAAAGGATACCATGACTATGAGTCTATAGTCGCCGCTGAGGACTATTATGGTGTGCCGATGGGAGAGTACCATACCTTCGGACCTGACGGGGAGGAACACACCCAACCCCGCTTCTTGCCCCGCTTCCATCCCTTTGGATATTTCAACTCCGGTATGGCCGATGGTAAGAGATATGAGATAGACTCTCGCCTTTTTAGGGTTATGGAAGGATATTGGGTATCCATGAAACCGGTATTCTTAATAACTTATATGACAGAGACCGGGATGGTTGATCAGGAACTTGTAACCGATGAGTTGCTCCCGGAATTCTTGGAGAAGAATGGCATAAAGAAAGTAAAGAGGGTTATGGCCGATGCTGTTGGTGATCCTGAGGTGAACACCTATATCTTGGAGTATGTCCCTGAGGTTAGGTTTGGCGTTAAGATCACCGGAGGTAATTTAATGGATAAGCCTATATATATTGGTGGGGATCCAATACCTCATCAGATACATGGTGATAGCAGTCTGTATGATTATGTCATTCCGGTTTCTGGATTTATAGGGGCTAGTCTCGCTGATCGCATACAGCCGTTCCAGATGATGTATAACCTTGCTATGAACCAGCTATACAATAACGCCGAGAAGGAGATCGGTAAGTTCTTCTTAGGCGACTTAGGATTCCTGCCTACGGAATATAAGGATATGATGGACAAGAAGGGAGCTTTGGCTACTTTTATGCAGATCGTTAAGTCCGTCTCATTTATGGGTGTAGGTGGTAATGACACAAACAATCCTTACCAGAATCCGCAGATGAGCAGCATATATAATCAGTTCGGTGTATATGATCTTACTAATACGGATCAGATAAGATCCCGTATGGAAATGGCGTCTTACGCCTATATGATGGCTTATAGGATGATAGGTATATCCGAGCAAGCGATGGGTCAGTCAACTAGATACGAGAGTTCTACGGGCGTAAAACAGGGAGTTAACGCTACTATGCTACAGACCCAGACTTACTTTAATGATTTCGATGACTTCAAGAAACGGACATTGGATATTCATCTAGCCGTGGCTCAAGTATGCCAGAAGGAAGGATACGATTGGACCGTGATGTACAGGAACAGCGATCTGTCCTTGGCTTACGTCAGTCTTACGGATAATAGCTTGTCGTTACGTCATCTTAATGTTATGGCTGTCTCTAATTCCAAGAAACGTCTGGAATTGGAGAATTTGAAGCAATATATATTACAGACGAATACTTTGGGCAATGACTTGCTTGATATCACTAGAATGATGAATGCCAACTCGACGGCTGAGATGAATCAGATAGGAAGGGATGCCAGATCTTACGCAGATCGTGTAAGACAGGAGGAGTACCAGAATCAACAACGACTTGTACAGCAAAAAGCCGAGGCCGATCAACAGGCCCGTAATGACGAGCATGAGAAGGAGAAGGAGCTGGCTTATATCAAGGGTAACTTCGATTTACGGGGTAAGAGCATAATGGCCGCCGGTCAAGCGGCTAGGACACAAGATAACGCAGAGGGTATGGATTATGTGGAAGCTATAGCGGATCGAGCCTTGAAGGAAAGGGATCTGGATATCCGTGAGGAGGATATGAGAACCAGACAGGCTAACGCCGAGGCTGAGCGAAGATCTCGTGAGGAGATAGAGAAAAGGAAGTTGGAATTAAAGGAAAAGGAGATAGACGCTAGGAACAAACGTTCTGATACAGATAGGTTTACGTCAATAATAAACAAGAATTGATTACAAGTTTTGTAAATATTTTTACAAAATCTGTAATCATTTTGGCGTAAAATTCTGTCATATACTATAATGGGTTTGATTTAATTGGTAATTAGATTAATGATAATTTTGTAAAAAGCAAAAAAGGAAATTGTATGAATGACATGGGTGATTTCGCTAAAGGTTTTAAGACCATGAGTGTCGAGGAACTTTTTTACCGTGGTGACGGTGATGGCGATAAGAATAATATCGAGGGTAAATATGATAAGGATGGTAATCCTATAGGTGATACCAATAAAGAGCCTGCCGACGGAGGAGCGGCTGACGGTGGCGGGGATAAGGGCGGCGATGCTACCAACCCGGACCCGGATTCCCTTGGTGAAGGAGGTGCTGATAATAATAACGTGGTATCAGGGTTTAACGGGAAATCTTTCTTGGAAAAGATGGCTGCCAGAGGTATCATCGACAGTATCGATAACCTTGATATTATGGTAGATGATAAGCCAGTCGATCTTTCTACTATCACAAAAGAAGATGATTTACTTGATATAGTGGAGGGGTTGATCAAGGATAAGGCCGATGAGTTGTTGAAGGATAAGGTTGATACCGGTTCTATGTCTGACTTCATGAAGAAGATGATAGAGGTGGATAAGGCTGGAGGTAACGTAGGTCAGCTTCTAAACCAATATCAGAACATTCAGGCGCCTTTGGACAACCTTGATATGAGCAACAAGAATGATCAGCTTGCGGTCATCCAGCATTATTATAAGATGTTGGGTATGCCGGAAGACGAGATAAAGGATAATATGGAGATGATGATTGGCAAGGGTGATGAGTTCATTGAGTCCAAGGCCAATAAGTTCCATGATATCCTGAAAAAGGAGATGGATAACCTTATCGAGGAGGAGAAGAAAAAATCCGAGAAAAGGAAACAGGAGTTGATTGAGCAGATGAAGATCTATAAGAAAGGTCTTAAGACGTCTATAAGCTCAGGATTCCAGTTGACTGACACGATGATAGGTAAGGCTGTCGATTTCGTTACCAAGCCGATAGACAATCAAGGTCATACGGCTATAGATAAAGCTTATTCGGAGGCTATCAAGAATCCGGACATGGCCGCTGATCTGGCTTTGTTCTTGATGAATAAGGACGAGTTCCTTAAACAGAAGACTAACAAGGCTAAGATGGAGGTTAATAAGAAGACCATCACTCTTCTTTCTGGCAATAAGGGAGGAAAGCAAAATAAGAATAATATCGATAATGATACTATAGAGGCTAACTTCCTTGATCTAAGTGGATCAAAGAGTGTATAACGTTTAAATATATTGAAAATGAATCCGTTTCTTACAAAAAGTTTCCCGGCTACCGTGAATGGCGATAACGTTATTGCCTTTACCGATGCCAAGAACTATAAGACTTCGCTCGTAGAGCATAACTTAGGCTCATTGGCGAGCTGGTATTATGAGGATCCCGACAAGAATCATCTAGGTCTGTTGAACTTGTTCTCTAATATCGCCAACTACCCTGTTCCGATGTATATGGGTATGATTAATAACGGTGCTACGATCTCCGTTAACGGTATTGGAGCTTCTTTCCGTTATGATCTTCCTGTTACAAAGACATTCGCTGTCGTTACGGCTGAGGATACTTCAGGTCATCATCTAAAACCGGGTATTGACGGTAGTTTGTTTGATATCGTTTTGAATACCTCTGAGTTTACGGCTTATGATGTCATTACCTACGACGCCGCTAACGGCTGTAATATTCTTATCTCAGGTGAGATCCCGTCTAAGACAGAAGGAGATTTGACACGTTATTGGGGTCGTGTTATTGGCGGTAAGGCTAAATACTTCCCTAAAGAGAAATTACGTCCGGGTATCCGTTATTGGAAGATCGGTCATGCCCTTGGCGAGTATAGCACCCAGTTCTCCAAGGTATCTGGAGCTGACAAGGCCGGTTCTATGACCTGCGAGTTCCGTTTAGGAAACCACCGTGGTGTTGAGGGTGAGACAACTATGTACGCTGGTATGAAGTCCATGCAGGCCGCCCAGAATAGCACTTCAGAGTTCGTGGAGACCGCTCTTCGTCGTATGAATGCTATGAGAAGCGAGTATGAGGGCAATATTCCTGATTTGGCTATTATCGGTAGAACGGTTAATGGTAGGCTTGATTTACGTACGGCTAAGGTAGCGTCCACGCTGGAGGTATTCTGTATGGCTGAGTTGGTTAAGCTGGAAGCTAGACAGTTGATGTGGCAAGAAGGTGGTATTATTATGGATCAAAATGGTCCTATCCATTTGAATGAGGGTATCTACCGTCAACTTCGCCGTGGTTATACTATCTACTATAGTCGTCCGATGGGTATTACTAAGGATACTCTTATGGCTGCTGCAGCTTATATTTTCCGTGGTCGTCAAGATCTTCCTATTACGGAGCGTAAGATTAAGTTCAAGGTAGGAGCTATGGCTATGGTCAACTTAGAGAAGTTGATTAGAGAGGCTTTCTTTACTACGTTGAGTAATTTGAGCTGGGGTATGGGTAGTGACCGTATGTTGCCTTCTAATCCTATCTCTGGTACTAATGATGCTATGATTTTAGGTCCAGTTCAGGTTAAGGGCGCTTTCCTTCCTGGCATCGGAAATGTAGAGTTCGAGCACGATCCTTCTTTGGATTACGCTGACATGACAGATCGTAGCGAGTTGGTGAATGGTATGTATCCTAGATCCTCTTATTCTTGTATTATCGAGAATATCACTGACGCTGGATCGACTAACGCGTATTCCGCTATTCCTAATACGGCTAACGCTAAGTTAGGTAATATGAATAACAACGTATTCTATATCAAACCAGAAGGCGTAAGCATGTGGTGGGGTTATGAATACGGTCGTTGGGCGCACAAAGCTAACGGTAATGAGATCGTATCATCCTTGCCGGGCATGAAAGAGCAATTCTGGTGCCACTCAGCTTCTGCGGCTTGGGTTATGGATAACAGCAAGTTCTTGATCATCGAGCTTCAACCGAACTACTTCGGCTAAGTTTTTTCATATATGTAATTTGGTTTTTAGAGGGGAGGGTGTCCTCTCCTCTTTTTTTAAAGTAACGCAAAAAGGAAATGAAAGAAATTTTAAAATCAAGGAAGGTATTGGCCGAGGTAAACGGTTTCAATATCATGTCAGATACCTTATATGAGGTTGTAGGCAAACACGATGGAAGTGCTCCTCAGGCCTTTCAAGACGCTAATATAGCTAAAGCTCCGTTCCCGGAGAACGCCACTCACGTATGTTGCCCTTGGGATGATTTCTCCAAGGCCTATAACACCGGTTTTTATCCAAGATCAAGATGTTATAACGGACTTGACAAGAATGAGATCGATAGGCTCGTCAAACAGCGGGTAGATAATATCATGAAGCCTTTCGAGGAAATGTCGCAGATGGATCTATCTCAAACCAATTTAGAATTTTGGGATGACGCTAAGGATAAGATCTTCATGGGTAAGGTTTATAATACGGCTAATACCGTAGATCTATTTTATTTATATTTGGCTGTATTTTCCGGCATGTTGACTCCTCAGGAAATGGATGGTGACCCTATTTTCATGAACTCTATGTTCTGTTTCGTAGAGAAAGACAATATGAAAGATTTCGTTCAACAGCGTGAGATCAATAAGATGAACATCAGCTATAAGTTTATCAGCGCCCTTAAGAAAGGCGGCGACGATCGTCAGGCTGTCATCGATCTTCTTCTTTACATCGGTATCGTAACTCGCCCGGATTTCACGGAGGATGAGTATTATACAGGATCTCTATCAAACTGGATGAATGAGAAGAAGACCAATGTTGATTATCTGCTTGATATCTGGGATCGGTCATTGGAAGGTGATTTCAAGGAAGTTCTTGAGTTTTACCGTATCGTAAACGTCCTTCAACGAAATGGTCGTATCAATATGACTCCATCCGGATTACAATATAATGGCCAGATCATAGGACCTGACGTTCGGACATCCGCTGAGTTCTTGGCTACCAAGAAAGACTTTATTAACATAAAGGCTAATGTATTAGATGAGTATGAGGAGATCATGTCTATGTCTAATATCGATGATAAGTCCAAGACCAAGAAGGTTAAGGATATTAAGAAGAAGGATGACGTAGAGGAAGGTGATAAGGCTAAGGAGGAATAACGATGACAATCCAAGAAGCGTATCTAAGGTCTTTGCAGAAGAACGAGCAGAATTTAGCCAATGGCGGGATTAAGCTGGATCCGGGAAGGTTCGTGCTGTTGTTCAACGAGGCCCAAGACCGGTTAGTTAAGTACTATCTAAATAGGAAGGATGACGAGACTATACGCTCCATCCAAAACCTTCTTGTTTATTGGATGTCGTTGGATAATGCGGGTAGGATGGATGACCCTGAGTCTACGTCCTTTAACTTACCTGACGACTATCTATGGTTCTCTAACATAAAAGGCGTTTTCTCATACAAAGGGTGTGAGGTCACTGATTTCGTTATGTGGGAGGCTAAGAACGAGAATATCCATGAGCTTATTGGGGATGATAATAATAAACCTTCTTTTGACTATCGGGAAACGTTCTACACCATAGGTGACGGGAAGGTCGTGGTGTATGAGGACGGCTTCCGCACAGACGAGGTTAGGATGACCTACTACCGGAATCCGGTACGGGTGGATCTGGCCGGGTACATCAACGCCGCCGGCGAGCGGTCCACGGACATCGACCCTGAGCTGCCCGATCCTTTGGTGGAGGAGATTCTGGATATGGTCGCCAAGCAATTCAACCTTAACGAGAATGAACTAAGTAGATATAGGATGGATAAGGATAATGTGGCTTCCTTTAAATAAACACCGTTAGTTTGATCATTAAGCCTACTCGGAAACGGGTAGGCTTTTTATTTTACATAAAATGTAAACATTATATTATGTCGTATACTCACGACTTTATTTTATTGCGGTGATGTTGTTTATGATTATGTTTGCGTTAGGTAAATGATTTTTAAATTAAAATATTGATAATATGTTGCACAGACCGCAAGACCGGGTACTTTTCGTATCCCCGCACGCTAAGATGGTGGATGTCGACTCCATCTTCTTAAAGGAAGGACAGATCGGTATTTACGATACTAAAGATACTTCCGAGAACGGTTGCAAGGCCGTAATTGACTTTACCGGTAAGCCTCGTAATGATAAGCGTTATGAGATCCGTATCGGTCGTAATGAACAAGCGGCTTCCCGCTCTATATATGATAAGGATTTTTCCACGCCTTTGTTCTCGTTGAATGAGATCACCGAGATTTACGCTTCTTGGCCGAAGAAAGATCATGCTTATGTCGATGATGTTATCTTAGGATACAACGGTGTGTCTGATGACACGGCTTTCTCCGTATCCAAGGGCGACCGTATCGCTATCCGCTTGATTCTCGCCGGCAGGGCTTTCGAGCTTCTTGGTTATGAGGGAGGTCGTATTGAGATCAATGACGCTATCCTTTTGGATGATTGTGATAATACTCCAAATCAATGCGAGGAGTGCGATCCTTGCGAGGAGGTTGATTTGTTGCCAGCCGTCCTGAAATGTATCGAGAGGATGAAGAACCAGCCTATCGCTGGTGGTGGTAAGGTATCTGATTATATTGATATCACTCCGGTTACAAGATGTACTAACGAGGCTACGGAGCCTGAGACGGAGGACGTGAACTTCTATTGTATGGAGGTTTGCGATACTGGTGATGACCTTGCCTTGGCTGAGGTTCGTGCCCAGTACCCGGGATTGAAGATCGTTCGTGAGAGCATCAACGGCAGCATGTCACGTTATAAGGTGATGAAGAAAGGGACTAAGCCTAATGACTATACTCAACGTCTGATCTCTATCATGAAAGGATGCGAGGAATGCCCGCATAGCTATACTGAGGTTAAGGGCGGATACCTGTATTCCATTTCATTGGAGGATGACGGCGTTGATATGTCTACTACGGTAGAGTCTTTACCTAATGTGGTAGCTGATACGGTTAATAAGATGAGCCAGATCAAGGGATCAGGTTTGTATATTGCCGCTACTTCCAAGAAATTGACGGATGAGGAGATCTCTACTTTCGTGGAGGCTAATCCTACGGCTATTATCTACTATGTGGCTAAGACATCCGATATGTGCGAGAATCCTACGGTTCGTACCGCTTCATGGTCAGCTTGTGGTTCTTGCAAGGTATCCACCGAGAAGTATTATATCACGATCCCGGATGATGAGTGCGGAAACAGTGCTTTGGAGGAAATCAAACAGGCTTTCCCGGAACTGGAGATCACTGACTACGGTACTCCTGCGGCTTGCCAGCATAGCTTCCAGACAACGGTATATACTAACATGTTGTGTGATGAGTGCGACAAGGTGTTCGAGGGATTCTTCACCAGCAAGGCTCCGGCGTCCTACCGCAACCGTATGTGGAAGAAACTGGAATCGGCTCAGGAACTTGGCACTAATTGCAAGTGCGGTATCCGTTTCCGTGGCAAGGAAATGTTATTATCTCCGTCAGAGTGCTTGATGGATAAAATGACCTATGTAGAGGATAGCGTTGAGATCGTTGGCGCTAGCGGTGGTTATCCTGATTCTCTTGATGAGGGATCCCCCATTTGGTGGGATCAGCTTCACTTCGAGAGATTGTCCAGCAAAGCCCCGCGTACTCATGTTGGCGGCAATATGATGGATGATGAGTTGAAGGGTTACGCTCATTTCAACGGCTTCCCGAAACATCAGGACTTCATGGGACGGACATTCATGAACGAATACAGCCGTGTTGAACAAACAGCCCAATATGTGGACTTCCAGATCACGATTAATCCTCATAGATACTCTCAAGGATTCGGTAAGTATCTCGCCGATGATCCGGTTAATTTGATATTACGTGTACGCTATGGTGCTCATGAGGGTGTTCAGGAGATGATTAACATGATCGGTGCTGCCGCTGGTCTTGGCCCGGCCATCGTAACCGAGCCGAAATAAAGAACCTTTTTTGCGTTCATATATTTCCTAAAGGGGAGAGATTCAATTCTCTTCCCTTTTTTTTGTTATCTTTGAGGCAGTAGAATTAAAATATGATATTATGTCGGCTATTAATGAGTATTTAAAGAGACTGGCTTCCATCTTCGGTAGCATGGGTTTCTCCGTTCCGCCAGATGACTTCTCAGGTGTTGTCATAGACGGAAAGACGTATCCGGTCATGATGAGGAATGACGGGTGTTACGTGTACTTCGATGATAAAGGAGTAAAGAGACTTGTAAGCGAGGTCCCTAAAAAGGACTATCAGTTCATTAACATCAAGGACGCCCGTGTGTCGATCGTCAACCAATGTTATCGTACTCCGGGAGGTCAGGTAGAGGCTCGTATCCATACCTATATGAATAATAAGGGTGAGATATTGGCCGAGAAGATATTTATCATCAACTCTTCAGATGTTGATACGCCTATTGGTACGGAATTGGATAAGATCCCTGCCGAGTGGGTGGCTATAGATTGTAGTATAGCGGAGATGACCGATCGGGAGTTGATATTCGTAAGTAAATGTTATGCCACGGAAGGAGGCAAGGTTCAGATAGAGGGCGTAGAGTCGGTTGATCCCCGCCTGAACCCGGAGGTGTCTCATTATGAGGTGGTGAATACGACTGACGATAGTAACCCTATTGGAACGAAGTATAATGCCATACCTGATACGTGGAGGCGTATAGTATGTGATTTTCCGGACATGACCCAAAGGGAGATAATACCGGTGCTTAAATGCTTTGATACCGGGACCGGAAGGGTACAGATAGAGGGGTATAAGATATTTGATTACGAGATGGGTACCAGAAAGGAATGGTATCGCGTTAAGCAAAGTACCGATCCTGAGAATCCGGTAGGTAAGTTTATCACCAGCATAAGTGATGACTGGGTTGAGGTCGTTTGCGACTTCACGGATATGGAGGATCGTGATATTGAGGTAACTGTAGAATGTTATAAGACACCGGCCGGTAAGGTGAAGCTGGAGGTTCTCACGTCATGGGATGGCAATATAGGAGTTAGGGATAAGAGTTATAAAGTCCTGGAGACTACCGATCCGTCACAACCTGAGGGCGCCAGCTTCAGTTCCTTGCCAGATACGTGGGTAAGGACTGTCTGTGATTTCGACGATATGGAGGAGCGTGACATCAGGTCTTATGTCGAGTGTTATGACGGAGGCAATGGCAATGTCAAGCTTCGTAGGTTGGTTTCTTATGACTCCAAGATAAAGGCAAGATACGTCCGCTTCGAGGTGCTTGAATCGGATGACGCCGGCTTCGTTCCGGGGGCCGAACTGGCTACCCTCCCGGACGGATTCTCTTTGGTGTCTTGTGATTTCACGGATATGGAAGATAGGATGCCTATTGATATCGAGGAGTGTTACAAGACATCAGCCGGAAGCGTGCGTATGAGACATGTGGTGTCTTATGACGGTGATCTTGGGAAAAGAAACCAGTTCTGGGAGATTGTGGACTCGTCTGATAATAAGTATGGGCTAGGAAATAGGATAAATAATATCCCTGCGGATTTTATCCGTGAAAGGTGTGCTCTAGAAAGGTTGGATGATCGTATTACCAGAAATGCGGTAGAATGTTACTCGACACCTGGAGGATCGGTAAGGATTAAATCCACTTACATTATCAACCCTTTAAATCATATTAGGTCGTATAATCATCATGTATTGAGTTCTACAGATAATGATATCCATGTTGGTACTCAATATGCCTCTTTGCCATCTAATTTCGCCCGTATCGAGTGCGAGGAGCCGGATTATATGGATCGACTTATCGATACCACTGAGACTTGTTATGATACCGGAAAGGGTACGGTGAAGATCAGGAGACAGGAGTCGTTGAACGGGAATCTGGATGTAAAGACTTTCGACTATAAGATCGTTGAGTCTACCGACCCAGATCATCCTATCAATACTACCCCTACACAGACGGTTATTAACGGCTGGACGGTCATCAGTTGTGATCTTAATATCATGGACGTGGATGATTGTTATGAGATCGGTGGTCATAAGATACATTTGAAGGGATTCAGGACAGTCAATCCGGCATTGCAGGATATTAAGTCCAAGTTATACGTCGTATATTCCGATCATCCTGATTATAATGTAGGTGATGAGCTTACCTCCATACCTGATGGAGCTAAGGTAACGATCTGCGATTACGCGGATAAGAGCCAAAGACATATGGTTCCGGTGCGAGAGTGCTATGAGGTGGCCGATGGCCGGTTCTATGTGGAGGGGAGCCGGTTGGTTGATAACGATATGGTGGTGGAGCGGACGTCGTTGATGGTGATGGAGTCATCCTCTCCTACCTACCCGGTGGGGACTACGCTGACCGCCATTCCTGTTGGCGCTACTATCGTGGCTTGTTTATGTCAAACCTGTTAATATCAAGGTCATGGTTAAGGTATGTAATGATTATTATATGATTGACGCCCTAGCCGGCGGTGAGGTCATAAGGAAAAGGAAATATCGTCGTGAGAATACGATGATCGGATATAAGTGGTATGATTATAATGGGGTCGAGGTAACTGACCCCATTGAGATATCACGTCTTGACGGATTGGCTACTAAGCATCAACGTGTTGATGAGGCTTATGATGATCATGCCATTTTCATGTCGTCAACAAACTACGTTAACAGCGTTTCCGGTATACCTATGGATAAGCATATGGTTGTCGTTGAATGGAGACCGGATAGCGAGCAAGGTTTTGTCACCATGGCTCATAATGAGGGTCTTGACGGGGACAGCTATTATATAGTTGTTATCAATGCCGGAGATAAGCAGGCTACGATCTACACCCCCGTAGATCCTGAGGACCCAAAGGATGGGACTTTCCGTGCGGTTGATGGCGATAATATCTCCGTTGGCGGATCATATGTCTCTATATCCCCCAAGCAAGTAGAGAGGATAAGGGTTACTTTCCGTGATGGTAAATGGTATTATGAGTTAGTCACAAAAACATATCCTAGTAATACTGGAGGCATTAAGATCGGGGATGTTGATTTTGTGACGTTCAGATATTTATGGGAATCAAGTTCCGGAAGGGACTTGGACACGATGACGGAAGCCCTTAATTCTAATGTTCCCACCATAGATAATCTTGCTGTAGGTTGGTCTGGCCCCGGAAATGGAGATAGCTCTGTTAGAGAAGTTCTTAAATGGGGTGGTGATAATACCGGTTCTGGTAAGGAGTGTGTTTGGATGTCGGTGAAGGATTTAAGGGCTAAATATTATGATATCCTACCTGAAGAGACGTATTTCATGGCCTACGCTACATGGTTTGGATCTAAAGGTACGGGTAAATGTTCTTTTGAACTTGTTGGATACAAGGGAGGTACGATGAGCCAAGATGGATATAATTTCATCAATACCGGTGGATCTGTGGTGTATCAAAATACGTATGATTTTGTTTGTCATACTAGTAAGGGTTCATCTACGTATAAGACATCCTACGAGAAGGTGGCTCGTGTTACCTACAATAAGCTCACTAACGAGGTTTATATGTCCATCGGTGACGCTATAGATCAGGAGGATAATTATGATAAGTTAGAGCGAGAGATCAATAATATAAAGGAAAGACTTAGCGATGTCGAGAGCGAGTTGGCTGTCGTAAGACGTATAGCTGAGGGCAAGAACACGGCGTATATCTTTGATACGGTCGATGCCATGAATGAGTGGCTGGCGGTCCCGGAGAACACGGCTAAGCTCCGTGTGGGGGACAGCTTCTGGATCAGGGAGCAGGAGGTACCTGATTATTGGTGGGATGGAACTCAGGCTTTAGAGCAGGAAGGTCCGAAGGTTGATTTATCTCCTTATTATACGAAAGACGAGATTAATAATATTGTCAATGATATCAATCAGAAGATAGAGGATAAGAGTACGTCTATTATCTTCGATACTTATATCCAGATGAAGTCTTTCGTGGATGATCCAACTAACGCCGATAAGCTTAAGGAAGGTACCATCTTGTTGATACGAGAGAAGAACGTACCTGATTATTATTACGATGGTGCTGGGATAGTTAAGATGGAGGCTGACGTAGAGCAATGTCTTTATATTACTTTAGCTAATAAGCCTACGGAAAGCACTATAAGTTATACCCAAGATCGGGAGGTAACTAATTTCGCTCCGGGAGCTATAGCTAGGTGGATTGACGCTGACGGGAATAATGTGTTTTATAAGCTTGTAGAGATAGTAGGTGGTAAGGCTAAGTGGATTACCCTTATCGATACTAAATACGGTAATGTGACGCTACAGAGTACTTACGACAAGAATTATGAGATCGTAAATATCGTATCTGGGTCTAGGTTACAGGCTATAAATAGCGAGAAGAATGATATCAAGTTTGTTAATAGCGCTACGGGTAACGTGACTGTCGTGTTGAATGGTACCATGTCAGGGAGGGCCAAGAAGCTGGTGAGTATGCTGGCGGTGAACGAGGTAGTCTTGACCCCCGGAGCGGCGGTGTCGTTTACCCGGAACGGCGATGAGTTCGTGCTCACGGAGTTGTTTGGCGTTACTATCTTCCCGGATCTGGCGGATGCCAACCGTGAGGGAGAATGGGTGATGAGCGTAGGAGTAACCGGTAAACCGATCCTTATGGAGGTAAAGGAGATGCGTAAGTGGGATGAGAGCATAACCAAGGAGCTTACTATAGATGAGCTTAACGAGAAGTTCCCTAACGTGGATATCGGATTCGCTGTCGTATGCAAGACCATCAACAAGGTATATGAGATGGTTAACGGATACAAGGAATGGGTGTCTTATGATATAACCTCAATTAGTTGATATGGGATTTTTAGTAGGATATGATACGGCCCTGTCCTCGGTGACGTTTTATGTTAACGAGGATAGGTTCCCTTGTTATAATGGGAAGGATGCTAATTATGTGCCTGATCCGATAGTAGATTATGGTGCTTTTAATCGTAATCTCAGGTTCTCGGCAAACAATCCAGGATTCGTGGACGTCGATTGGGGTGACGGGACAAAGGATCAATACCCTTTGGTCAAGATATCTGACGGTAGTTATAGGATAGTATTCAGGTCTTTAGATATTGAGTACAAAAAGAATCCTGACGATACTACATGGTGGTATAGGAAGGAGGATGGATCTCAGTATATACCGGTTCCTCCACATAAGTATAGCGATATCAGGCGTAGGGAGGTTACGATGAGGTTCTCTAACGTAATCGATGGGGAGTTCAATATGGAGGGTATTGTCCTCCATGAGTTTCCTGTAGTTAATCTACCTAATATAACTTATTTGGCTATGGTCGGGTCCGTTTTAAAAAATGGAGATATCCCATATGACAGGATAAGCAAGAGCGTTAATCTTCGTAATATACAGATGGGGTCTTTTTCTCACCCTGGTGTTTGGGATAATTGGCCGGAGGGATTTTTAAAAATGAAAAGATTGAGGTATTTTGGGTGTAATTACGTTTTTAATTTCGCTGATAATCCTGATTCTAATTGGAGAAGATTCTCTGAATGGAAGAATCTTACTGAATTTAACTTCAACTGGTGTAACATCCCTTCTTATGATCCGGCTTTTAATTCTATTCCGGCTGTGGGTATAAATATTATAAGCGATAGGAATAATATACCTGTATTTGATGAGGTGGATAAGGTAGGGGATGATAAGGCAGGCGTTGATTTTATGGGTAATGGTAGCTCATGGAAACAAGATCTGGTAGGAGGGAAGTTGAACAAGATTCAACGGGCATATTGTTCTTCAAGTACGGTGCCGGTAGACGATCTTCCGGATTACTTGTATGAGATAAGGGAATTTAGGATATGGAATTTGCGTGATGGTGGTAGATTTATAAATACGCAGGAGAGGGCTGATACGTTCGTTAACACGTTTTATGATAAGATGATGTCCTGGGATTATATAACGATGTCACAGATGGCTTCTGACGGTAACAGGAATCAGTTTTATAAACTTACCTTAGATTTATATGCTGCCGTAGCTCCTACTAATAAGAGACCGTCTGGCGTTTATCAGGCTCCTGATGGGTTCGTGAAGGGCGTTAGTAATGGTAATCCTACGACGCCTATGGAGAAGGTGTATGTGCTTACCAACAACTACGGGCAGACGTGGATCTTGGCCCCTGCCCCGGCTTCTAAGGCCGCCCTTACGAGGGCAAGGCGGGCTGGGAAGGCTAGGATTACCCCGTTTGTCCTTGGCGTAAAGGACGGGAATGTGTCAGTATTTAGTGGAGATGTGTTGGATGATAATATGAGTAAGTATAATTTCGCTGACAAATACGAGGCTATAGATATCTGTAACGATCTGGGATTGGACAGTTCACCGGTTGTCGAGTATTTCAGGAGAATAGAGGAGGGAGAGGTATGAGGCTGATATGTAAGGATACGAATAAAGGGTCTATAACCTTTTTTACTAAGGGTAAATACGCTTTTAGGGGCGTTAACAGGAATGATACTACTGATGATGTTCCTGATCCTATATTGGATGGTAATAATTATAATGAGATTATAGGATTTTATTCTAATACTCCCGGCATGTGCGAGGTTGATTGGGGAGATGGAAGTAAAGAGCAATTCCCTTTTGTAAGGGCTAGGAGTGGATCTATATATGGTCAATACAGGTTGATGTTCAGGAGAAGGGATATAAGTTATCGTAAGAATCCAGACAGTCATCCATGGTGGTTTTACAAAGAGGATGGGAGTGAGTATGTTCCCGCCCCCAATCATGCTTATGATGATGGCATGGATAAGGAGCGTGTGATATCCATGTCTTTTACCAATGATGTTACGATGATGGAATCCTATAGGATTATGATGGTAGGTTTCCCTATACTTGATATGCCTAGCCTTATCAATATAATTATAAGTATTCCTGGGGATCGTACCATAACAGATATACCAAAGGATAGGATAATGAGATCGGTAAATATAGAGCGTATAACATTAAGTGAGTTTGGTGTGGATACGTTGACGTCCATCCCGGAGGATTGGAATAGACTAACTAAATTGAAAGGTCTGAATTTGTCCAAGTCTATTGACTTTAGTGATACCGAAGCTTCCAATATAAGGAAATTCCCTTCCATGTGGCCTAATTTGGAGATATTGCATTTAGCTGGTGGAAGGGTAAGGTTATATCCTAAGGAATGGTTATCATTCAATAATTTAAAAGAATTGTATTTAAGTCATGGTTATGCCACATCATCGTTTGATCCTAACACATGCCCGGCTATGGATGAGGTGGATAAGATAAATTCTAGTTTAAAGATTTTCGATCATATAAATAGATGGTATGGGGCTGTCGTGAGTTGGCATCCGTATATGAGCGGTAAGGGATTGGGAAACATTGAGCGTATCGACGCTTCATACAGTTATAGTAATATAGATGTAAGTAATCTCCCGGATTATATATATGAGATGAGGTCTATGAATAGCTTTTATATGTATCGCAGCTTGTCAACCCAAGGTCGATGTGATACGTTTATATCGACATTATATGAGAAGGTGATGGGGTTTGATTATCTCACTATGTCTTCCTCTGCTTCCGATGGCAAAAGAAATCAGTTTTATGGATTGTATCTAAGTATGTATTTGGCTTCGACTCCTGATGATAAAAGACCTAGTGGCGTATTACAGGCTCCCTCTGGTTTTATAAAGGGTCAGTCTAATGGCTCTCCGTCGACTCCTATGGAGATGGTTTATGTGCTTATGAATAATTATGGATGGAGGTTTAGTATGGCGCCAGAGGCTTCGGTGTTAAGGTCAATACGATCTTCTGATATTGACACGAGGTCGTATAAGCCATATAAGCTTATTGTATTTGACGATGGGCGTACCTTTGTAGGCAATGGAGATGTTTTAGCTCATGATACGGATAAGGTATTATCGTTTGGGGGTCAACCAGAAGGGGAGTATTTGTGTGATTCTATGGGATTGGACAGGAATGTTATTGTAGAATATTTTAACAAGATAGGTAATGGCTAAGACATTATATAAATACGAGGCATCATCCAACAAGTTCGTGTGGTTCACCACATGGGATAGGGCACTTAGAAATTATTATACCGATGATTATAATTATGTACCTGATCCTGTCGTTGGTTATCCTTATAATACGTTTGTCGAGTTTAGATCCAGAAAGCCCGGTATGGCTAATGTGGATTGGGGGGATGGAATAAAGGAGCAGTTTCCTATGACCAAGGTTCAAGGGGAGGATAATTATCGTATTATATTCCGTTCTTTGGCAATACAACATAGGAAAAATCCCAATACTACGTGGTGGTTCAGGAAGGAGGATGGATCGCAATACGTACCTATAGATAATCATGCTTACGCTGATGGGAGGAGGGACGTACAACGGGCTGTGTCGATAGATTTTACTTGTGATATTTATTACGCCAATATTCAAACTTGCAAGATGACGGCTTTCCCGATTGTGGATATGCCAGGACTTGAGTTTTTGGTCGTATCGCATACGATGTATGTTAATGATGGCATACCGGTAGACAAATTGTCGAGATCTAATAAATTAATTTATATAAATCTTTCAAATGTAGGGCAAAGAATGACTGAAATGCCTGAGGCTATAACCAGTAAGACAGAGGTATATTATTTAAATATGTTTAATATGCTTGATCTTAGGGATATAGAATCTAGCGGGATAAGGAATATAAAGAATATGAAAAATCTTCAAACCCTTGAATTGCTTTCATGTTATTTGGATAGGTATATAAAGGAGTTTAATGATCTTCCTAAATTAACTTCGTTGAAAATACATCCTGGCCCTTCTGATATGTGGAATTATTTTGATATAAATACCCTTCCTTTTTTCGAGGTAGATAAGATAAATCCTAATATTACTGATTTTTATTTTTTAGATGACTGGGTAAGTGGAGAAAGGAGGACGGGTTGGAATGATGATAATATGTCTGGAAGGGGATTGGAACATCTTACTAGTTTCGTTGCAGTTCATAGCAATAGTCTTAGAATGGATAAGCTTCCGGATTATATTTATGAGATGAGGGCTATTACATGGTTTGACGTGAATGGATCCACTCATAGCCAAAAAAGATCAGATGATTTCGTGAACTCTTTCTACGACCTTGTTGTAGGATGGGATCAGATTACTATGACATCCGTGGCTAAGGATGGGAAGAGGAACCAGTTCTATGGTCTTTCGGTAAGCATGTATATTGCTGCTTTTCCAACCGAAAACCAGCGTCCTTCCGGCACGGAGCAGGCCCCAGAGGGATTCGTGAAAGGCTCGTCCAACGGGTCTCCCGCTACACCTATGGAGAAGATATATGTGCTAAAAAATAACTACGCCCAGAGATGGACGATTAAACCAGAATAATATTATGAATATCAATATTTTAAAACTAAATTGGGGAGGGGGGGGTAAAATCCTATTTGCCTTATGATGAGAAGAAGGATGTTACCCAAAAGGAAGGTAATAGAGGTATTCGAGGAATTATCTCCTCAGGATAATGGATATTGGACGGTTCCTGATGGGGTCTATGAGGTTGAGTTCGCGTTGGTCGCCGGAGGTCTTAATGGAGAATATTCCGATATATATAATGCCGGGAGTGGAGGTAACGGAGGTGGTGTACTGACTGGGACTATATTCGTAAATCCAGGTGTTACATATAGGGTGGTTGTAGGAGATATAGGTGGTGATAGTATATTCGGTATATATCAGGCTATTGCCGGTAAAGGTGGAAGAGGCGGATATGGAGTTAAAGGGGATGGTCATGATCCTTCCCCGGGGAATCCAGGGCAAGATGGATCATATGTTTTTAACAACAAATATCCTGACTGTTATCCTTATCCTATGGGCGCTGGTGGTGGATCGGGAGCTTATACAAGAGGATGGGATACAGGCTTTTTATCCGGAGGTAAAGGTGGTAATCACGGAGGAGGTGATGGGGCTGGAGTTGAGGATACTGAGGGTGTTATTATTAATGGCAAAAATGGAGGTAATGCCACTTATTATGGAGGTGGTGGAGGAGGAGCCTCTAAAGCTTCTAGTAGTGGGACTACGGGCGGTCGAGGAGGATCAGGTTATCGTGGTATTGTTATTTTACATTATTTTAAAAATGGATGATATGGATAGGAATGATATTATAAAAGAATTAGGTTCGTATTTTGATATAGTGGAATTGGTGTGTCCTCATACATATAATAAGTGGAAGGACAGATCGTGGCAGTTTCTTGATACAGCGTTTCTCCATAATCTTCTTATATTACGGAGGGATATAATCAAACAGCCTATGTATTGTAATAACTGGGATAAGCAAGGGCAGTTCTCCCAGCGTGGTCTTAGATGTAACCTATGCCAGATTGTTAAGGATAAGAAGGATGTTTATCTATCCGCTCATGTGCTGGGTAAGGCTGGTGATTTCGACGTTAAGTCGATGACGGCGGAACAGGCTAGAGGCTTGATCTTGGATCATCAAGATATGTTACCATATCCTTTCCGGCTTGAGGGGAAGGTGGGTTGGTTGCATTTTGATAGCCTTGATACTAGGAACGGTATACACGCCGTGGTGTTTTAGGTACTTAACGGTATAGTAGTTAACTTTGCGAGTAAGGTATAAAATGAAAGACAAAGACATGATAGAGCGAGTAGGGGCTTTGTGGAATATTGCGCTTGCGTATGGTGCCTCTTGTTGGGCTTATTTTCAGCCGGTACACCATTTATTAATTGTATTACTTATAGTATTAATAGCTAATTTTTTAGCTAGGTTAGCGCAAAGCATAAGGGGCTGGAAGCTCCGACGGAGTCGTAGAAGAAGGTTTAGTTTTAAGAGATGGTTTAGGGAGGTCAGGTTTACTGATATTCTTAAGGAGTTCGCTTTGTCCTGTTTTATAGTAATGACATTATGTGTTATATATAAGACGTTATACCCGATCGAGGAGGAGGCTGGCATGATACTTACCGTTACCAAATATGGGGTGTATATAGCCCTTGTTGGATATGTGATGCTTTTCTTGAATACGATAGGTGATGCTTTCTCCGACGCTTATTTGGTGAAGGTATTCAAGGCTGTATTCAAGAGAATAAACGTGTTCAAGATGTTTAGCTTCTCCAAGAACATACCTGATGAGACGTTTGACGATATAAGGAGGATTGCCGATGATGAGGTTAAGGATAAGTCTTAGGGCGATTTTTTGTTTAGGTCTGTCGCTATTCCTGTCCTCTTGTGGAAGCAGGAGGCAGGTTAGCGAAGCGTTTATTGATAGTCGGTTGATCAGCAGGATAGAGACGATGATAGATGAGGTTATAGACAGGAGGATGGTGGAGATAAAGACCTCTGATCTTAATGCCGATATTATTATAACGGAGAGGAAGTTCGATACGGACAAGGATGTTGATCCTGCCACGGGGGAACGACCGGTGTCCTCGCGGACAGATACCCATATCGTCATCGGCCGGCGGGATAGCACGGTGACGACCGATTCCCTTGGCGTTGATAAGACGATCACTGGTATTGAGGATATTGATAAGAAGACAGACATCAAGCATAAGGATATAGACGATAAGGAGGAATCAAGGTGGCCGATGGCTATTATCTTTATGTCGATCTTAGGTATATTGGTTGTATTATTCGTGTTGTTGAAAAGATTCGGATTGATAAAATAATAGGTGTACAAGAAACCCCATACACCTATTGGTTATCACCCCAGAAAAGAATTGCAAATATGAGGTCAGTCCCGGATTCGAACCGAGGTATATGGTTTTGCAGACCACCGACTAAACCACTCATCCAACCAACCAACCGTATCGCGAATATATAATTTTGTCTTTGACCAAACAACCTCTTTGACCAGATTTTTACTCAACTAGAAACTGCCTTGAAGAAAACCCCTTATCTAGTAAATACCAGGTGAGGCAATATCTCTTTGAGGTCTATCTTTGTTGACACCAAAGGGAATGTGGCGGCCCCGTGAGGCAGGGCAGGAGGTATCCTTACACGGCAGGCCAGGAGCGGAGCGACTCGTAGCCCACCTCCCTTTTCTCCTTGGCATTTCACGCTTTAGCGCAGAAAAGAAGTAAGCATATCAATGCATTAACGTCTGATGTAGGTAGTAGCTTGTCGATCAAAGATCCATCAATAACATAAGTAGATGTCAAAAATACACCAAACTAAATCATTGATATAAGTTATTGTTGAGATCTTGATTTTTCAATCTACTACATATTTTCATGTTAATGTAATTAAGTTATATACTTTAGATAATAACAAAGCGTTATCTAACTCTTTTTAATCAATCAACTTATGATATAAACAAATAAAATCTTTATAATGAGACTTCCTTCTTAAGGGGGCGAAAGTTTCCTATGTCACATGTCACAAAATAGACAACTGTGTTTATAAAAGAAGGTGGATAAATAAATGCATCTCTTTTCTTAACTATCCCTGCGATAGTCTCCCTACGCAATGTCCAAGTTGGATTTCGACCATAGCGATCGCCGTAAAAAGCCGTGATCATAAACAAAAAAAATGAGTACTTTCACAAGCACTCATTTTGAAACGACAAAGTTTTTAGTATCTTTGTACTATACTAAAAAAAAAAAAACATATGGCAAATTTAACATTAATATTCGACCAATTCGTATCTTTCTCTGAAAAAAAGAGGATGTCAGAAGAAAATAGAGCCTTGAGGAGGGATTCCGGCAAGGTCATCCTACCTTATTTGCTTAATGACAATGCTAATCCTTGTTGCGATAACCCTAGGATAAAGCGTCAATCATCATCAAAGTCAGAGATACTGGAGAAGCCGATATCGGAGACGCTGATAGGCATTCTTATCATATGCCTTGACCCTATAAGGTTTAGGGCGCTGGGGATCCAATACAACATCAAGTGGTTCTATTACTTTGTGAATGAGATGGTTAGTTACTATATTAAGCACCATCGTCTTGGTGGTGATAATCTTGCTTATCAGATAAAGTTAGTTAGGTGGCTTTTGATCAGTTATGTTAACGTGGCTGTTGTCCACGGTTATTATGCTATGGTGAGGAAGGCGAAGAAGGAGCATCCTGATCTTTTTGTGCATAGCAACAATGCGAGGTATTATTATTGGGACAATTGCCCTCCTAAGCATCATAAGCTAGAGGATGAACGAAATATAAATAATCCTACCTATAAAGCCCATGAGTGCAATAGGAAGCGTGCCGAGGATATCAAGCGTGTTGTTTATGATTCTATGGATTCGATCAGGAAACGCGACCTTAATGATTTCGTGTCCTCTAAGAATAATGGAGTTAGTATTTCTTTTAAGGAAAAGGTTCAGAACAAGGTCAGGAAGAAGGGCTTTGGTAATGTCAGCATCAAGACCATAGAGAGGGCTATAAAGAGCTATTTAGATGAACGTGGTGTCACTTTCTCTGATTTCGTCGATGGGGTGAGGAAGTTGGATAGGAAGATAAAGGAAGTCAAGTCCGCTTTTGGCAAGGTTAAAAGGATTAAGATCTTTGGCGTCAAGGCTTATGATTATGTGTCTGGAGATGAGATAGTTGATGAGTTTGGTATGGCCGCGTTGTCTGATGAGGTGTGGATTCCTGATAATAGCACACCGTTCCTTGACGATTATATTGAATCGCAGTATTTGTCTAACAATTTTAATTTCTAATATTATGGTTAATATAAAATCACATGACTTTTATACGGTGTTTGATGATAAGAAGCAACTTTTTAAAGTATCATCATTATTTGATTCTTTAGATGAATCTGAAGATATAGTTAAAGATTTGATGGATTCTGGCGCATTCATGTATGTTGTTGACGAACGACTGTCTATGATATGGGTGGATATATTTATGATGATAGAGCTTCTTGGGGAATATGATGGTGGGGATGTTAAGGATTTGGCTATTAAATGCTCTTCTCTCTATTTGAAAGATAAGGTGATGCGTTTAATTGTCGATTATGTCAATTGCGATTCTGATGATTATGATGATAGCGTTGATCCTATATTGAGTTATTGTAGCAATCTTATTCATAGTGGTGATGGGAATATTGATTATCTGCCATTGTCCGACATGGTAAGTTTGAATGTAGGAAATTATATGTCAGATGACATGTTGAAGCTATTTGATATTGCCAAGGAAGACAATCGCATAATATCTATATTGTTTGTTTTGTTAAGTAGACCGTATGTTGACGATTATGGTTTTTTTACTCTTACTGATTTGCTTTCTATGATGATTGATAAAGGTTTTATCGGTGATCGTGATGATATAGTTAATGCCTTAGGGTTTATCTAAAAGTAGGTTTATTGTATTGGTATGACCCTATTTTGTATCTTTGCTTAAAAGTAGTAAAGATGAATCAGATCAATATCATACCGAAGATAATTCATGATAAGTTCGCCGCAAGGATTATCATGGATGATTACGATATAGAGAAACCTATCGTTATTACTGTCGTGGCTAGACGTAACGATGGTGAGTATAATACCCAGATATTGACATACCCGACATCTGGCGTTGATTATGAGGGTAATGTAAGGATGGTGTTTTTCGATGTCGCTAGGTCTCATGTTTGCCAGATAACATCGGTGTTTATCAACGGTCATGAGGTCAAGACATATTATACCGATGTACCGGATCTTGATATGCAAGCCCGTTATGATGATAGCTTGTGCCGGTACGATAAGAAGGTTAATATGAATGATATTCGGCTGTCATTTCAGGTGCTAGAGACACGTGATCCTAAGGTGCTTCAGGTATTGGATGAGTCCGAGTGGGGGCTGCTGGAGGACAGGAAGGCGATCATCGAGATCACTACGCCGGGCATGTCCGACCCCGTTACGTTGTTCCTTGGCAAGAATCAGGTCAATACCTTTACTAGCCTAACATTAGGTCTCAATTGCTTTAATTACGATGATTGTAATGTCAAGTACCTTGACCTACCTGATGGTATATATGATATCAAGATCATAGGTAGCCCTTCTACTTACAACTTCAGTCGCAAGTATCTTAAGACGGATCTTATACGCAGGCGTCTTGATCGGCTATGGATTAAGACTGATATCCTATGCGAGGACAAGGATAAGGATCTTATAAATAAGATACAGGAGATGGAGATACTTATGGTCGTAGCGGAGGCTAACGTTAGGTTGGACAATATAGAGGCGGCTCATGAGATCATTGATCGTGTCGGAGAGCTTCTTGAGATGGCTACCAATTGCGTGGATTGTTAAACATAAAAATATTTAGTCGTGGGTTGTAATACTTGTAGGGAAAAGGCATTAAGGGCCGAGAGAGAAAGAATTGAGAGAAGTATGATGAATCATTCTTCTTCTACCGTTGTTAGCGATAGGGAATATGCTTCTAGAAGCACCGCTGGATGTATGGTTATGCAAGATCCGTTGCAGACCATGGAGCGTGACGTGGTTAGTATATATAAGCAAGTTCGTACCAAGGGTGATGGCGTTGGCGTATTTTATCTTAATATGCAGAAGAAGATCCGTGAGTGGATCAAGAACCTGCCATATGGATGCCCGCCTGATGAGGAGGTACAAGAAATGAGAAAGGAGATACTTGATGGGCGCTCAATCTATATCAAACCTTGATAGGATAGATCTATGTAAGGTCGTAGACGAATGGTTATCTTGCCAATGGGGTAGATACATGAGATATCATAGGTATAGAATCGGGAATAAGCCTGATGTATCTTATTGGGGCAAGATAATTCGTCTACAAAGGTCATTATGCGATAATGATTGCGGGTTATGCCCGGATGAGGTAAGATCGTTAAAGGAACGTGTTAATAAGTTGTTGGCATGAGAAAGTATAATTGTTCACATATAACTCCGTCCACTTGCGTACCTTACGAGGGTGATCTCCCGGAGTGGTCAAAGTATAAGGACTCTGATGAGTGTGTTATGATCTCTGACGTTATAGAGGAGATATATGACGAGCTTACCCGTATCAGGGAGGCTATAGATGTCCGGGATCTTGGTGAGTCTTGCGTGAAGGTAAGTGGCGATAAGACTGTGGCTAAGGTGCTTTATGCGCTGGAAGATAAGATTTGTAATGGATGATAAGCCAATGGAGAAAAATCGACATTGGTGATAATCAGATGTATAGATATTGATTTATGAGGATTGCTAGATGTTAAGCTACTGTAAATAAAGTACCCAATTTGTAGGGAGTCTTCTAAATAAGCAGGTTAGATAGATACGCTGGCAAGTTGCGAAATATCTTTATGTGTTTGATGTAAAAAATAGCCAATTGATTTGTCATAGACGATTCAATTGGCTATTTTTGTATATCCATCATATCTCACGATATAATGGATATAGGTCATTTATTATGAGTGCAAATATAATTATTTCCAATGATTCTACGAAGGCTAGTAGTGGAATTTTGGCGTCTAGATCCAACGAAAAAGGATTATCTACAATATTTAGCTACAATGGTAGTGATATAACTTTCAAAACAGAGAACGGTATTACTTATGTGAATGCTACCGAAATGGCGAAGCCGTTTAAAAAGAGACCAAATGATTATTTATCGTTATCTTCTGTAAATGAGCTAATTAATGCCATTACCAGAAAATATGGTAATGCTGATTTTCAGTCTGTTACGATTATAAGGGGTACGGTTAATCCTGGCACATGGATGTGCGAGGATCTGGCTTTGGATTTCGCTCAGTGGCTTAGCGTTGATTTCAGGTTATGGTGTTTGGACAGGATTAAAGAGCTTCTCACTACAGGCAAATGCGTGATTCCTGATTTTAATGATCCTCCCGCCGCTGCTGAGGCTTGGGCTAAGGAATATCGTGGCAGGGTGGCCGCCGAGAAGCTGGCATTAGAGGAGAAGGCTAAAGCTGAGGAGGTGGCTAAGGTTCTTGAATCGAAGAGAGAGGATATAGAGTTTTCCGAGTCATTTATCATGTCTGGAGAGTCAGATTTGCTGATAAGGGATTTGGCCAAGAAACTTGAGCAGAATGATATAATCATAAGTGATAGATGTCTACGTGATTTTCTTGTTAAGATAAAGATAATAGTCAAAAGGGTTAAGGTTAATGGAGATTGGGAGATTACGGCTAATGCTGTAAGGAAAGAGTTTGCTCATTATCGTGATAAGAATATATGCACCGAATCTGGTAAGGTTATATATGCTAGGACTATTTACATAACAGGCAAGGGATATAAATACATATTGTCATCTATAAATGGTAGCAAGAAAAGTGATTTCATATTGTGTGGAGGTATGTTTAGGGACTATGGGGTGTTCGCCGGATCGGAGTCGTTTAATCACTGGGATAATTAATTCCATTTTTGCCCAAAAATTGATAATCAGGTAACTGCGTATTTGCATTTACGGTTATGTGTCTCATATCGGTAAAATATTTATCTTTGTGACAAAGTGGATTACGATGATATATGGAAATAAAGAAATAGTACGGACGTTCACCAGAAACAACCCGCCTGCCGGGTACTTGGGCGGCTCTGTTGACTACCGGGTCCCGGCCGATGTTTATTTTGGCGATACGCAGGAGGAGGCTGATAGTAAGGCTGAGGATGATGTCAATGCCAACGGTCAGGATTACGCCAACACATATGCCGACATAATACCGTCCGTATGGTATAATGATCAGGTATGCGATGAGTTTATTAAGAACAATTGCGTAAGCGGCAAGGGATCTAAGGAACAGGTATGTGTAGAGAAAGGTAGGTTTGTCTCTTACGTATCCAAGAAAGACGCCAATGATAAGGCGATGGTGGAGCTTGGAAGGATCGGGCAGGGGGAGGCCAACGCTGTTGGGGCTTGCTGCGAGGACTGGGCCTCACAGCCTTTTCGTGGCGTTTTCTACAAGAACGATTGTGAGGCTGGGACATCAGGTAAAGAAGGTATTGTGTATGAATTGCCAGCCGGAGCCGTCATGTCCGATATATCCCAAATTGATGCTGATACGTTAGCTTATAGGAAGTTTATGAAAGAAGGACAGGAGAAGGCTAACTCCGAAGGTAGTTGCTCCCCTGTATTCTATAATACTACGATCGGTGATTGGTTTGAGAAGGTATGCCCGTTTGGATATAAATCAGGTAGGGTATATTATTCTATCAAAGCCAATAGGTTTAGATCATGGATATCAGTAGAGGATGCCAACGCCAAAGCCCGTGAGGTTTTGATGGTAGAGGGGCAGGAGTACGCTGATCTTAATCTTGAGTGCGAGAAATGGATTGAGAATATTGATCAAGAGGATCAATGTTATTGGTGATGATGCGCGTTTAGTTTTCCATAATAGTTGATTTAGTGTTTGGAGGGGATTGTATATCTCCTCCATTTTTTTGTATATATATCAATGGTGATAAGTTTATATACTGCAATACAGTTGTTTGTATGTTGAATATGTTTTATATTTGCATACCTATCTATTCATCTCGAACCGATAGGTATTATGTTTAATTTAAAATATTGTTCAAAGTTATGAAAAGTCGGGTTGAAATCAAATCTTCTGATAGGAGATTGATGGGCGTTGTTATACCTGCGCTCAGTGATAATGGTTTTGTTAACATCACTTTAGCTATGAAAGTCTTGTCTGATGATAGGCTTAAAAAGGGTTTATCCCCTAAGAAGCTTAATGATATTATTAAGTATGATGGCTTTCAGGAGAAATGTAGGGAAATAATTAGTAGACTGGAAAACAGGGATTTATGTAAGCGGATAAATATCAGCCTACAAAACAAGACCCTAAATCTTAGTGATTTAAACAAAATGGGATTGGCGTGCAGAAAGGGGAAGGGGGATGGACAGATGTGGTATATGAACCCATACCTTTTCCTTGTGGTGGCTATGGAAATGAGTCCTGAGGTTTGCGCCGATGTCGTGATGTGGTTTGTTGATAATATCGTAGGGGTAAGAAATGCCGCTGGTGACGCTTATATAGAGATGTGTAGTAGCGTATCTTCGCTTATAAGCGATAAAAGTAACTTAAAGGAATCGTTATCAAGAATTGCTAAGGGTATAAATTTTGTTGTTTTTGGCGTACATGAGGAAGGGATAAGAAATAGGGCCTCCTTCGAGGAGCTGGATATGATAGTATCAATAGAAAGAAATATATCTTACGCTATTAAGGCTGGATATATAAAAGACTATAATGGCGTTATAAACGATTTGGGAAGGCAATGGAAAGATAGATGGGGTAATCCTGTTCTTAAATTGAAGTCTTGACCCTATCTTATTATTATAGTTTATGGGTATAGGGGATACAAAAGGGGTATCCCCTATATTGTTTAATAATGTATGTTATTTTGTTATCAAATCAAATAAGTATCTTTGTTGAAAACATTAATATTATTAATATGTGTAGTACAGGTGGTTGTTGTCATGATCATTCGAGGGAGCGTCCTGAAGAATGCTGTCATGGCGTTAAGATAGACAAGTTTCTTAATAAATGCCCCGAGGACCCTTGTGATCCTTGCGATCGGGATTGTCAGGACGAGCCTTGTGTTGGTTATGGATGTCCTATAGTTTTATATGATAAATGTGTCTTATACTCAGGTGATGAGTTGGTGGTGGACGGTATAGAGAAAGGTACTGATATATCTGTCGTTGTGGACTCATTGAGGCGTATTATAGCGTCTAGGGATAAGCAGATAGATTTATACCATCGTGAGGTTCTGGATTTGAAGAAAATTATAAACGAGCTTGTCAACGCCGGTAATGGTGGCGGTGATAATGGTGCAGAAGAGGAGGTATGGTAATGAATGGTTGTAACAAGAAACAATACAGGCCTACTGTAGATGAGACGAAGGTGCCATGTTCTACATATATGAGCACCGATTGTATTTATCCCGGTGATAAGGTTCGTGTGGAGTCGCTGGGATTGTCCCCTAATTGCGATATGTCCGATATCCTTAATGCTATGATAAAGGCTATACGGGATAGGGATGCCGAGATACTTGAATTAAGAAGAATGATCAATAAATTAATTTGACATGAGAAGTAATTGTAATCCATGTAAGCCGGAATATAGACCAGGAAACGAATGTAGTATCTACAGTTCCCAGATCATATATGATGGTCAGTCGTTTCCTGAGGCAGATATCAGGAACGGAGATGGCATGAATAACGTAATCGAGTCTCTGGTAAGGAAGCTGGTTGCCGTATCTGGAGCAACGGCGTCCATCCAAAGGGATTCGTTCAAGGGTGTTCAGGCTGTCAGGTTAAGATATGAGCCGTTGGTCGTGCTCAGCGTTACCTATTGTGGCACTATTGTCCCCAATGACGGGTATGTCGTTTCTGGTAGATCCGTTAAGTTTAAGAAGAAATATTGCATGGGTGATGAGTTCACTGATGTTAATATCGTATATACTACATTGAATAGTAATATTTTAAATACTTCATGCTATGGCTAAGAGAGTGTATGATACGGTCTTGGCTTCCGAGTGTGACGGTTGGGTATGTGGTGAGACACTCAAGAAAGGATCTGTCCCGGCAGACAGGTTGGAGCTTGATTCTTTTTCAGAGGCCGTCAGGGAGCTTATAGAGCGTTTTTTCGAGGAGGGATGGTTGCCGGATATGATCTGTGATCTTGGTTGTGGTGGCGCCAGCGTGTTTGAGATTAAGCCTACTAACTTCGAGTATCCTCCTGAGGGCGGTGAGCAGATCTTGGAGATTATCGTAGGTAAGAGTGATAAATGGACTATAACGCAAGCAGAGTGATATGGCGAATAATTTAAAAGATATTCTTGCCAAGATCGAGCAAGGCTCCTCATGGGTATCCTACGACAAGATCTCCGGTACTGGTCCCGACAAGGTGGCGATCAAGGTAGAGCCGGGATGGATGGGTAGGTTACCTAGGGAGACTTACGTAGCGGTCGAGAAAGGCAAGGTTACGAAGCTCGCCACTATAACCCAGAAGGGTATGGAGCGGGTAAGCGTGGATCCGACCAATATCATGTTCGACATGGAGGGTGGGACGGCGGTCATCAACGCCAAGCTCAACTCCGCCTCGGTCAAGGCTTCCTGTCTTACTCTTGGTGGTTCGGTGAGCAAGTCTTATATAGTTTCCATGAACGTGAACGGATTATCCATGAAGGTTCCGGAAGAGGATAGCAGGTATATAGTGTATGCCGATCCTGAGGACCCCGGAGCCACTGGTTTGTATGAGGCTAGTTTTGTTATAGCTATGCCTAAGAATATGGATAACGAACAGCATCATGAGATGTTTGTCTTGAATGGCAAGGTTGTTAATATCAATCAACAGCCTAATGATATACCTTATATTATACTTGATCATGATTTTGATAACGTGACTAGCGAGAACGGTCAGGTCGTTATCGATATCAAGTCCAATACCGAGTATGATATTGAACTGGTATGTTGCACTTGCGGCGATGGCAGCGAGGAGCCGGAACCGGAACCACCCTTTAACGTGGATCCGCAAAGGTTGACGCTTAATAAGGATGGTGATACTCAAATCGTAAGGGTAGAGGCCGGAGATGATGTTTCATGGAGAATAGAGGAGGATTGATATGGCGAGGGAAATAGATAAGAATTGCGTTGAGGGTAATTGCTTTGCCATTAACGACAAGAGCCATGGGGTAGGAGATAATAAGCTTAACATCGTATACAAGGCTAATTACACCGGTCAGATCTGTACGGCTAAGTTCCGTATAACGTCAAAGGACGGTAGTATTGTCAAGGAGTATATGATAGCTCAAGACGCCAAGCCCGTTTATTATAATATCAAGATGGTTCAGCCGTTCACCAAGGACGATTGTTTGGCCAACCAACATGGATCGGTGGTGTTGTATACGGTCGAGGAAAGGACCTACAAGTCATTTATCTCGCAGGAGGACGCCGATGCCAAGGCTATGGAGGATATAGTCCTAAATGGTCAGGCATACGCCAATGAACATGGTGAGTGTATAACTGACATCTGGTATAGCGAGGAGCAAAGGAAAACCTTTATCCGTAACAATTGTGATAAGTTCAGTGATGGTCAGGAATATGTTTACATCGTTCCTGAGGGTAAGTACGTGTCTTCTATCTCTCAAGAGGACGCCGACAGGAAGGCTCTTGAGGATATTGAAAAGAATGGTCAACAACAAGCTAATCTGGAAGGTGAGTGTAAGCCTAAGGAGAATATCTATTATGGTAAGTTTAGCAAGACCTTTACCCGTAACAATTGCGACTCCACTCAATACGGAACGGATGTGGTTGTTAACGAGACGATGGTTACAGGAGACTTTAGATCCATCGTGTCACAGGAAGACGCTAATAGCTTAGCTCAAGCCGCTGTAGAGGCTCAGGGCCAGGATATAGCTAATATTAAGGGTAATTGCGAGAAGATACCGGTATTTACCGGATCGTACTCTAAGGTATTCCAAAGAACCAACTGCCCTGAAGGTTCTACGCCTGTTGACTTTACCGTGGATGAGAAGATGTGTACTGGTTATCCGTTCACTTCTACGGTATCACAGGATGCCGCCAACAAGCTGGCGCAGGACGCTGTCGAGGCGCAAGGTCAGGCTATCACCAACGAGCGTGGCGACTGTCAGACTAACGTCTACTATAACGTTAGGATGGAGAAGACAGTCACTAGGAACAATTGCGATGAGTTCCATATTGGTCAACCTTACACTTATGTTGTGGCCGCCGGTAAGTACTTCTCTATTATCTCCCAGAAGGACGCTGATGATAAGGCTAAGGCCGATCTTGAGGCTAACGCCCAGCAACAAGCCAACCTAGAAGGTGAGTGTAAGGAAAAGACAATTTATTATGGTAGGTATAATAAGGAGTTTACTCGTAACAACTGTGACTCCACTCAATATGGTACTAAGGTTGTCGTGGATGAGACTATGGTAACAGGAGATTTCAGGTCTACCGTATCTCAGGAAGACGCCAACAACAAGGCTAAGGCCGCTGTAGAGGCTCAAGGTCAGGGCGTGGCTAACGTGAAAGGTAAGTGCGAGAAGGTACCTGTATATACCGGTACTTATACACGTACGTTTACCCGTAACAATTGTGGTACTGGCACTGGTGGTACTTATACGGTAAACGATAGGATGGTTGACGGTTATCCGTTCACGTCTACCGTATCTCAGGAGGATGCCAACAACAAGGCTAAGGCCGCCGTTGACGCCCAAGGACAGGCCCTTGCCAATATCCACGCCCTTTGTACGTACACCGGCCGTGCTTCCTTGGAGTTCACGAGAAACAACTGTGGTGAGTGTAAGATCGGATCTAAGGTGACAATCACCCAAGATATGGTAGAAGGACACCCATTCCAGTCTAACGACTCCCAGACCGCCGCTGACGCTATGGCTATGACCGCCGTACAGGCTCAAGGACAGGCTTTGGCTAACACCAAGGGTACTTGCTCTAACGCTACTATGTATACCGGTAGGGCTAGCTTCGAGTTCACGAAGAGCAATTGTGGAGCTAATCAGATAGGAGATCTGTTCACCGTGACACAAGATATGGTGGAAGGTCATCCGTTCCAGTCTTGCGTGTCACAGGATGAGGCTAACTTAGTCGCTATGGCCGCTGTCATGAATCAAGGTCAGAAGATCGCCGATGAGCGTGGTACTTGCCATGAGGCTCCTAAGTACACCGGTCATTATAGCGAGGCGTTCGAGAAGAACAACTGTCCGTCTGGTCTTATCCCGTCTTCAGTTACCGTTACTGAGGCTGACGTGACCGGAGGTCCGTTCTACTCATACGAGAGCCAGTTCGCCGCCGATGAGCTTGCCAAGGCCGCTGTCAAGGCGCAAGGTCAGGCTATAGCCAATGATCGTGGTACTTGCGACGAACTGAAGATATATGTAGGTAATTATAGCAAGGAGTTCACTCCTAAGTGTCCTACTTGCCAGTATGCTGATCCTATTACCGTAACACCGGATCTTATGGGACAGTTCTTCACCTCTACCCGTTCACAAGAGGAGGCTGACGCTTTGGCTAAGGCCTACATCGACAGAATGGGTCAGGCGTTCGTCAACAAGAACTACGATGATACGTGCCATACGAAGACCGAGCAACCGGTATGGGAGACTATAGAGACCGTATGTAAGGACTGTATCTCTCAGTTACATCAACGTAACACCAATACCTGTTATACTGATCCTGATAATCAAGAGCGGTATATAGCCGGTGGTAGCAATACCTGTTTCTGGTTTGGTACGGCATCCAAGGCCTTTACCCGTCAATGTGCGGATGGTGGAGTTGGAAGCTCTGTTACCGTAACTCAGAATGATGTTACGGATCCAAGTCCTAGCTCTGATGGTAAGTTTAAGTCATGTGTATCCCAAGCTGACGCTAACGCCAAGGCATTGGCCGCCGTGAACTCTCAGGGTCAGGCCGTGGCTAACTCGAAGGGTACTTGTACGTGGACAGGAAGCTATACCGGACAGGTTAGGAAGAACAATTGCGCTGACGGCGGCGTGGGCGACATGGTATCCGTAAGTAGCAGCAAGCTTCCGGGACACCCGTACACCTCCACCGTTTCCTTGGCTGACGCCAACAAGAAGGCTGAGAACGCGGTTCGTGGATCTGATGGTCAGGCTTACGCCAATAAGAATGGAGGATGTACATGGACTTACGTGGCAAGCCGTGACTTCTATAAGAACAATTGCGCTGGAAGCGGGGTTGGTCAGAGAATAACGGTGACCTCTACGCAAGCCAACGGCGGCACAGCTATCACCAGCAAGGTTTCTTTGGCTGACGCTAAGAGCAAGGCTGAGCAAATCCTAGACCAGAAGGGACAGGATTACGCCAATCAACATGGAACTTGTGTATGGACCGGTACTGGAAGCGCTACGTTCTATAAGGATAATTGTGGTACATGTAAACATGGTGTAGCTTTATCCGTTCCTTATAGCGCTTTAGGGTTGTCAGCGTTGACATCCACCGTATCTCAGGCGGATGCCGACAGCAAGGTTCAGAATGCTTTCAAGAATGATACGGCGACTAAGACCGCCGCTCAGGCTTATGCCAATAAGAATGGTGATTGCGCCGACGATGATGATACTCCTACTTATGGTGATTGGAGTTATTATTGCGACGGGTGTACCTATCGTAGGAGAAGGAGTCAAACCAATCCTTGTTCCTCTGCTTCTGATCAAAACGAGGTAGTTGAGTATGATTCCAGATCTTGTGGATGCGGATGTGATAATACATACCATATGGATGATAGTAGATGTAATAATGGTAATAGCGAGGAGCATTATTCTAGCGAGTGCGATCCTACAGGATATTGGCAGAATGGTGGTGAACATTGCTGTAATCCATATGACTACACCATCTATACCAATGAGGTATGTAAGGGATGTTCGGGCGAATGTGGTGATGTATGCGCTCCTAGCAGCCCTATGAAGGTTGTTTCTGCCGGAGAATATTGCAGGAGCACGACTCAAGCTGCGTCTAGCGCCGCTTATGACGTTTATTCTGGCACTAAGGCCAATCTCCAGGCTGTTGTTGATGCTAAGACATGTCCCTCTAAGGTTGGCAATGATGACCGATGGGGAAATGTCAAGGCTACGAACTGTCCTAGCAACTGTACTCCTAAGACTATCAGTTATAAGCAAATCGCTGGTAAATATGAGGCTTGTACCAAGGACGAGGCAAATAGGATAGCTGACAATAACCTACAATCCGATGGTATCTCTTACGCTAATGGCTTGGCGCAGGCCGATAGATGCGATTGCGTGGAGCCAACAAAGACGTGGAGCGCCAACGCTATGCTGAGCGGTGGTCCTTGTAATGGCCTGTCTGGTTCTACATCCGCATTAAGGTGCTCCTATGAAGTGTCTTACAATAATCAATGTGGATCATCTAAATCAATAACTGTAACTGTTACTGGTAGGGATGATCATGGACAAACCGTTACGGCTGGAAGTACTACCGTAAGCATACCTACTGGGTCTGGTAAAAAAACCGGTGTCATAGGTTTTGATTTAGGAGTACAATGTGGGTCTATAAGAGTTTCTGGAGGAGGATCTGGGAACTGTTAAGATTCTGATGTATAACAAAAAAGGAGAGGCTAATAAGTCTCTCCTTTTTATTAAAAACCATAACAGCAGTGATTGTCAACAATTACCTGAATCATGACCAGAGATTGTTACATCTCCACATACCACTTCTCGGCTAAAATATACACTTCCACTCTTGGTTCCGGATCCTGCGGGAATTGTAAAGCTGGCGCTATTGACCTGCTCTTCTCCGTTTTGTGTATATCCTATACCACTCACAGAACCAGATATAGATCTACCACATTGATTATTATACGTAATCGTAAATCCTCTTGATGTGACAAGTTGTTTATGGCTCATGCAATCATTATTCATAGATACCGACCATGACCACGTCTTTGTTGGCTCCACGCAATCGCATCTATCGGCCTGCGCCAAGCCATTAGCGTAAGAGGTGCCATCGGATTGGAGGTGATCGTCGGCTCATGATGAGTCTATATCTTCCTTAATACGTTTTATTTGTTTATCGACTAAAATCATTAATATTGTAACATTAATATTAAAACATAACGCTATGGCATGTACTAAGAAAAAGAAAATGGCTAATGGAGGCAAGGTCTCCGAGAAAAAGAAACCTCAACTGAAATGTGGGGGGAAAGGTTAAGAAGAAAAAGTAATAATCGGAGGGGTATATCCCCTCCTTAATATTTCGCTACATGAAAAATTCAGAGTTTGTATCTAGGATCATAAATGACATGAACTCTATTAGTAAAGACGATCATGTCAGCAGAAGATGGATATTGTCTATAGGGAGGCAGAAAGCTAGATCATATATAGCCCAGAAGTATGCCGATGGGACCTTATTCGGCGAGGAATCACTGTATACTCATATCAATTGCATGGAGATGGAGAGGGTTCGGAAAATTGATTGTTGTTTTGATGAGTTTAAGCTATGTGGGGTACTTATGAGATCAAAGAAAAGATTGCCCGATATGATATATACCCGTATAGGACCTGCTATCATTAAGGTATCAAATATTATGGATGATATTATATTTACCTCCATATCATTGAGAAAATATGCGAACAATAAGGAACGTAAATATGGGAATATAGATCAATATTATTACTATGTCAATGATGGTTATATCTATATACCAGATATTAACATAGAGGCTATAAACGTGGATCTTATTACCTTGGATAGAAAAGCGGCTTTAGAGTTATCCGGGTGTGGAGCTGAAAAAGATAAGCCATGTACATCTCAATGGGATTATGATTTCATATGCCCAGACAAACTTCTTGAATATGTGGTTTCCGAAACATTAAGGGAAACTGTAACCAAATTGCAGATCCCTACGGATGAGAACCCGGATATGGATATTAATAAGAAAACACAAAAAATTCAATAACATGAATCCAATAAGATCAATAATCAATTTCTTTGGTTTCAATGACGCCATAGTTGACGGTATAGGCGAAAGAGGGATGAGAGACAGCTCTATCATAAGATATAATGAGGTGCACGATATGTATGACAAGATCATAAAAGATCTGGGAGATATGTCGGCTTACGTATCCAAGGGTTATATCTATGATAAGATAAAGGAAAGAACGGGATTAAGTACCAGACATATTAGTAGGATATTAAATCATACTAAGAGAAAAGATCTTAGGTTTATATAAAAAGGAGAGGATAATCAACCTCTCCTTTTTGTTTTTAACAGCCTCCACCTTGACTTGGATTAGATACATACATGCTTGTAGCATTGCTAACACAATCACTTCCGCCTGATACCGTTCCCGATCCGGATGGTATGGTGACTGTTTTAGTGGTAGAGAAATATTCTACATCTCCAGATGGTTCAGATCTAGTATAATATATATCAAATGATGCTGTTTTAGATTTACCGCATGGATTATCATAACTTACGGATATACTTAAGCATTTTCCATTAAAACTTCCGCTAGCGTAAGCGCTCCATGTTTCGAGGCAATCGCATCTATCGGCCTGCGCCAAGCCATTAGCGTAAGAGATACCATCGGATTGTAGGTTATTGTCAGCTATCCTATTTGCCTCATCCTTGGTACAGGCGGTGTATTTTTGTGTATAAATTTCTTGTATTAGGATGAAATCGTTATATTTGTGATATGAAAACAAAGTCATTTAAAATACTTGATCAGTACTTTCTTCGGTTTTATAGATCTATTATGTCTAAGAACGGCAAGAGAAGGAAACATACGATCGTGGACAAGAATGATATTCTCGAATGTCAGTCCTTGATATGGAAGGTCATACGTGATAAGTATCTGGATAATGAGGGTGGGGTTTATATAAACAACATCGGTTATCTGTGTCATAAGATAAATCCTAATCGTAAGATATATCTGAATAAGCTTACCGGTACTATTAACAGACGTGGAACGGGTGGATATTCTTATGTCCATACGTGTATTGATTTTATGCCTCGGAACAAGTATTTCCATCTCTATATTTCTCCGGCGTTGAACAGGGAGTGTAGGTTGGCTATGGAATCAGGTAGGAGATATAAGTTCTTGTACCGGGAGGTTGAATCGGAGAGTAAGGTATTTGGAGTTAAATGGGTGTATAAACTATAATGTTTGTTTTTATGATCGGATTCGGTTTGTTCGTGAGAATAGACCGGATCTTTTTGCGTGATATATTCTAATGGTTATCTTTGTGCAAAAGACTTGAATATGACAATAAAGGGCTTATTGGCCGAGATCAAGGCCGATTTACATAAATACGATGATAGCGGGGCTATAGATACCTCGTCTGTTTATAGGTGGGCTGAGATCGCTTTAAAAAGGTTTGGGGGTGTTATAGCCGTCATGTCCGAGGCGGTTGTCAAGACCAGCAACAAACAGGCGGTATTACCTTCAGATTTCTTCGACATGCTTGACGCCTATAGGTGTGAGCCTCTTGTCTGTGAGATTCCGGGTGGCGATAAGGCTAAGGCTGACCTCCAACACGAGATCGGCTGGGTCGAGCGCACCGAGCGCGGCTTCCGTTGGAACTCCTGCACGGAGTGCTGTAAGGAGGAGTTTGAGAAGACGATCACGGAGAAGCTATATATCGGGTCTCACGAGGTTCGCTTCCATTACCATCACCCCGTAAGGCTGTCTATAGGTCGTGGGTTGAGACGTGATTGCGCCGCCGACAAGTATCGGGATAAATATGCTTGGGATAATTATGATATAACTATATCTGGCAATACTATGTATACTGGGTTTGATGGATTTATTTACATCATATATCGTGCTACACCCAAGGATGATGACGGTCTCCCGTATATACCTGAAACGGCGTTAGGTTATCTTGAGGATTATGTCGAGACGTATATCAAGATGAAGATCTTCGAGAACGCCGCCGTTAACGGTTTGATACAAGGGGCTGGTGATGCTTATAAACTATACGCCCAGCAGGAGCCGGGTAAGTTCGCTAGGGCCATGAAAGAGCTTAAGATGTCGATGATTACCTTGAATGATTACCGGGAGCTGGCTGAGGATAATAGGAGGAGGATGCTGTCTTATGAGCGTATGTGGCCCAACGCTTTTGATAAGTATATTAAACTTATTTAACAAAATACGATGATATGGCTGATTGGATACATTTAGATAAGACAAGTGGTACCGGTCCTGCTGAGGTTAGGGTTACCGCTGATATCAATGAGACTGGAGAGATACGTCAGGCTACGTACAAGGTTATAAAAGAAGGCACCAAGGAGGAGAAGACGTTCGTGTGCAGACAGGAGTCGGTCCCGGTGGTTATTATCCCGGAGTTCGACTACCTAGTGCTTAGGTATATCTGGGCTGACGAGGACGGCATTGACTTTGACACGGCTACCGGTTTCGATAACACCGGCCTCCCGGATGTTGATGGCAAGCTGGTTGGTTGGAGTAAACAGTACCAGACCACGCAGGAACGGGTAGGTGATTATCTCATCCATGGTGGTGATAACATGGAATCGGGCAATGAGGCAGCTTTGATCCAGATGGGACCGTTGTTGGATGGTGATAATTATGATAAATTACCTCTTGAGATCAGATGCAGTATATACGGTAACTGGTATGGTGGTCGTGAGAAAGGTAATATCACTATCAAATTCACGGCATATAAGGGCGGTTCTATGGAGAAACGTGGATATGATTTTGTCAATATCGGAGGCGAGGAGGTTTATACCGGTGATGCCCCGACCAATGTATCCGCCCACGGAGAGGATAATTGGCAGGATATAAGAACCTCGTATTCTAAGGTGGGCACGATGATCTACAACAAGGAGTCTCGTGACTGCATTGTAAGGATTGGCGAGTAGATTTTTCTTCATAATATAAACACATCGGCTCTCTTGTCCGTGAGGATAGGAGAGTTTTTTTATTTTTTAGTCCTTTACTTATGACATATTTGATCTTCTATTGTATAGGAATAATCTAGCTTTGCCGAAAACTAGGATCATGATAACTTTAAATGATGTAAATAACGAACTCCATGTCCGGTTATATATACTGGAGGTGCTTAAGGATTATATAAGAGATGATGATTTCGATGGCCTTGTAGATAAGGCGTTGGATTTTGTCATGGAAGGCGTTTCTATGCCTAAGGCGCCGGTAAAAGATACTACTATGAGTGATATATCAAGAAGTATTATCGCCTTGACTACAGGTATAGGGTTTGATGGTAAGATAAACAAAAGTCCTCTGGAATTGGCTTATGACAGATGTAGGATGAGATATGTTTTCGATCCTCGGAATCGTGACATACATGGCGTTGTCGTTGGTTATTCCAATGATTTCAATAGTCTGGTGGCCGTGTGCGACGAGGGATCGAAGAGAGGAATAGACAAAGGATCTACCGATTTTGTGGATGTCAATGAGAGATACGTGACTAACGGGTTCTTCTACATATCCGTAGAGGACGCCGATAAGCAATCAAGCTACATGGGAAAAAATCCATAATTATTATGTTTTTGTATTTTCATTAGGGGTAAACGTTGCAAAGTGTTTAGATTTTCCTTCTGGCTTGTGAGAGTCAGAAGGATTTTCTATTTTTGTGCGATTTGAATGTTTTGCATAATACGTACGGTTTGTTAGAATCCGCCACATAAGTGATTATCTGGCGGATTTATTATATTTGCGAAAAAGATAAGATCGTGCAAAATAACTCTAACATAGCGGTTCCCGATTCCGGGATGAACAGGGATAAGCATCCACAGGACCTATCCCCGTCTGAGTACAGTTTCGCCTTGAACGCTACCATAGAGGGTGACGATGGGAGTCAGATTAAGATTCAGAACGAGCCTAGCACCCTTTTATGCAAGCGATTCGATGGCTATAAGGTTATTGGGTATAAGAATGATATAGCTGGTGATAATACTTATTTCTTTCTCGTGAATCCTGATAACAATACCTCTAAGATCACGTTCATGAGGTCATTGGATTATGTCAAGACCGTAGAGGATCAATTAGCAGGATCAGGGAAAGATATTCATCGTATCCTTGGCGAGAGACTTGAGGAGTCGGATGGTCGTTTCGATGAGATATGTGATTTGATGGAGGTGTTGATAGAGGATGGGACCGATGACCCTTGTCTTAACTTCTCCATTCATCACCCGATTTTCGATATAGAGATCAAGGATGAGAAATGTGGGAAGGTGATATACTGGACCGATGGATATAATCCCCAGCGATATGTTATGGTCGATAAGGCTCTTAATCCGGATGATGATGGTGACTTTTGGTATCATTACCATGGGTATAAGACATGTGGGGATGACAAGCCAATAGAGAGGTGTAGGCTGGCCTGCGAGAAGCTGCTGGTGTTCCCGTTGCTGACGGCCCCGTGCGTAGAGCCTGAGGTCGTGGAGTTCGGGGGAAGCCTGCGTGCCGGGACCTACCAGTTCTGCGTGGCGTTGTGCGATGAGTTCGGGATTGAGAAGACCGGATATTGCTCATTGACCAACCCAATCATGTTATTCGATCGTCAAGATATGGTTATCCGCGATGGTTTATGGGGTAAGTCAACCAACATGGGTATCCGCCTTACCGTGTCTAATATAGATAAGCAGGTATCTCATTATAAGATAGGCGTTATACAGAACACGGTTGGGTTTAATGGTGAGCAAAGCCCGGTTCTTGAGTATTTCATAGAAGGTATACATCCGATAACGGAAAGGACCATCTATTACCTTACGGATCAGTATAGCGAGCGTACGACCATGGAGAAGTTATCCAAGGAAATACCGGTATATAAGACAGCCAGAGGCATGACGTCTGTCGGGAATCGTCTTCTTCAATACGGCTTGACCGTGGAGAATGAATGGAATCTTCAACCGGTCGTTAATTTCTTGGGTCATTTCGTTAAATGGCAGACATCGATAGCCACGGAGAATCTATATAAAGACGGTGTGGCTTGCTCTAAATACGCCTCTTTCATGCGTGACGAGGTATATCCGTTGGGTATAAGATTCTTTACCAATACGGGATACAGGACAGCTAGATTCCCGCTTATCCCTCGTCCGGCCACAAGGGAGGAGATGGAGGTTATCGTTGATGAGGACGGCAACTCTGAAGACCTATCAGCGGCTTCGGTATTGGAGAACAACCCGCAGTGCGCCGGGAACAGCCGCCGTTATCTTTGGCAGTTTAAGAATACGGCAAAGATCATAAACGACCCGTCTTGGGGATTTGATGATTTTGGGGGAGAATGCAAGAATCAGCTAGATGTTAAGCAACTCAGATATGTAGAGCAGGAATATGCCACGGTAGGAGAGACCCAATTCGTTATCAACACGATGGGGGAAGATGTTACGGTAGATGATGCTATTGATTATATCGCTGATAATATAGAGAACTTGTGTGATATCATAGAATCTAATGTAGGTATTACTGACGAGTTATGCGCTGCTATATCATTGCCAGAGGATCAAGACGGTATAAAGGCTCCCGATTTCCCTAGTGGATGTGATGATATCGAGAGGATAGAGACCAGGACTATATTGGATAAAAACTCTTTGGTGGATTCTAGGATTGATTTTACGTATAAGCTGGCTAGTGATTATACGGAGACCGAGCCTACCACCTTAATACAAAGTAATGCCGAGTCACAAAGGAAGTTCTCTGTATTGTGTGATTTCGATAATTATTCCAGTGGAGGTAAGAATATCATAGATCTGGTTCAGGAATGGCTGGATGGTCAGGATGAGGATAAATTCCCGTCTGATATAGACTCCTCCGCCTTGGTCTTGTGTCAGGATATGTCTAATGTCCGGCAGTTATATGATGAGGGTATATGTACTAATGGGTGTTCGGTAGGTGATCCTCACGTGAATCCTGCTATTAACGATGTTCAACTTCCTACATTCCAAGGGGGTAGGTCATTGGGTAAGTGCACATATTTGTATCAATATCCCGGATGGGAAGGAAAGAAGCATACGGAGACGATGCTTGATCAGTTAATGGATACGATGGAGGCTTATTTCCCCCAATATGAGAGTCAGTTTGGTATCGAGAACGCCATGTGTCTTTTTGGCGATGGTGATAATTCTAAGTTTAATACCGGTATAACTACTGACTGGGAAGGTCGTGTGTCTATGCAGAATGATATTGACGCCAAGACCAATTGGTTCGGTAGAAGCAACTTGACTTATTTCAAGTTCTATCCACATGTATCCTCATATGCCAGATGGGTGGAGTTGGATTACGAGAAATACATAAGTGGTTTATCTGATCCTGATAACGGTATTATGTATATAGAGATGATGGGTAACTATAATTATCCGATCGGCGACTCGTCATCATACAATAAGGTTCGTATAACGTTTTTCTCGGACAAGGAAGGTACCGTGGCTCCTAATCCTTTGGCTAATGATGCCAAGAAAGGTGTTATAGTGAATTACGTGGATCATAAGATATTTATGATGCCAAAGTACTTGTTCTGGAATGATGACAAGACTACTTTCCATAAGATATATGTTTGCATCGAGCCTGCGGTATGCGTGTTCTTCACCGGTTTCGCCATGAGGCAGGACATGAAGGAGCTTGCCGGATTCTATACGGCCGGCACCGCCATCTTCCCCGCCCCGTTCTGTTTTGGTATTCGGCCACTGGAGGTGAAATACGTATTCTTCTTCACAAAAGAATTGAAATTAAGGAGATTTGTTACCTATGAGGCGAAATGTATCTCATGTGGGGATAAACCCGCTGATTGCGCTCCCAGACCATATCAGTATGGTGATTTCGGATATTGGGAGTCTACCAATAAGTACCCGGCTAATTTTGAGTTGTATGATTCAAGTAAGATCGGGATATCATCGGGAGGATCAAAGAGGAAGGACATAATAGATTCTTTGACGAAATACTATGGGTCTCCTAGATCCGTTGGGGGTAAGTCTTATTTCACCGGTAATGGGGGTAACGCTGAGTACCCAAATACGTCAACCACGTTTTGTCAGAGACCTATACGTCATTACAAGTTCCCGGATAACTCTGTCGCTCCTTTTATGGGTAATCCGTCTCAACTGACCGGTCAATATGGAGTTGACTCCTATATTTATCCTATGGGGGTGATGCTTGATGACGATATCGTTAATGAGTTTCTGGATATAGCGGTAGAGAACGGTCTTATAGATAAGGCTAGAAGAGATTCTATAATAGGATATGAGTTGTATAGGGGCGATAGGACGTTGGATAAGAGCGTTATCGGGACCGGTCTGGCTTATGATATGTTTAAGTACGATGATCCAGACGGATCGGCTAACCTTTATCCTAATTACCCTTACAACGATTTGTCTGATGATATGTATATCTATAAGGATATTAATCGTGAGAAATTTATAACGCATCCGTTTAACAGGAGGGGTAATATCTGGTATTCATTCTTAAGCCCTGATATTGCCTTTAACAAGCCTGACGCTCCCACCGAGTGCCTTGTTGATGGTTATCAATTAGGTAAATCCTCCGGTATATTCAGGGAGGTGGAGGATCACCCTAAATGGACGATATTAGGGAGTAAGGCTTACAGTATGGCAACATCATTGGCTACGGTGGAGGCTATGGCTAATTTAATATCCGCTATAGCTGAGTATACATATCAGTCGGCTTCACAGCAATATGTCGGTGGAGGCGTGTTCTTTTTAGCCAACCCTGTCGGCATAGCGCTGACGGCTATCCGTCTGGCTACGGGTATCGCCAAGGCCACAGCCCAGTCCGTGGTGGATATAGGCAAGTACAGGTATCAGTGGTTAACGGCATTGATAGATAGGGGACCTAGACGGAACTATGCTTATTATTATACTTCTGTCGCTCATTATAATTTATTTTACCAAAAAATAGGGGCGTCGGAGCTACGTGGATTGTCAACGGCCAAATATATCAAGAGCGGGTTGTATCCGGTTACAGACATCTCGTCACAAGGGGGAACCGTAGGTGGTAAGCCTATTATCATAAACAACCTCGATCGTGAGCATTCGTTGTTCATGTCATTTGGTATGGATAAGTATATGCTTGAATATCCGGAGTTGGTTTCAAGTTACGATACCAGTCGTATTCAGGATGAGTGTAATATTCGTAACGATGAGGTGGCTGGTATGACGCCTCATTTTATGACACGTGAATCTTTCGTATCCTGTCCTTATATGAGGATAAAGAAATATTCTCCGGCTCAATACGGGCAGATAGAGGATATCAGGTGGGTATCGTTAGGCGGTTGCGGGTTGATGGATGAGAATAAGCGTAAACCTGTTTTTGGAGGTGATGTATTTATATCAAGATTCTCGATTAAGAGGAAGATGCCTATGTTTTACTTGACTCAGTTCGGTCAGGGGGACATGATACCATTCCCTTATTATGATTATCGGAACATCGGGTATCCCCGTTATTTCGTTAATTACGACACCGGGGAGGATTATCTTAATAAGACCGATACGGATACCGGATCGCTATACTCTTTCCCTAGCCGGAAGAGCGCTTATGAGATGGTTTGCAAGACCGGAGATATGTATCTTAGCGGTCGTTTCTTCCTATACTTCTATGGCATACCTCAGTTTCTTGTGGAGTCTGAGATCAATTGCAATTTCCGTATAGCCGGGCCTGAGCCTTATGAGGGATTTTATCCGGAGGTAGGGGATTATATATCATGGACTCAGGAGCGTAATGTCCCTATATCAAGGGATAATGTGTTTAAGATAAGTCCTGTGTATAAGAATCGTTTTACGCTAGGCGGAAGGTCATTACCAGAGACGTATGATAGCAATTTTTGGGACTGCGCTTACCAAAGACCCAACGGCGTCATATGGAGCACCGCCGACGTGTCGGAGAATGGCATGACCGATCCTTGGCTGTCGTACAAGCCTATGGATTACCATGAGTTCAAGACCTCTTTCGGGAAACTTATAAGCATGAAAGGGATAGAGTCGGATCAGATACTGGCTCGCTTCGAGAATCAGGTAGGGCTGTATAACGCCATAGACGTGTTGGCGGAGAGAATATCCCCGGAGAATAGCGAGCTAGGGACAGGTGGTCTTTTCGCCTCTCGTGGTATCGAGTATAATAATACGACGTTAGGATATTCCGGGACCCAGAGCCGGGATATGATTAGTTGTGAATTTGGGCATTTTTGGGTCGATTTAAGGCGTGGTCAGGTATTCAAGGTAGATTCTAATGGCAGGAATCTTACGGAGGTCACACCGGGGCTTAGAAACTGGTTTAAGGAGCATCTTCAGATGAAGATCATCCGTAGCCGGATATATAACGCCGATACGGATGCTGAGCTGTCTTATTATGATATCGATAACAAGTTCTTTGGTATAGGTCTGTCCATGGGTTGGGATAATCGTTTCAAGAGGGTATTGATAACCAAGAAAGATTATATACCGGTAGGGAATCCGAGCGAGTACCAATTCCGTGGCGGCCGGTTCTACAGGAACGGGCAGGCGGTGGAGCTACAGGACGCCAGCCATTTCACGGACGTCTCGTTCACCGTTGGATATAACTGCCTGAAGGGTGAGTGGAAATCATATTTATCCTACACCCCTGATTATTATATCGAGCACCAGCATTATTTCCAGTCTGGAAAGAACTACTCAAGTGAAAGTCAGGAGATAGGGTTATGGTCTCATGGATTGACCAACCAATCGTATCAAGTATTTTACGGTAAGCTATATCCGTTCGTTATAGAGGTACCGGTACGTGAGCAGTATGTGAATAAGATCCTCACGAACTACCAATATAGGATGGATGCCAGAAGGTATCAGGATGAGGTTAATTACCAAATTCTTAGGACTACCGGATTCAATAAGGCATGGTTTTATAACGATACCAACAACAGCGGTGAGCTTCGGATGGTTATCGCTGACAAGAACGATATGAGCCAGCGGTTAAGGTATCCTGTAACCAATGACGATAGCCGTGAGATACTGGTGACGGAGGTTGATCAGAAGATAAATATAAATGACTATTTTAACGAGGTCAAAGACGATACTAATAACCTCCCGGTATGGATCAAGGACGTGAATGATATTGACCGGAAGATCGATCCTAGGGCTGTCGATTATCATCGGAGGTGGCGGGATCGTCTTCGTGGCGATTGGTTCTTGGCAAGGTTTGTGAATGACATTGAGAGCCGGTTCAAGATGATAGTAAGATGGTTTAGTAATGACGAGAAAATTTATTGATTTATTAACATATGGGGGGGGGGTATTTGCCACCTCCCCTTATATACTAAATGACATGGAAGATTTTATTGGTAAGTACAATGGAGGTCAAATAGACAGTAGGCTTGATAAGGTCAAGGATATGGTTGGTGCCACGGCGTCCGAGGCTGGCGCTTCGGGATTGGTGCCGGCTCCTGCTAAGGGGGATGAGGGTAGGTTTCTTTGTGGTGATGGTACGTGGAAGGACGCAGTAGCTAAAAGTGATGATGAGGATGCTTTTTTAGCTATCATCTCACAGCTTGTAGGAGATCAATCTACTACTTTGCTTCAATCTCAATATAATACTATAAAGTCGTTGTTTGATGGTAGTTCTACGTCCAATGTCAGGATGATAAGACCTAACAATTCTTTTGTGGAAGCGTTAGGTGGCGTGAATATTAATGATTTGATGGTTTTTAATGATCAAAGGAATGATTGTATCACTATTTATATCAGCGCTTCAAATAATTCCCTTAATATGGGATTTTTAGATGTATCTATATCTGTTTACCCTAATTTGAATGTTGAATATATTAATTCTTCTTTAAATATAGCATCATCAGATAACACTGAGATAGTTATTGTAAGGTCTTTTGGGAATACAGAAGATAATATAGATTTTGATAATCAGCTTCATCTTAAGTTGAAAGGAACTGGGAATAAAGCATTGATGGATAATGGGTTATATCAGGATATAAGAGGTATAGACATATCAAGTTATCTATTAGGACCTGGGACTATTGATATAGTATCATCTATAACCAAATCAAAATATGATGATATAAAAAGTTATATTCTAAATAATGATCATATGTATCTTTCACGAGTGATATCTGGCTCCGGTTTTACGACGGCTTTTAATTCAGATATCATAGCAAGTTATATTTATGATGCCGCTTATTTGGTATTTTTTGATCCGAATTCTTCAAAAATGAGTAAGATAAAAATTAATTATGATACTTATGAGGTAAGTACTATTGTAATTTAAATATTTGATGTTATGGCAGCAGGGAAAACTAGCGGTAAGAAGAAGGGCGAATGCCCGAAATCAGGATGTATCAAGAAAGTAGGGAGTGATTGGCGAGTGGTCAGTAACAAGACCGGTAAATTATGGCCGGCCAAGTACAAGTCGAGGGATTCGGCTAAGAAAGCCTTAGCGGCTTATCATATGCATTGATGGTATAGGCGGATAGATGATATGAATCATGTATCCGCTTACTGTTTTAATCTACATGCTATTATGCCTATCTTTGTGAAAAACATGATTTATGGCTAAGAAAGATAAGAAGGAGGAAATCCCTTCATGGATAAAGGATTTGTATAAGGGAGATCTTGATCGTGTCGTAAGAGGCGAGCGTCCTATGTATTTCAGGGGTATGGATGATAGTCCTTTGAGAAACGTATCCCCGGAGTTTGATATCCTTAGCGGAGGAGCCGCAGTTAAAGGTATGAATGGGATAAGAGGTACGTTGTCCCCGTTGAATAATGGCATGGGTAATTATAATTTCAGCCTCAGGGGTATAAATAAGAAGATCGGTGAGTTGGTTGATGAGGCGGGATTATATCTACCTGAGAAATTAAGACCTGTATATCGGACTGTGGTGGATGCTATGTCGAGTTCCAAGGATAAGGGGTTGGGTCATATCACGCAGCCGTTGGCCAACGCCCTGTACCCGGCGGACGAGCGGCGAAACCGGCGCATGGACGGGGAGCATCCCATTGGTTATGTGGATGCCATAGACGGTATATGGCCCATGGAGAAATATGGGCTATGGGGAGAGAAAATTGAGCGGAAAGCCGAAGGAGGTCCTACTGGTAATGATCCTATGTATGTAAGACAAGATGTATCTGATAGAGCTTCGTATTTAAAAGACATCATAGGTAACGCCATAAGAAGGAGGTTGTACGAGAATGTCACCCCTGATGTGGTAGCCTCAAATGCTAGCCTTCCTGACAAGGTCAATGAGTTTATATATGGCAGAAACGGGAAGGCTAACGTTGATGAATATAGCGATCAACTATGGGCGAGATTTTTATCTCAACCTAATAATCTAGATGGCAATAATAAGGAGATACGGATTCCTGATAATGTCATTACTGATATTGAGAAGATGTTCAATCGTGACACTAAGGATGAGATAAAGAGGTTAGATAAGAAAATACATGATACGGAGCAAGAAATATATGGCTCTGATAAGCCGGCTACAGATGATGCTTATGGTAGGCTGAAGCTTTTGAAAAAGTCTAGAGAATGGGTAGATGTTTTTGAGAAGAATCGTAATTCGGTAAGATCTGGAAAGCCTACGGTTTTTTCTGAATACGATTTTTATCCCGAAGCTGCTGGTGATCTTACCCCATTGTCAGGATTTGGTAATTTTACAATTTATAGGCGTCCGGATGGAAGGTTAGGTGTCTATGACGTATACGATTTTCATGGTGACGATCAGGAATTTCCTGTAAACGTAGCCACAAAGGTACTAGACGCTATAGGCGATAAGTTTGAGGAGAGAGGGTCGTTTGAGGATCATAATCCTCTTCTGGAAAGCGGGAAGGATGCTCTTATCCGTAACGCTATTATGTCTAAGAATAAGTTGGAGGATAAGGAGGATGGAGGTCCGGTAAATACAGAACGAGATTGTGGTGCCGGTAAATACGTTATTGATCCTAGTAGATCAGAGGATAGTAAGATGGTTGTGTATGATGAGATATGGGACTATCTGACAGAAAAGAAAGGGATACCACAAACGCAAGCTATCGGCATCCTATCGAACATCGCCGCCGAGTCCGGAGGGGACACCGAAGCCCTAGGAGCCGCCGGTGATTTTGGCATCCAACAATGGCTTGGACCGAGGAAGAAGGAGCTACAGCGCAGGTATGGTAGGAAACCGACATTAACCCAACAACTGGATTATCTCGTGGATGAGTATCAAGGCAAGGTTCCGGGGTTAGGTTGGAATTACATCAATCAAGGCAAGTTCTTTGACAAGGACGCTCAGGGGAATGAGTATAACTATTATATGTATTCTAAATCCGATTTCGATAACGCCGTCAACTACAAGGACGCTACCGTGGCATGGAATCAAGGATACGGTAGGCCTCTTGGATCGACCTTAAGAAATGAGAAGAGATTTGAGTTCGCTGATATGTTCGCTAATAGGTATGGTGTCCCGGAGAACGAGCCAATGAGATACGAGTTCGGACAGCGGGATTCGGACACGGGGGACGGAGGTCAGCAGCCCGTACCTGAGACGGTAGCCCCTGCCGATCCTTCTTTGGCTTCTCGTCCTACCATTGATAGTTGGTGGGAGAAGGAGGGTCAAGATCTGTTATATAAGATGCTAGCTCAATCTGGCGCTAACAAGAAAGCTATAGAGGACATCGCCAATAATATTAAGAATGATCCTCAATCAGAGGCGCAGATAGCGGAGGCCGAGCGTATGCGTAAGGAACAGGCGAAAAGGCAGTTGGTGCTTAATATGATACCGGGGTTGATGCTGAATATAAAGGGTATGAGTAGATCTCAAAATTAATGTTACATTTGTGAAATCATTAAACGTTTTAGATATGAAAAGATTGTTGTTTTTATTTGCTATGTTATTGACGCCATTCGCTTTGATGGCGCAAGAGGTAATCCCATCAGAAGGACCTATTACTATTGATCTGACTACCTTTACAGGCATCATGGCTTTCGTCACGATGTCAGCTACGCAGTTAGCCAAGGTTGTGCCGTATATTGACACCCATAAGTGGGCTAAAGTCCTATCCGCCGTAGTCATAGGTATGCTGGTTTGTATATTAGCGTGGTTTCTAAAGGTGTCTCCATTGCTTATAGGGAGTGAATGGTGGGAGGCATTGCTGTATGGGGTAGCTGTTGGGTTCAGTAGTGCCGGCTTCTACGATCTGGTGAAAGCTATAGGATCACTGTTTGTAAAAAGGATCTAGCATCTTGTAATTATTTGAGATATGTAAAATTTCAAGATTTTATTATCTATAATATAGGCTATTATATTTTGTAATAATATTAGTATTGCTTATATTTGTGCGCCTACCTACTCATCACGAGCGGATAGGCGCATTTATTAATTTAAAACTTTTAGTAAAGGTATGAAAAGTAATTTGATTTTATCATCAGAGAGTAGGGAATTATTAGGTAGGAACATTTCTGTTATGTCCAAGGACGGGTTTGTATGCATAACGGAAGTTATGGAAGCCTTGAATGAAAAACGTAAATCTATGGGGTTGGAGTCTAGAAGGCTTGATCATTTGTTTGCTACTAATGGATTTCAGGAAAAGATGAAAGCTCTTGTTAGGGAGCTGAGTATTAATGATATATGTACTGTAAGAAATCTTACGGTACAAAACCATGAATTGAAAATCAATAAGATAACCGATCTCAAAAAATACGGAATGGCTTACCGAAGAGGAAAGGGGGAGGGTCAGAAATGGTATGTAAATCCGTATTTTTTTGTTATGGTAGCATTGGAATTGGATCCAGAGATATACGCCAAGGTGATAATATGGTTGCATGATGGATTCATAGAGGACAGGAATGCCGCTGGCGAGGCTTATATCAAGATGAGTTCGGCCGTCGCCAGGTTGGTTAGCGACAAGAGTCAGTTGTCTGATAAGATATCAAGGGTAGCTAAGGCTATTAATTTTATCGTCTTTAACAAGCATGAGAGTGGGATAAGGAATACGGCCACAAAGAATCAGTTAAACGACATAGTAGCTGTAGAGAATGTTATTACCGGCATTATAGATGGAGGCTTTATAGATACTTATGATAAGCTTATAGACTATCTTGGGCATGAATGGAAGAAGAAATGGGGTAATCCTGTTGTGGCTTTAAAATATTAGTATTAAAGAGACTCATCGTTATATAAATGGTGAGTCTCCGTTTTTTTAGATTATCTTTGTGTCAGAACGAAATTAATTTGATATGAGCAAGTATGTAATCAAGAGGAAGATACCTAAATATCAAGAGGCCGGGGAAGTCACCCCTATTATGCCCGGTAATGTTGTTGGTCTTCAGGGTATTGGAGTGGAGCCTTTGGTTTCGTCTACCCAGATAGGATTTGATATTCAGCAGCCTGATATTAATACCATTGATACAAGTGATTTGAGCGCTTTGGTTGACAGTAATAAGAAGGTTGATAAGTCTGGTAGTACGGATGTTTTTGATTTTACCACCATCCCTTACTATGGCGCTGATGATATAGGGTCTAGATTCACTCAGATGGGTCGTGGTATAGGGCGTATGAGAAGCGAGGGATATGGCGATTTATCCACCGGGGCTAAAACAGCCAATACGATAACTACCATAGCATCAGGTATTAGTGGTATCATGGGGTTGGCTCGTAACGTGGTTTCCGGAATAGCGTCTGAGAAAGGCACCCGTACCAATATCAGGTTAGCTCAGGAGCGTGAGGCTAGGCAGAGAAGGCAATCCCAGATGCAGTATAAGGATGGAGGCGGTGTTTATCTAGGACCTAATAACAGGTTCGATAGCGGTAGTCTTACCGGTGAGTACCTGTATCCGTTACCTAAGTCGATGGAAGATCAAGCCAACGTGGAGGTCGAGAAGGGCGAGTACGTGGAGCAGCCCTGGGAGGCGCCGATGGAGGCCATGGGGCAGAAGCATGCCGATGGGGGAACGCCTGTTTCTTTGGAGCAGGGTACGGAGGTTGTTACCGATGACACCACCATAGAGCCGGACTTCGCTAAATACATTAGGGATACGTATGGTATTAAGGCTACACCAAAGGATACGTACGCTACGTTAATGGATAGATATAAGGTTAAGATCGGTCTTAAATCAGCTTACGATGACCAGGAGAAGGCGTTAGAGAAGTTGAAGAAGAACGATAAGATAGATGATGAGAATACGAAACGTTTAAACGCCTCTGTATTATCTAAGGCCATAAATGATAGTAACGATACGGTTAATGGATTAGAGGGGAGATTTACGGACTTCGCTAATGTCATATACAAGGAGCAGGAAGACCTGAAGATGAAGAAGGATGAGGATACGTATTTCGCCAAGGGTGGTGAGATAGATAACATCATATCCAGATCCATGAAAGAATACGGTCTTACGGAGGAGGATATAGCTGAGGCTAAGAAAGAGCTGCTTAAGAAAGTGGCTGGTATTCGCCAGAAGATGGAGATAGGAGGCACGTCTTTGTTCGGTCGTAAATTAACTTTCCGCCCGATCGAGAATAGGTTCAACAATGATCCTAACTATTTCGGTTATCAGCGCCAAGGAACTGATGGCTCTTATGGAGGTATTAATACGGATGAGAGGTTGAATTATTATAAGACATTCAATCCGGTCGCTTACGATGCTTATATGGGAGCTTCAGAGGGCACTAGGGCTAGGGCGTTGCAAGACGCTATCTACGGTCAGACAAGTAGCTGGATGGGCTTGGCTACGGCTGAGAACCCGATCATCGCCAACGCCGAGGCGCTTCGGGATTACACGACGCTCGTTTCCTTTGGCGGTGAGGATAGTCAAGGTAATTACCCGGAAGACAAGAAAGCCGCATATCATGATAGGATGAGAGACAATAAATTAGGTTTGTTTACCACATCTCGCCCTATGATCGGTCTAGACGTTGTTACAGAGGAACAGCATAAGGCTCTTAACGACGCTGGTATCACTCATTTCAGTCAACTGTTTTCTGGCAAGAATAAAGATATCGTTAATAAGATACTTGGCGAGGATATGCTTAAGATGCAGGCATTGAGATCCATGAAGGGAATGGAAGGTCTTGATTTTATACTTGACCCGCATAAGGTGGCTCCCGGTCCTATGGATATAGGTGATGTGGAGGATCCTGATGTTAAGCTGGATATGCCTGAGCTGATTGATCCTAATACACTTCCTAAAACCAACACAAATGCCGGTAAGTCGAACGACGGCAATGGAGGCAGGAATATAGTAGGTGGTGGTCTTGACTTTCCTGAGGTGTTCAGGATGACTCCGGGAGCCGTGACAACGGAAGGTCTGGAAAGACATTACGCTCCTACCGTGGACCCGGTGTTGAGATCGGCTGATCAGTATATGGTTGAGGCTAATCGTGCTTTCCAATCACAATTGGATCAGATGGGTAATGTCCCGGATTCCCAGAGAGGGGCTTTATCTTCCAATTTACAGGCTATCATGAGTTCCAATATAGGTAAGTATATAAATGAGGTAGAACAAGGGAATGTGGCTCAAAGGACTTGGGCTGATAATGTCAATTCTCAATCATGGGCGAATACTTACGACAAGAACATAGCCCAACGTCAAGCTTATCAACAACGGATATTGCAGGGATTGGCTATAAATGACGAGAACTGGGCTAGGTATTTCGATAGCGTCAATGATGAGATTCAGCAGAAGTGGAACACGGCTACGACCATGAATACATTAAGATCTATATTTGGGGATGTTAAGATTGGTCCCAATGGCCAGTTGATCGCAGACCCTCAAGGAGATATATTAAGTTACAGGAGATTATATCCTGCCCAGGAAGTAACTAAAGGCAAAAAGGGATAAATAATGGCTTCACAATACAGTATATTAAGGAATTACGGTAAGTACGTATCACCCTACAACATGGATGTCATGATGCAGGGTATGGGATACATGCAGCAGAAGATAGATACCAATCGGCAGGCTATAAATGAGTATGCTGATTATATTATCAATTCTGACATTATAAAACCTCAGGATAGGGAATATCTTCAGAATAGGTTAAATGGATTGATACAGGATGTGAATAACGTGTATCGTAAATCCAATCTAGCTTCTGATGGTATAGCTAGAAGCATACAAGCCCGTCTTGGAGAGGCTTTAGATACCCGTGTATTGAACGCTATCGCCGGTACTAGGGAGTATAGGTCTTTCTCTCAGAAGATCGAAGATATGAAGCTTAATAATCCTAAGCAATATAGTGCCATAAATGAGGCTGTGGCCTTAATGCCGTTTTATGAATGGGTTAATGATGGTCAGGTTGGTACAAGGATGAATCCTATTCATTACACTCCTTATACGGATTACAATGAGGAGATGAATAAGATGATGAAGGATTTCGTCAGTCTTAATAAGGGAAAGAAGTTTTCTGTTCCTGAGGTAGTGGATGGCAAGCCTACTGGTAGGATGAGAGATATTACTGTTGATGAGATGAGTCGATCTCAGATTAGAGCGATAGCCGCTAGATCTATATCCCAGAACGCTAAGGCTCAGATGCAGATAGAGGGTCAGTATTTGGCTGCCACTAATCCCGGTATGTTTAGTGGCATGACTACTGATCAGTTCGTTAATAAATATGTTTCCGGTTTTGACGCTGAGGAGAGCGCACTCTTAGCCAAACTCAAAGGGGCCGAGGCCAGCCCTTCCGCTAAGGCGGCTATTGAGGCGTCACTACAGGAGGTCCGGGAACAGCGCCGTGCGTTAGTGGAGGAGGCTACTTCCTTTATTGGCAATAATATGAACCCGGCTAGAGCGGGGGAGTTTATTGTACGTAATGAATTTCTTGATGGTGTATCCGCTAGATGGTCGTATAACAACTCATCTGAGAACTACATCGCTGATGATTATTACTTTAAGATGAGAGATCTTGATTTCAAGGAGAGAGAGTTCTCGTGGAGGCAGAAATCAAAGGAGATAGATCAGAATCTTAAGCTTAGGGAAGTAATGTCCAAGGAAGCTGGTAATAGCTCTAATATCCCTACAGGTGTTATGATTGAGCTGGAAAAGGTTCAGCCTAATGTTACTCCTGAGAATATATTTGACAATCAATATATTCAGAATGAGAATAATATATCGACAGGTGAGAAGGATTTAATATCATCCATAAATCCTGTTGATCTACGAGGCATAGAGAACGATATACAAAACAATCCTTCTATATATCATGGTGGTGTTAATAGCGAGAATATTATGGCATGGATCACTAATAATGGCGGTGCGTCAAGTTCTGTATTATCATCAACCCCAAATATGGTGAATAAATACGAGGCTCTTATGGCAGCGAATGATAATAGGAATAGGTATGGTAAGATCATGGATGAGGAAGTTGATTATCTTACAAATGCCTTTGATGTCGCTACGGAAAATATCCTTAATGATGCTGTAAGGGATCAGGACTATGTTACTGGAGGTATTGATACATATACTGACAATGGTATGGTTAATGCGAGGGATGTTGGTAAGAATGGAGCTATTATTGGAGGGAAAGAGTATTCACCAGAAGATGCTTTAAAGGTTTCCGCTATAGCTGGATTGATAAGCGAGAACATCAACTATGCGGATAGATCTATAGCTAATACGGAGCTGATGAGATCTTATATAAATTTGTTAAATAGATATTCAGGAGAAAATTTCACTCTGGAGGATATAAATGATATAGCTAAAACTTATAGTCGTGTAGACAATCCGGTAATGAATAGCGATAATGTCGATATGACTAGTAGGGATAAAATGATCAAGATCTTAGGTAAGAATATGTCTAGAGCTGACGGTCCTACGCTTAGAAGAGAATGGTCTTCATCTAATATAGGTCGTAATATAGCTAAGGCTATTCAGGATTCTAAAATGGTCTATGAAAGAAGATATGACGAGTTTGCTCCAAGATCATGGTCGTTCTCTAATTCTACCAATGCCTCTAAAGAAGATAGGCGTATGCATGCTAAATTAGAGAGTCTGCTTTTGTCAAGAGCTGGTTTCTTGAATAAGGATAAAGATAGCAGACTTAATAATTACATATTGTATGCTCGTCCTACGGATAATCCCAATACATTTGATTTGGTAGCTATGGCTGGCGGAAAAAATATCGCTACGGTTCAAGTTACTAAAGAGGAATTAGATAGTATGGGGTATAGTTTGTACGAAAGGGAAAGGAATGTAAGATCTGAAGATTACGAATCTAAGATCATCCCTGTATCTTTTTCTGCCACGACCAATAGGCCTTATCAGAAATGGGCGCAAGCTAATTCACTTGGCGCTTTCGCTACTATCGAGAATGCGGCTGAGGAGGCTTCTAGGATGGTTGATAAGTACAATATTCAGAACAATGAACTAGCTACATCAGAGCTTAATAAAAGAGCTATTAGGATTATTAATACGGTTTTAAGAAATTACAAATCGTATGATATTAAAGCCAAGGGCTTTCCTGGAGGTGTTGAGGTTGGCGTTTATTTTCACGGGCAGGCTAGGACCGGGACACCTCTAAAGGTGTTGGAATATAATACTGATTATGCTGATAATATCATGAAGATTATAAATATGTGTCCTCAGATGTATCTTACCCAAGCCGTGGTTGAGGCTATCAATAAAGACGTTATTGTTAAGGGTAGAGATATTAATGAGCAGCACTCTGATCTTAGCAATATTCTTTCGGTGTTGGATAAAGAGACTATGGATAAAATAGATGGAAAAAATGAGCAATAATAATAACGATATAGGGAATGTGATGAAGAGTCAGGGATACTATGTCCCTACTCCATCAATTCCATCTCCCATGCCTTCTAAGGATAATATTTCTTCTATCCCTATACCTGTTGGCATGCGCAGTTCATCGGATATAGATAATGATGTTTTGTCTAGAGAGGGAAGCAGAAGTATTCCATCATTAGTAGAGGGTATAAAAAATTCCGTAGAGACATCTTATCATGATGATGTAAAAGCAAGGAATCCGCTTTTTCAGATGATAAACGAGACGGGTATCCCTAAGGGTAATTATGATATAACTGGAAGTAGGATCAACCTTCGTGATTCAAGGTATAGGCTGTCAACAGGTGAATGGATTCCAAAATACGAGAGTTATATCAATAACGTGGATAATGATGATCGTCTGTCAAAGAACCAAAGCGGTTGGGAGAAGACTTATAGAGGATTGGGTAAATTCATCTATAAGTCCACATTGTATGGTATAGGGGGCGTAGGTCAGTCTATATACGGATTAAAGGAACTTGTTACAAAAGGGACGTTATCCGCCATATCTGATAACGGCTTTGCCGATTGGTTAGATGATATGGATAAGCGAGGTGATTATACGCTTAATCATTATTACAGCAAGGAGGAGAGAGATGCCGGGTTCCTTAAAAGCATGCTCACTACAAATTTCTGGACGAATGATCTTCTATCTGGTGCGGCATTTACGGCTGGAGCCGTTTTGTCATCTTACGCCTTCGCTGGAGCTGGTCTTATGAATGCCGCTCGTATGGGGGCTAGGATAGGTGCTACGATTGCCGGTATGGGGAAGGCTGCTTCTGCTACAAAGACCGGGTTTAATGCTATGCTAAGAGCTGCTCGTATAGGTCGTGGTATAGGCAAGGGGTTGGATAACCTGACTTTTATGAGTACTTCTACGCTTTGGGAAGCTTCCGTGGAATCAAGGAGCGGGCTGATGGAGTCTGAGGAAAACTTCAAGCAAGCTTACAGGAACGCTTACGGCAGAGAAGCCTCATATGAGGAACTCATGAAGTTCAGAGCTGATAATGCTGATGCCGCTAACGCTATATTCGCTGCCAATATCGGTATCCTTACGTTATCCAATATAGCTATGTTTGGTGATATGTTTGGCATGGATCTGGGCGTGGATAAGTTCATAAAACGCAATATATTTGGCGTAGGAGCCGAGAGAATGGACAACGGTGCACTAAGGGCTATAACACCAAAGAAATGGCAGAAAATAGCTGGTAATACGTTTAATATCATTAAGCGACCGGTATCTGAGGGTTTGTTCGAGGAAGGTCTTCAAGGTGTTTCCAGTAAGTCTGCGGAGGATTGGGTGGAATCAAGATATAATCCTATGGCCATCCGTCAGAATATAGGTTATATGGAAGCTATAAAGAACGGATTCAAGGAGACTTACGGATCTAATGAGGGATGGAAGGAAATCGGCATCGGTATGATTATCGGATCGGTTATGGGAGGAGAAACTATTGGTGGTATAAAGGAATGGAGCCAAGACATGTCCCGGAACAAGGGGATGGTGGAGGCCTACAACGCCAATGCCGGCGCCTTGACTACCGCCGCTATCCGTGCTATTCGTGGCAGTATGGCTCTTAACGCTCAATTATCAGGCTTAAGTACGGATAATAACGCTGACGATATACCTAATTCTAGAATCGTAGATAAGACTTTTAGTGATGCCGTATTCAACCGTCTTCGTTATGATCAGGAAATGGGGATGTTAGATGATACTAAGGAGAATTTCAAGACAGTCATCGAGTCTATACCTAATAGCGATATAGCCTCCGATATGAATATGACAGATGAGCAGGTAAATGAGTATAAGTCCAACCTTATCAGTGAGTTCAATAAGAAGGTTGATAATTTTACTATGGCCAGCAGATTTGCCGACTCCCTTACCGATGGTATATCCAATAGATCATTTAACACCTATATCTCCAACATGGCTTATAACGGTCTTGAGGCTAAGGATAACTTGGATGATATCGCTAATCAGTTAGGAAGGATATACAATACGGATATAGGACCTGCTTTAGATATATATTCTCGTCTTAATCCTGATTCGAGTAGGGATCTTGAGAAACTCAGGAAGCTTACAGATGATATACAGAAAATGGAGAAGAATGTTTTGAAGCTTCAGCAGAGTGTCACATCTAAGGAAGCTCTTGAGTCTGATAAGGTCAAGTTAGCCAAGGAGAATGATAGACTTCTTAAATTGACGGAGGATAGGATTGCTTTGGAGAGGAGATTAGCTACGTTAGTTAACTCAGAGACAGATATATCTAAGCTGTTATTAAACAGGGATGAATCAAGGATCAGTGCCGCCGATCTTATGGCAGCTTATGAGACTATAGTTGGTTTTGAGAATGCTGTATCTATCCGTGGGGTTGATAATCATAAGGAGGCTATGGCGTTGCTTAGCGAGTATCGTCATAATCTTGTGGCTTATAAGAATATAAACGAGTCACTTCGTCGTATGCGTGACAGAAGATTCATCCGGGCGCAGGAGCGCGGGTTCATGAAGATATTATCGAACGCATGGGGGAAGACTTATGAGGAGGATGACAGCAAGTATGATTTCAGGAATACCGATGATCCTGATGCTAATTCCCTTTATGCCAATGATCAGGCCATAGATAAGGCTTATCAAGATGGTCTTATAGGAGAGGACGAGGCATTTATGTTCAAGACCTATAATCATATGATCGCCAGATCTATGGAGAATGACATCAAGGCTGATGAGGGAGGTATCGTTGAGAATGTACCTGATAATGAGGATATCATAAATCCTTCTGATGATAGAATCAATAATATAGCTATAAAGATATGGAACGGTAATGAGGATATCTTATCTCCTAGGGAGAGGCAGATATATGATAATAATAAGGATCGTATCAATGATCTTGTAAATGGGTTTGGCGATAATCCTATAGCTAGGCTTAATAAGATTAGGTCAATGATAGATAGGTTAAATACCAACGATAACGTCTTAAATAACATCAGAGATACTATTGATGATATCATAGATATAAACATTAATGGTCTTGATCAGGATCAGGTTAAGGGGGCTATACAGACTTACAATGATCTTATGAATGATATTGACAACGGGAATGAAGTTGATCAGGATAAACTTAATGAGGCTATTGATATTATCAATAATTATTCTGATGATCCTCTTCTTCAATTCGTGGAATGGATGAGGCTGTATAATAATGGAAGTATGGTTGTCAAGGATTACGATAAGTCTATACCTATGGGTGATGTTCTCACGGAGAGCGAACCCGGGACATCCACCGGCAGGACGGAGGTCAACGCCGCCCAGAATCCGGTGGTGTTGATGGCTCAAAAGAGGGAGATCGGTGGGGTCATGTATTATGAGGTAGGAGGGATGAGGCTTGACAGGTTTATGGCGGGATCCGGGCTTAAGGCTCTCGTCACGCCCGGTGAATATGTTATGGATGATAAGATGGTGATGGATTTTACTGATGGGACGAACATGTTCAGCGTTATTGAGTCCAAGAATCATTCAAGATGGATGATTAGTGAGGATGACACTCAGGCTTTCGAGAACGCTACCGGTGTCATACTGGGGCGGCAGACCGCCTTATCGACCTCCAATTGGTTCATGGTGTATCGCAAGGGGCAGGATGGGTCTATTATCCCTTATTATACGGGTGATACGTTTGGATCTAACAACGAGTCGGTGAATCAGGAAGCAGCGGCTAGCCTTCGCAAGGGTGATATGGTAAGGTTTAAGATGGATATGTCAGATCCATACACCAAGGGACTGTATGATAAATACAATAGACTTAACGCCGTTGATCCTAATTCTGATGAGACTAAGTCGGCTTACAGAGAGCTGGTTGATAATATGGTTATTAAGATCGTGGATAGCGATGGCAATTTCGTCTCGGTACTGAAAGCCAATGACCCGGACTCAAAAGGAAGTAACGCTGATTTAAGGAGTATGGCCTTTGAGTTGTATAGGGATAATGTAGGATCTGTCGCTGGCGAGATTGATATACCGTTCGTAGGCACAGTTACCAGTGTTTTGCCAGGAAGACCTAATTTTAGCATAAGTGATGATAATGGTACGTTGATGGTATCCGAAAATGACTTTACCAATGAGACGGTTGGTAAGGTCGAGAGCGTAGGATATATAGAGAACGGGGAGGTTACGATGAGAGATAATATTAAGTATAACATATTCCCGTTCTGTACGGCTATCGTTAGGGACAAGTATGGTAATTATAAAAATTCGCGTATCCCGGTCGTAGCTATAAAGACAGGAAATGGAAGAAATTACCTGTACCCCGTAAGATTGAAAAATCAGGATATATCATCATTCTCATCCATGATCGGATCGATGGCTGATAGGATTATGGAAGGTCTAGGCGGAGGCGTAAGTATTGATGATATAATGGATCTTAATAACGCTATAGCCAGATCCGGGTTGGATAATAAGACATATATGATTCCGTTGACGGGAGACGTGGATGTTATCAAGAAACGGCTAGGGGCTGTCAAGGAAGCGGCTAGTAAGATGCCTATGACTACTGACGTAAGAGGGTGGATAGGCGATTCCAGGACTAAGGAGGATATTTTGATGAATGACGTTACGATCAACATCGATCTTAATAACGATCCTTTCATAGCCCCTAAGTTCAGGATGAGTATTAGGAGGGATGAGACGTTCTTCGAGGATACGGAGACCCCGTTCATCAACCCGCCCGGTTCCCAGTCGGAGTTCGCCTCGCCCACGAAGGCGGCTGAGGATAGGTCTTTGGTTTCCGACGGTAACGTAGTATCCGGAGAAAATGAGGCGGAAAATCCTTGCTAAATTAAATATCTTGACTTATCTTTGCGGCGTCAGTCCATCACCTGACGAGTAAGATATTTAAAAGTTGGTCCCTGTCGGGTGTGTGATGGCCCCGGTGGGGACTCTTTATATTATATGGTATGCTGTAACTATTATTTATATTGAAGCGATAAGATATAAACGAATAAAATGAGATTAGTTGAAAGACATATCGTAAAAGATAATAGATTTGAGAGCATATGTCTCAAATCTGGTTTACTATACAACTATGTATTATATAATATTCGCCAAGGGATTTTCAATAAAGAATATCTAAAGGAATATGATTTATCTACTAGACTATGTAAGGAGAATCAATTTGACTTCAGAAGTCTCCCATCGGTCATATCTCAGCAAGTTATAGCTCAAGTATTTTCGGTAATAAAGTCTTGGGTTAGATCAAAGAAGGAATATGAGAAGAGTCCTTCTAAGTTCAATTCGAAACCTAAATTACCAAAGTACAAACGAGGCAAGAAGCAGAATATGGTAGTCTTTACGACTTCTGCTTGCAGGCTTAAGAGTGATGGTTACATCCATTTTATCAAAAACATAATCCAGCCAATCAAAACAAACATAGGAGATAACAAATTATGTCAGGTTAGGATAATCCCTCAAGCTACATGCTATGTGGTAGAGGTTATTTACGAAAAGGAAGAACATAATCTGAGTCTTGATAAGGATAATGTTCTTTCGATTGATTTGGGATTGAATAATTTATGTACATGTATAAGCAATGTAGGTATCAAGCCTTTCATTGTAAACGGCAAGATTATGAAGTCCTTCAATCAGTGGTACAATAAGAAGAAAGCTAGGTTGATGTCATATATTGGCGATAAGGGAATTTCAAAGAGACTTAGACGGCTAAATAATTATAGGAATTTTTGGATAGATGACAAGATTCACAAGGTTAGCAGATATATTGTAAATATTTGTATTGAAAACAATATTGGAAACCTTGTTGTGGGTTTGAATAGAGGATGGAAGAATGGGATAAATCTAGGGAAGAGAATAAACCAGAAGTTCGTAGAGATCCCGTTCTCTAAACTCATTGACAAAATTTCCTACAAATGTAAATTAGTTGGGATCATCCTTCAAGTCCACGAGGAATCCTATACCTCCAAAGTGGATCATCTGGCTTTTGAAAAGTTGGGAAAGCATGATGTTTACTTAGGCAAAAGAAAGAAACGTGGATTGTTCCAAAGCTCTATAGGAAAGCTTATTAACGCTGATATCAACGGGGCTATTGGAATCGGAAGAAAAGTATTCGGTGATTCTTACGTCGGTAGGATAATCGATAGTGGGTTGGCGTTTAACCCGGTTAGAGTAAACATTTTGTGATATGAATGTGAATTTAATAAATAAAATAAATGATTTTAATAACGTGCAATTAGATGCTTTTTTACACCGGAAAATTATGCAAGACCTACGCATCCAGCGAGTAAAGGTCTTGATGATGTTATACACCAGTAACTATTTTGTCGATGTCAGACAAAAGCAGTTGCTTGATCATACATACGCTTTAAGCAGGGATCAGGCTTTCGATTATATGACGGAGTTCAATAAAAGACTTAGTGATAAGGTAGGTATAGAATGTACGATGGATATTCTTCTGCCTACCGATGATGATAATGCTAATATCATAATCGAGTACAATGGCATCATTAAGAGGTTGATGAGAGAGGCCGAGAAGCTGGAGCTTGATACTGATGCTATCAAAACCATGATGCGTGATCTTCTTAATGAGTTGAAGGGTAATATTGATCTTAATATCCTGATATTTGACGTAACCCAGTTACTTATAAAATACAATCTATTTAGGTTGGATGCCATAACCGAGCAGGAGTTCAAGGACTCTTTCGTCAGGATGGATAGTAGGAATATGGAGATAAAGAAACTAACCTTATCTGATATCAAGAAGGTGGTGATGATGATGGAGGATAGGTATGATTACGCTTTATATATGACAGAGGAATACGATTGATTACGTTTTTTGTAAAAATATCTCCTATTTGTTTGTTGTTTTAAAATAAGTGTCTATATTTGCGGTGTCTATCCGTTGCTAGACCAGAAGAAGATATTAATATCGCTTAGGCGTAGGCGATAAATGAGAGCTATCAGTGGGGTAACGGACGCTGGTGGCTCTCGTTGTTTTATATTATGGATGATAATTTAAAATTGTTTGAGAATCCTGATTTTGGGGATGTGAGAGTATTGTTGGATGAGAAACATGAACCATGGTTTGTCGGTAATGATGTAGCTAAATGTTTAGGGTATGCAGATCCTAGGGATGCTGTAAGAAGGTTGGTAGATGACGAGGATTGTAAAATGCTGAGATTGTCAGAAGATAGGGAGGCCTACGATTCCACCCCTATTCACAATCAATATGTTAGCCAGATAAAGATTATTAATGAGTCTGGTATGTATACTTTAATTATGTCATCTAAGAAGGAGTTCGCCAAGAAATTTAAAAGATGGGTAACATTGGAGGTTCTTCCTTCTATTAGAAAAACAGGTTCTTATTCTATGCCATCTAACAATATGCCATCAAAGAATGAACTTCCATCTGATTATATAGAGGCATTAGAGGCTTTGCTTAAATCGGAAAAGGAGAAGCGTGCGTTAGCTGAGGCGAAGAAAGCGGCAGAGGAAGCCAAAAGGATATCTGATAATATCATTAAAGAACAAGCTCCTATGGTTGAGTTCGCTAAGACAGCCGAAATAGCCCAAGAGACAGATATGTTGATCAGAGAGGTTCGGGAGAAGTTGGAGGCTCATGATTATGATATAGCGGAGAAGAATCTCCGGATATTGCTTGAGGATAATAAGTTCTTCGCTAAAACCGGTAAAAGATGGTTGTTATCCCAAAGGATGATAGATCGTGGTTATGCTCGTTACAGATATCGTGATGACGATGAGTTTTATGGAACTAACACTGTTTATGTGACTCCTAAGGGATTCCAGTGGATCGTGTCTAAGATATCTAAGGAATGGATGCCTAGGTTCTTGGAATTGAAAGGTAGGGTTCTGAGTAGATCAGATAAAGATATTTTCGCTAAACGATAAGTTTCATTTTTTTTGTTTTTAGGATTTAGTTTTTTGTTTGTCCGTGAGGATCGGCAAAATGATTTGTACTTTTTCAGAGTAAACATAAGGTTTGTTATTATGTTGTTATTTAGTACCCCGTCCGCTCGTGAGAGTAGGCGGGATTTTGTTTATCTTTGTAACAAAACGTTTTAGCAATGGGAAGATCTTGTTATGTTATAAAAAATAAGGAGGGTGGGATAGATAATGTCCTTGCCCCGAACGACCAACCATCCGGGTTATACCAAAGGGCTATGGAGGTGCTGGGCGACCAGAAGCAGGCCTTATCGGTCTGGGGTACGGCCTACTCTCCCGACTTCGTGTCTTTCTTTGGCGATTGGATGTCCATGCCATCGGAATATGACCTAGATAGTAACGGGGAACCTAGGTATGATGATGTCATGTCCTTTATCAAGCGGAAGAACTATTTCGTCGGTAATTTCATGGCCGATGAGGTTAAGGATATCAATAACACCCTTACTTCCTTGGGAGTCGATAATATCAACGATCTTAATGATATGATCATATCCAATTTCCTCTCCGGTGGTGATATATTTCTCAATAGGTACAATCTTGAGCGATCCGGGATGTATGACGCCGATGAGATTGATAATATCATGACCAACAGATCGGCGTATGAGCGGGTAAGGGATATGATGAGGAGGGTTGTCGATTTTATGTCTGACGGGGATCTTAATGAGAAGGATATGTATTTCCTATCCTCCGAGTCAGGCCTTGGTGATGATTATATGATATATGAGGATACATATGACTCGTTAGGGAAGAGAAGAGCCTTGAATCCAATGGAGGTAAGGGATACGATCATGAGGGCGGTAGGCGGTATCAGTGACCGCCGGGAGTTCGATCAGGCTTTCGCCTCCATCCCATACCCTTCCTTGGCACTCCGGTATCAGGAGGATCAGGATTACGCAGATCGGATGTATGACACGTATCGTAATATGACCCGTATGGAGGTTAGGGATCAGGAAGGGAATACGATTACCGACTCATGCTCCAATAGCACCATACCGTATATCAGTACGCCTAAGGACATGAAAGCCCTAAGGGGTAAGGTTGGGGAGATAATCGATATGGATGATTTTAAGGACATCAAGGACGTTTCCGGACGTCTGTATGACATAGCTATGGATCTTGCCGACATGGGCGTGGATATAAGCGAGGCGATCAGCGATGAGATGGTTATATCCAGACCGGAGGATATCCGTGATCTTATGGCGTCGCTGGATGTCATGTTATCTTCCATACAGGCAGGCAATTCGGTATACGATAGCTTTATCTCCGATCTTGATAGGATAACAGGAAAAGGGAATCCGATATACGAGGTTCAGGATACTTATTCTACCAGTGATAGGATGGTGTATGTAAGGTCCGGGAATACATCCCCTTCCGATATGTATGATAGGAGCATGTTGTATATGGGTAGGAATACGTACCATAACACAGCCCCGATAACCGACACCGATCAGGCCTATGAGATGTTGGCCGATATCGGGATAGAGCGGCCCTCGTACTTGCCGGCTGGCGTGGTTCCCGCCGGGGCTTCCCGTTCCGATATTGACGTGATCAAGGATAACATAAAGAAGCTAGTTATGTCCAACATCTCATCCTCGAATACTGAGAACATGATCCTTACCAGATTGATATACCAGCATCCCGTAACCCCTAAGATGGATGATGTCGATATTGATCGGGAGTTCAGGAGATACGAGGCTAGGCAGGGAAAGGATCGTGATTTTATCAAATCCTGTACATCGTTAAGGAAGATCCAGATCAAGGAAAGGTTAAAAAAATCGGATTTATATAATAATGTCTTACGTTTCCTTGATTTTAATGGATTTTATAATGTATCTTTGAATCACCATGACAGAGGTACGTTAAAAAGCATGGAGATGTCGTTGCCGGAAGGTCAGGTAAGGGATCTTCTGTTTGACGTGGCTATCGAGTCCGGTGACAGTAGCATGATAAACCTTTTCTATCTGGATAGACAGGATAGGATGATGGATGCCGGGTTTTATAGGTATCTGTACCAAAGGAATCCGGGCCTGCTCCGGGAGGTCAACGGCGGTGTCGAGGCGAGACCGGACGGTTCGTTCTTGGCTCGTGGGAGGTATGATGATTTCGTGTCATTCCAATCCGGCTTATATGAGAAGATAGGCGAGACGGTTGATGGTGCGATATACAGGTTCGTTGATGATCTTATATACTCCGATCCATCATCATATCAAGAAAACATGGTACGAAGGATGGGTGACGTTACGGTAAGGAGTGACGATAACCGCCTGTCAAGGATAGAGGATAATCCCTTATCCAGTAAGATAGTTAATGAATACACTGCTAATACAAATAAGTTGATGCGAGATTTTTCGTGTAGTTAATCTCTCTTTGACGTCGTGAGACGTTTTCTTTCGAGCATTGAAACATTGAATTTATAGATTTGCATGAATCCGGGCCGTAGTGATACGTTCCGGATTTTTTGTCTTGTACCGGTTCTTATTAATACCAATTGCATGACATGACGTGCTTTGATGATGACATATATCACGATCCTAGGATTATTAATTTTTGAACTTTGTGACGCCCACTATCAGGTGGGGTTATTATTAATTCAAAAATAAATAGACATGGGTACAAGTGGAGACAAAATCGTGCTGTTAGACGGCATGGGTTCCGGGAGCGGTAGCGCCGCTAATGGTTTATTATCTATGATTCCGGGTATGTTTACCAGCCTTTTGGGTGGTAATAAGATGGATCCGAATTTAGTCGCTGCGTTGATGAACGGTCGTAACAACCAAGACCAGTTCGGAGGGGCTAACGGTTGGTGGTTGTGGATCATCGTCCTGTTCTGGTTATGGGGCGGACGTGGTTTCGGAAATGGTTTTGGTGGTAATGGAAATGATTGTTGCGCTAACGGTCTTCCGGCTCAATTGAACAACGACTATGGCCGTGAGCTACTGATGCAGGCTATCCAAGGTAACAGAAGCGCTATTGATCAGATCTCTAACGCCCTTAACTGTTCTACCTCTCAATTACAAAACGCTATCTGTAATGTACAAGGCGCTATTGATAAGGTGGCTGGTCGGGTAGGTATGACATCTCAAGCCGTTATCAACGCCGTACAGTAACAAGGATGTGAGATCGGTAACCAAATTAGCTCTTGCTGCTGCAATTTGCAAAGCGCTATGGCTAGTGGATTCAATAACATCCAACATTCGTTAGATACCGTTGGATGTAATATCCAGAACGCTATCACACGTCAAGGATATGAGAATCAATTGGCTATTACCGGACAGACCAACGTATTACAGAACAACTTGACGAACGGGTTCAATAACGTTATTCAATCCAATCAAGCCCAGACGCAAGTGTTAGCCGCTAAGATAGATGCCCAAACGCAGATTATCAATGACAAGTTCTGTCAACTTGAGATGCGTGAGATGCAGAATACTATCCAACAGCTTCGTGAGGAGAAACAGGCTTTGGCTACTTCCGCCATCACCCAACAACAGACACAGAACATCGTTAGCCAGTTAGCTCCAAAGGCTCCGATTCCGGCTTACGTCGTACAGAACCCGGGCTGCTGCTATACTCCTACCGTAAGGGTGGCTAACGAATGTGGATGCGCTTGCGGCACTACTAACGCCGTATTATAAGAAAGGGGGACAATATGGCTGATTTCAGAGGATATATGATCGGTTCATTCGCCTCCTCCCGTCTTGATAGGGGAGGCATCCCGGTAGTAGCCACTACTGGAAAGGTATCTGACGCTTCTGCGGCCGAACCTACGGTTGATTTTGGCATCAATCCGTGTCAGTGGAACTCACTACCTCCAGAAGGGATATTGTTATGGAAAGTCCGTCATCCGGTAACGGAGACCGAGGCTGATTATCCGGCCACGATCGTCCTCCCGTCCGGCTTATCCACCACCACCCCTGTTACGGTATCCAACGCCGGGGTTATCGTCAACAAGACACCTATAGTGGATAAGGTTGGGGCGCATATGACAGGGCAGGATATTACGACTCCCGTGGCATCTGGTGATCCTATAGTAGGGGCCTACACCGAGCATCTTGTGTATTATAACAAATGCACTGGGGTATTTAGGATGTTAGGTCATACGGCTACGGCCCCTAGCGCATAAATTTACTAAGAAAGAACAGGGAGGGTAACCTCCCTCCCATTAAAAAAGATCGTTATTATGTTTAAGGATTTAAAGAAAGGATATCAGGTTTATACGTTGGACACCTCAGGGGTTCCTAAATTCTTTATGGGTACGGTGGTTAACGTCTCGGAACCTAGGTTCGCCCAATCCCAGCTAGGTCAGTACCAGCAGCTGCAAGATCGGGTTATGGACCTTACTATAGAGGTGGACGGGAAGTCTATGACATACGTAGTTCCAGAAAATCAGAACGTGGCTATGGCCAACGGCATTACGCTAGCCTGCTCCGTGGATCCGATAATGAACCACCTGAACGCCATGAAACGAACCAGTACGGATATCGTGAATAGCGTGGATAAGAATAAGGAGATTATAGAGGCATGCGACAGTATCTTGGAAGATATCAATCCCACTTTTAAGCAGACTAAGGATCAAGACCGAAAGATTAAGAATCTTGAGGAGAAGGTCGATAGGATGGGGTCTTCTTTCGATGAGTTAAAAGAGTTGTTAATTAAAAAATTAGGTTAATATGAGAGTTATAGATTTAGGCAATGGCCAAGAGGAATATGATGATGAGATCTATGATCGAAGAGGCGGTAGAGGACGCTCCCGTCGTTCTGACGGCACGTACATGGGTTATGATGGCGGGGTATATGACCATTATGGCAAGGATCGTGACGGGATGATGGAGGAGCTGGAGCGTCGTGAGCGTAATCTTGAGAGACGTGAGAGGGAGCTGGAACGTAACGAGCGGGAGCTTGAGAAACGTCAAAAGCACCATGAGCGGGAGGACGAGATGTATCGCAAGGGCTGGTTCGGCGAGCGTGAGATCCGTGACGAGTACGATAGCATGGACCCTTACATGCGTAGAGGTCGTAGAAGTCGTTACTACTGAGGAGCAGACGCTGATGACCCGGATTATAAGCGGTACATAGACACCCATGGATATCACTTTTCCAAGGAGTTGGCTAGGGAAGCCGCCGACAAGATGCTTAACGCTGACGGATCCAAGAGAAGATGGACGATGGAGGACGCTAAGCAGATGTTCGATAAATGCGGGGCCAAGAAACCTGATAACGCCACTTGGGGAGATATCCAATACCTGTTCGCTATGTTCTATAGCGACTACTTTCCTAAGGTATTGGATTGCGACCAGAAAATAGTCAAGGCTGTCTTGGCTTATCTGGAAGACCCTGACGCCCCGGAAGGTACGGCGTTCGTAAGGTATCTGGCGGTGCGGTGCTTCGTCGGTGACACAATCAAATGGAGTGATATGATATGATTTGATACAACGTTGGAAGAACCCTGTCGGCGATAGAATACCGATGGGGTTTCTTTTTGCCCGTAACTTTATTATAGCTACATTTGTTCGAGGTAGATCTTTTGTTCATAGGAAGGGTGGGCGGGAATGAAAAAAGGCATCCTCACGGACACCCTTCCCCTTTGGTTGAAAATCACTTAAAACATTATGAGTTACTACACCGCAAATATAGATAATTAAATACAAACTGCAATGGGTAAGGGGTATTATTGGATAGAGCCAGTGGATCAGACGTTAAATGATTTCCAGTTTTATAAGGCACGTATCGTAGGCGATCCTGAATATGACGAGAGACATCATCGAGTTATATTGAGAACTGATAAGTATTTCCCTGTTGGAAGTATCTTCCATGTCTTAAAAGACCCAGAGATGTTTGTTATAGAGAGGAAGTTTAAGACATGGGGGAATAAGTATGTCGTTAAGCCTTGTGAGGGTGAATGGGAATGGGAATCTGTCCAGAAACTTAAAGACAAGGCTATTATATTCCGTAGCGGATTCCTGCACGGGGACGGCAGTTTTTGACACTTACCCGTATCTCCCCCCCCCCCGATTTCTTGGTATTTATGTATATAACTATATTTGAGCAAAAAATAAGTTTGATATGGAAGATTTTCAAGGCAAATACAATGGTGAGCAGATAGAGCAGCTTTTGGATAAGGCTAATGATATTGATCTTACCAAATATGCTCTTAAGACGGATAATGCCCCTACCGCCACTAAATTACGGGCGGCTAGGACCATAGCGCTGTCCGGGGCTGTTACCGGTAGTGTCTCATCGGACTTCGGAGGCAACGTAACTATCTCCACGACATTGGCCAATTTTGATGCCTCTAAGATCGCGTCAGGAACCATCAGCATAGATAGGTTACCTAAGGCGGCTTTGGAGAGATTGGTCGTGGTAGCTAATGATACGGCTAGATTCGCCCTTACCACCGCTACGGCTCAAAGTGGTGATACGGTAAAGGTCACGTCTACAGGTAAGATGTATCTGATAAAAGACGAGTCTAAATTAAACAGTGAGGATGGGTATGAGCCTTACACGGCCAGTCAGGCTTCCTCCGTGCCTTGGTCCGGGGTTACGGGCAAACCAAGTACCTTCACACCTCCCACGTCCTCCGCTACCGTTCTTGGCGGTATTAAGGTGGGATATACGACTTCCGGGAAGAACTATAAGGTGCAACTGGATTCGTCCGGCAACGCTTACGTCAACGTTCCATGGACGGATAATAACACAACGTATAATGAAGCCACGGCCGACACCTTAGGATTGGTTAAGATCGGCTATGCTTCTAATGGAAAGAACTACGCTGTGCTCTTGGCTAATGGCAAGATGTACGTCAATGTCCCTTGGACTGACAATAACACTACATACTCACAGGCCACGAGCGATAATCTGGGTCTTGTTAAGATCGGGTACTCAGCTAATGGGAAGAATTATCCGGTAGCTCTTGACGGAAATGGTAAGATGTATGTGAATGTTCCGTGGACGGATACCAACACGACATACACCAATATGGGAGCCGCTTCTGCCTCAGCGTCGGGAAAGGCCGGCTTGGTCCCCGCACCTGCCGCCGGAGCGCAAGCCAAGTATCTTCGTGGTGACGGGACATGGCAAACCCCTCCTAATACCACATATAGCAACATGGGTGGAGCGACGTCCTCAGCCGCAGGATCAGCGGGATTGGTACCCGCTCCGACTGCCGGCAAGCAAACCTCTTTCCTTCGTGGCGATGGTACGTGGGTGGTTCCGACAAATACCACATACGCCAAGGCCAATACTACGACATTAGGATTGGTGATGATCGGATATTCGGAGAATGGCAAGAATTATCCGGTGGAGTTGGATAGTAGTGGTAAGATGTATGTTAACGTGCCTTGGACGGATACTAATACAACGTATGGTGTTGTAGGAGCTAACGGGTCCACAGGATTGGTCAAGAACGGCAGTACCGTGACAAGCGCTTCCGGCTATACCGCCTGTCCTATTGTCGGTGGTATCCCCTATTATAAGGATACGAATACTACCTACGCCAATATGACGGCGGCTACGGCTTCCGCCTCCGGTGCTGCGGGATTAGTTCCGGCTCCTGCCGCTGGCAAGCAGACGTCCTTTCTTCGTGGTGACGGGACATGGGTCGTACCTACCAATACCACATACGGATTGGCCTCTACTACAGCTAACGGCTTGTTGAGACAGCTTAATGGTAGTACATCCAGTTTCATGCGTGGAGATGGCACTTGGGCTACACCTCCTAACACGACATACGCCGTAGCCAACGAGTCTACTAACGGGTTGATGGCGGCTGCTGACAAGAAGACCATGAACAGGCTTATAGGAGTTAATACGGTCACGACATTAGCTAACCTGCCTATTAGCAAGAGAAGTATCACGGCTACGTTATCAGCCGCTACCACCCTATCCGTGCAGTCAGGGATGCAGGTAGGGGAGGAGCTGATGATCAGGTGCGTCCCCTCAGCGGCTTTCACCCAAGCGATACCTAATTCCGGGGATTATGTCAGCATGAGCGGAACTTCTATAACCACTACGGCTAACAAGCCTTTCGAGATAAATATCTGGTGTTACGCTTCAGGCAAGTATAGCATCGCCGTTAAAGAACAAGATTAATAAGCTATGAGTTTTACATATATAAACAGGGAGATATATCCCAAGATGTTAGTTCAAGATGAGCCTCTTGACGATAATTACGCCAAGGGCTATAGTTATGATGATTACTCCAAAGGTATTCCCGCCCCATGGATAGAGCTTGGGGAGGAGCAACAGGCGTTCAAGGAGGCTAATCCTAAAGCTACTGTCAAGGAGATTATCGAGGCTAAGCTGGATGAGTCAAGGCTTCTTAATGAGGAGAAATCAGTTAAATACGAGGAGATAAGAGCTTATGAGACCGGAAATCTATATGAGTTCTTCTTGGATGATCAGAATATCTATATTCCTGAACATGATAGACGTAACGCCTTGTCTGATGGGGCTATAGCTGGCAAGATAACGATCATGGGTCTGGAATTCGATATAACGGAAGGCAAGATCTTGATCGGGATGATGGATAAGTATGATAATGATCTTATGTCGGCGTTAGGGGACAAGCAAAAGCAGATCAATCTAGCCATTACCGTAGAGCAGGTAAGGGCTATTGATGTCCAATCCGGATATCCAGACAAGATAAGTGTCACCACAGCATACATCCAGCAACAGGCGAAGGAGAAGGACGCCTCTGATCCTCAGAAGGTGGCTGTAAAATTTTCTAGAATGGTGGTTAATAATAAAGACTTATCCTTATCCTCTAACGATAAATTGGATGTTAAGGTTCTATTCCCTATATGGGGACAAGAAGGGGCGGAGTTCGGGCTATCCGTGGATACCGGATTTTGTCTTAGGGTGGTTAAGGAGGATACGGATATCCTTTACGAGGTTATACAACCACATATATTATCGTCAGAATGGGAGCCTGGACTCAGTACGGCCTCCTTATATAAGGTTGTTGACAAGGAGCATGCCGGGACTATAGGTGATCCTATCCCTTATTTCCCTCCTATGGAGATATTTAAGGATAAGTATTACATTCAGAACGCTGACGTGTATAAATGCACAAGGGATAGTGGGACTCCTCTTAGTCATAATCTAAAGGACTTAGTAGGGTTGTATGTTGAGGTTGTACAGGGCTAGTCGTATCTACCCCCCCCCTATATTTGGCGTGTAATTAAATATAGATTATTTTTGGCATAATAAAAAGACATTTTTTTAATCATTTGAATATGGCATCACAAAAATTTGGTTTCGTAACCGTAGACCCTGTATCAGGATCAGGAGATCAGGCGGTTAATTTCTCCGGTGAGAAACACACCGGTCGTCTTCAACGCACTATCAACCTTACGGTCATCGCGAACGGCGGGGCTAAGAAGGCGTTGGTAGTTAATCAGGCAGCGGCTGCTGAGGCGGTAAGATCAGACAGCCCTAACGCTTCCGTACAAAAGACAGGTGGTAATGTTACCATCACCGGTAAGTCTAACAGTACTAAGCTTACGTTCGCGGTCGCGCCGGCTGAGGAGAACGGGCTTACGTTACTGCTCCCGGCTAACTACACGGCGGCTGGAAAGACTACGGCTAACGGAGCGGTTATCGCCGACGACCCCGGAGCCGCTGGCGAGTTCGTTTGGAGCATCACGATCTCGGACGTACCGGCCAACGTCACGATCGAGGAACTGACAGCTACATTGAAGGTAACTGCCGCTGGTGGCCAGACAGCCAACGTGACGGTAACGCAAGCCGCTGGAGACTCTACTATCGAGCTTGACAAGGAGACTATTAACTTGGATGTAAATGGTACTCAACAGACGGTTAACGTAACATCTAATGACAGCTGGACATGGGCGCAAGCTGCGGCTAGAACCGTATTGAGAATGATGGGACGATAATCAGTTTCTTTTCGCTTACTCAGACCCCGATCGACTAAAGCCGGTTGGGGTTCTCTTGTTTTATTATCTTTGTGGGTAGATGATAATTAAAAGACATAATTATGAGTGATTTGAATATTAATTGGAAGGACGGGGTAGGCGAGGTAACGGACCAGCCTCTTACCGTCAGTCCGGGGTCCGGGGCCGGAAGCGCCCCCGTTTCCTTTGGCTCGGTGATGAACAACGGTCTTGATCGGACTCTTGAGCTGGAGATAACAACTCCAAAAGGTGTTAAGAAGACGCTCACGGTGAATCAGGAGGGATGCCGGCAGGCTTATATCACGAGCGACGGCAAACGATGGCTGACTAGCGACAATCGGGTATATGGGGTTTTGAAAAGCGATGCTCCATGCGAATGCACGGGTGATTGCCCTTGATATTTTGTTTTTACGAATTTTGTAATTACATTTGTGGCGCATGTCCATCACCATGCTTTTCGTCGCTAATTTATTATAAGGGGATATAGGTCTGTGATGGGATCGGTATCCCTCTGTTTTTAATATGAAAAAGATAGATGTTTTCGATGTTCAGATTCCTGATGGGAGACAAAGTATAATAAGGTTACTTATTTTGATCTTGACGATATATGTAAGTTATGTTTTGACTCATACGACCTACATGATGTGGCTGACACTAAGGTCATGAGCGAGTTCCTACACCGTGAGGGTGGTCGTTATTGGACTACGATAGATGGCGTAAGGCAGTTGTATCGTAGGATTGAGTTTGACATACTCCCACGCCTAAAGGCAGTGGGATTCTTGGATACAGACGTAAGAAACCCCGATATTACTATCGATGGAATTACTCTTGCTCTCCAATTCGGAAATGCCCTTCCGAAGAATATTACGGGCTGCAAGAACATCACGATCGTTGACTGAACCGCACGCCGGGCATACCCACGTGCGATCTCTCAACGACAGGTTTTTATTAACAAACCCGCATTCACAAGTCTTTGAGGAAGGATACCATTTGTCAATCTTATGTACTATCACTCCATACTTTGAAGCGATATACGTAAGTTTGTTAATAAAAGAAGAATGACTGAGATCGGAAATCTTCTTCCCCCACAAACGTTTCATTCCTTCAATGTTTAGATCTTCAATGAAAATATAATCATATCGCTTGCACAATTCATGAGCTAATTTCCATTGAAAATCCGATCGAAGATCGTTTATTTTACGATACGTTTGTTGGAGTTCAAACAGTCTCCTTCTTATATTGTTAGATCCTTTCTTTGCGTTAGAAAGCCGTTTGTTTAGTTTTCTAATCTTATTTTGATATTGTTTGAAGAATAAAGGAGAATCGATTTTGTTACCATCACTTTTAGTTAGATAAGTTTTCAGACCAAAATCCAATCCTACAGATGCACCATCATATGTCTTTCTGTAAGAGTTTGTTGGATTATGATCTGTAACAATAATCAAACTAAAACGGGAACAGGTTTCTCTGACTATTCTTATTTGTTTAACATTACCTTCATATGCTCTACTGTATGAAAACTTAAAACGTTTCTTTCCTTTGTTGATTGTGAGAATATTACCATTTAGAGTAAACCCACCTTGTTTAAAAACAAAAGAGTTGAAACAATCATATCTTTTGAATTTAGGTGGTCGTTTAGCCAACTTCTTAAAGAAACGATTGTATGTGAAATCTAATCTTTGAAGAATTTCTTGTGTTGTTTGGGAATGAAGTAAGATTCTTTTAATCCTTTTGGCAAAATGTTTTTGCATCTTGCCAACTGAAACATACTTTCCAAACAGTTTGTAATATCTACGTTGTAGAGCTAAAGCATGATTCCATACAAAACAACATTCACAAAGCATCTTATCAAGATACTTTGTTTTCTTAGAATAATATATATTGTACTTGTATGAAATCATTTTAATTATATTTATGACACAAATATAATAATAATTCTTATATTTGCAATAAAAAATATGGATAAAAGATGGAAAACTAATAAAAGTAGTGTTTACGATATAGGATACCATATAATATGGTGCCCTAAATACAGAAGGAAAATATTAACTGGTGAGATAGAATCCAGACTAAGAGAACTTCTTTTATTTAAATCTACAGAGAATGGGTGGGTTATTGAAAATATGGAAATAATGCCTGATCATATCCATATATTCATAAAGGCGACACCTTCAGATTCTATATCTCACATTGTCTCACAATTAAAAGGGTACACATCGTTTATTTTAAGAAGTGAATTTGAAACGATAAGAAAAAGGCTACCTTCGCTTTGGACAAGATCATTTTATGTGGAAACAATAGGACATATATCAGAATCAGTTATTAAAAAATATATAGATGACCAAAAGAAGTATTGATCCTCTGTTTAAAAGCAGTGGCTTTGTTAAAGATCGTAAGATGTGTTTTGAGGTTATAGAAAAATTAAAGAAATTATGAGAGAGCAGAAATTTGATTTCGTGATATATCCGTTAAAGTTGATTATCACGGTAGGATTGGATTATAAGACGTTGTGTGATCGTTTCGAGAATATGGAACCTGAACACGAGGGAAAATGGGGAGATGAAGATGATATGGATAAGGAGGCGTCTTTCGCGAATTTGGTAAGGGATAGGGATGATGACGATAAATTCGCCATACTTTGGAATTTTTCGAGCGACGATGATTTAATAATGAGAGGTGATTATATACTACTTTACACCACAAATATATCAAATTGTTTTTATATATAAATAATAATTCATACATTTGTGTCATGAGATTAGTCGAACAACATACAATCAAACATAGTTCTGTTTATTATAATGAACTTTATGACCTATTGCATAAGTGTAAAAACTTATACAACAAAGGATTGTATGTTGTTAGACAACACTATTTCCAATACAAGGATGATAATACTGTAAAATACAAATACCCAAACTACTATTCTCTTGAAAAGAAGTTAAGAACAGAAGATGATGCTGACTATCGTGCTTTACCTACACCAATTGCTCAACAAGTGTTGATGATGGTTGATAGGAACTTTAAATCGTTCTTAAATCTTCTAAATAAAAAGAATAGAGGTGAGTATTCCGAATTTGTTAGAATACCTAAGTATCTTAACAAAGATGGTTTGTTTCCTGCTGTTTTTACAACAATCGCTTTTTCTCAAAAATGGATAAAACAAGGTATTGTTAAGTTACCAAAACAGTTTTCCTTTACAACAAGAACCAATAAACAAAATATTCAACAACTTAGATTCGTTCCTAAGAATGGGTATATTGTTCTTGAAATTGTTTACAACAAGAAGGAAAAGAATCTTATGTCAGATAATGGGAACTATCTTGGCATCGACATAGGATTAGATAATTTAGCATCTTGTGTTTCAAATAATGGTTCTTGTTTTATTATCAATGGTAGACCACTGAAGTCTATCAACCAGTATTATAACAAAAGATTAGCATTCTTAAAATCTAAGTTAAAAGACAATAAACAGATTTCAAAACGAATCAGGTTATTAACTAACAAAAGGAATAACAAGATCAAGGATTATCTTCATAAGGCAAGTAGGATATTGATTAATCACGTAGTTTCCAATGGTATTAATACGATCATAATCGGTCATAACAAATGCTGGAAACAAGAGATCAATATCGGAAAGCGTAATAATCAGAACTTTGTATCTATTCCTTTTAATATGTTTATTTCAATGATATCTTATAAAGCAACATTAGAAGGTATTAATGTTAAGATTGTTGAAGAATCTTATACTTCAAAATGTAGCTTTTTGGATAATGAACGGATTTGCAAACATGAATCTTACAAAGGAAGAAGGGCCAAACGAGGATTGTTTAAAACTTCGTTTGGTAAGATCATTAATGCTGATATCAATGGTGCTTTTAACATCATTAGAAAATCAGAAAAAGAATCCTTTGATGTAACGATGTTACCAGAAGGTAGAGGGTTTTGGTGGAACCCGGTACGGATTTCCGTATAAATGTGTACTATTTTACGCTTTTAGTGTAAAGTGGTATATAATCACCTAATGAGAAATATATGTCACGAATCATTCCATATAGCCATGAGCGTGTGCCAGTTCTGTAATATGTCGCTTGGATTTAAGGTCGGAGAGGATGAGCATGCGGCGTATATAGCTGGTTTTGCTGGTGATTGCGTTAGTGAGTTCATCAATAGCAAGAATACGAATTAAGTCATAAATTATATAAAGAATATAAGAATATCAGCCTCCGCTTATTTGTGGGGGCTTTTTATTTATCTTTGTGAAAAACATTTATTTATGTCAAGTTGCGTAATTAAAAGAAATAAGGAGGGTAAGATAACCCGTGTCTTGACCCCTTCTGGCGAGGTATCTACCTTGTTCGATAAGATAGCGGGGATAGCCGCCGTAAGTGATCTTGATAAGGTGGCTGAGGCTTATATGACTATTTATAACGATAAGTTTAGGTCTAAGTTCGGGAACTGGACGAGATCCGTACCAAGGAATAAGGAGGCCGCCAGATCCATAAGTGCCAAACTTAACGCTAGCGAGTGGGGGCAACTTATGTCAGCCAAGGTCCTGCCCGCCATAAGCGATATGGATGCCCCGGCGTTGGCCAGAAGCCTTGGGAATAGCGACAATGTCGTGGCTTATCTTACTTCCGGAGAGGTAGGTGAGGTCAGTGATATGGCGGTGGTAGATACATCCACGGTACAGGAGGTGGATTTGGATTCCATAAATGAGGATAATATTGGCGACACGATACTGAAAGAGGCGTCATGGGATGATATAAGGGCTATCAGGGAGAATATAGACATTAAGGAGACAGCCCGTATGTTATGGAAGGCCGTGGAAAGCGCTTTTACCGGGCAACGACCTAATATTAGAGTGAAAGGCGGAAGTATAGACGGGGAGATCATATTTTCTGGCAATGTCTTGCCGTTAAATAATATTGAGAATTATACTCCTCCATCTTCAAGATTGGTATATGATTCCGGTGAGCCTCGCCTGTTCTTTAGATCGGATGACGGCAAGATACACGAATCTTACGCCAACGCCATAAAAGGATCGTCCGGTGGGCGGGTCGAGGCCGGGTTCTTGGCCGGCAGTGTCGAGGAGAGCGACATCCCGTCTGGCACGACTGACATCTCCTTTGGCTCTTCCTCAATAACCCTTAATAACAGCGAGTCATTCATCCCGATCCTTGGTATTAGCTCAGACTCTAATATAAGCACCCGTGGAGGGTTTGTTAATTACCTTATCAAGAAAGGTATGTTGAGTGGGGAACGTATAAGGCTAGGGGATAGATATTATCTTACTGGAGCCGGCAATTCTGATGGTCTTAAGATCTATAACGCTATGGATGCCTTCTCTAGTCTTAGAAATAGATTTGGAAGTCAGTCCTCCGAAATGAACGTATTGGGTTCTATAGGTTTTGATACGGAGGTAAGTAATGATCTTGATCTTATCACTACGTCCGGGGAGAAGGTTACGGTAAGCAGATCGGAGATCAAGGGTATGTTAAGGCAAGGTAAGTCTGAGGAGCTTAATAACAAGTATGATGGATTCATGGAGCTAGCCTTGTCGTTGATGATGGAGGATAACGCTTTGTACGGAAGCAATGTCCGTGGGGTTATCGAGAACGAGAAGGCGGAGGATCTCCAGAATAGGACTGATATCACCAATATCTTATCCACGTTAGGTATCCGTGTGATGGGTATGTCTGAGTATATGGATAAGTATAAGATGCGTAATGGCGTGGATCCTTCGGCTAGGGCCTTATCTGACATGGCCAATGGGGTTATCGCCTTGGCTGAGGGGGCTACGGTAGAGGATCTCAATGAGGAGGTGGCTCATTTCTTGGTCGATACTTATCGTAACCAACAGGAGATTGACGAAGTGCTGGATTCTGTTGTCGGCACGTCGTTATGGAATCAGTTCGCTGGTCGTTACTATGAGGTGTATGGGAAGGAATACCAAGGAGAGGAGCTGGATCGGATGGTGAAGCGGGAGATCCTAGGTAAGACGTTGGCCCAGCGGTTCGTGCCGGGCATGGAACAGGCGGTAGAGGATCTGACCTCGTCCGAGGACGCCCAGCTCTCCTTGTTTGGCAGGATGGTACGAGCTATACGTAATTTCTTCTCCAGCCAAAGATCGGATTTAAATAAGGTACTTGACAGGATAAAGGAGTCGGCGTTAGCTGATGATCCAAGCGCCTTTGACGTGCTTCTGCTAAAGGATAGCGATCATCTCATGTACTCGTTATCGGACGTTGACGTGGCTAATAAGCTGATCAAGAATGGCAGGTCATTAGAAAGGCTGTATACTAGATTGCAGAGGATGAGATCAAGCCAAAGCCAGAGGATCGGTGAGAGTATCTCCCTTCTACGTGATATAGGCGAGAAGGTAAGACAAGTCGGGGGCGAGCTTAATAAAAACAACAACCTGTTATCCACCAAGAGTGTCATAGCGACCGCCAAGGCTGAGGTGGAGTATTTGGTCACTGTTGCCAGTAGCTTGCGTAAGAGCGACAAGGGATTGGATTATGAGACGATACAGGTTATCGATAACGTATATGGGGAGATAGTACCGTTAATTAGGAATCTTCGTGGATTCGTCAATAATCAGGCGTCGGATTATTATGGCAACAACAAGGTTGGCATGGTAGAGGATATGGATGATATATTGCGGGTGGCTGAGACATCTATGTCTGATATAAACGCCCTTCGTAGCGATCGTAACGAGGATTGGCTGGATGGACAGCTCAGGATGTTTAATATCCCGGAAAGATATTGGAATGGGATAAAGAAGTTGATAAATAACATCCATAAGGATATCAATGTCATGTCCCGGTTTTTCGGGACGTTAGAACATAGCGGGAACGCTATCTTAGGCATGTTAGGGCAACGTCTTGCCAAGGCTTATAACGACGCTCATGTTGAGGGCGTGGCTAATATCAATAAGATGACGAAGATGATGAAAGAGCGTGGATGGGGGATAAAGGATAATGAGGATCTTATACAGAAGATAAACGGTAAGAACTCTGATTACCTTGATTCGTCCCGTGATTTCGCCAAATACGATTTACTGTATCGGGCAGAGCAGGCGAAAGCTATTATTGATATATATGATCTTAAGAATGTTATGGGTAAGACCGAGAAACAGCTTATTGATCTTCTTCTATCCGATAGAGGTCTTAAGGTGAAGACTCGTGACGATATCGTAGGATATGATGGGGATAAACCTATTACGAAGGAAGTATATCATATATTCAAGCCTACCATTCAGAATTTCGATATCTCGGACATGACGTTCGAAGATCAGCAACGATATCTCGATGCGATAAATAGGTGGTTGGATGAGAATCGTGAGAAACCTATGGTGCAGGCTTATTACGATAAGATCGAGAAAGTCAATAAGAAGGTCGAGGAAAGACTGGGTCGTAGGGTATCGCAAGCCACGTCCGATTTCATGACCCGTATCCGCAGGAGCAGGTATGTGGCTATGGATAAGTTCGTGAGGAACGGCAAGGTCGATTGGAAGGCGTTTCAATCCGATCCTATAGCTTGGAGATCTTATCTGGATATTTTACGTGACAGGGCTATAGCTAAGAGCGAGTGGTATTCCGACGGTACACCAAAGGAAGAGGGGTCCGAGGCGTTGATGATGTCCGAGGAGATCAAGGCATGGGACGAGGCATGGACCGAGGAGTTCGGGAATACCAACGAGGGTCGTAAGGCTTCCGCGGAATTCAAGGAGATACTTCGCGGGATAGAGCGGTCAGAGGGCGGTAAGGCGGCGTTCGAGTTCCTGCTGGCTGGCGGTCATCTTGGTTTCTCTAAGGATATGTGGGGATCCGAGGAGGGTGATTATTACGAGAATCTGGTTGATAAGATCACGGAGCAATCTGTATCATCATCAAGGATAGAGAAGGTAGAGGAGGCGATGGCGACAATAAACGAGATCAATGACCAACTAAGGCCTTTGCTTATCCAGTACCGGGATAGCACGAGATACGGAGAGTATGATTTCGATCGTCTTCGTGGGTCATCGTCATTAAGGAAGATAAACGAGCTATACGACCGTCTGGCTGAGGCTAAGAGCGTTATTAACGCCGCCGCTTCCGCTGAGGCTATTGAGATGGATATGCCTGATACGGTGGAGAGTGGAGTCACGGATTCTTACCGTAACGCTTTAAGGGATGCCATGGCATACGACAAGGGTATGGATGAGCTTAAATTCGCCAAGGAGCATATGTCCGCCCGCTCCCGGAGTCAGGTGGATAGGATGGCCGCCAAGCTGTCCCGGAAGAACCCGTCATGGACGGCCGTTGAGGTATCGTTTTTGAGAAGGAAATACGGGCCTGATTTCAATAATAAGCTGGCTAACGACATAGCTATGGGTAAGGCTAATGAGGTTCTTGTTGAGTACGCCAGAACCCGACTGTATCCTTATATGAGAAAATACTCTCCCAAAGGGTATTCTGATTTCGTTAGGAAGATAAATAACGGTACGTATAAGGTGTCGGATTTTTTTGATGCCATAGAAAATGGTATATCCGAGGAAGAGAGCGTATCCCGTTTCGGGTTCGATATTAATATGATTGACTTATCGATCAATAACCAGTGGCTAGAAGAGGCCGATTCCGAGAGTTCTTTCCGTAATCCTAATTATAATCCCGATCTGGGTTATGGGTATCATACGCCTAGGTTCGATAAGTACAAGAACGAGGCTTTTTTCAAGAAATACGGTATTACCAACGAAGGGGAGGAAGCTACGATAAATAAGGATAAGTGGGAGATGAGGAAGGAATTGCTTAACATAAGCCGTAAGGCTATGGAGGACTATGATGAGCGGTTCAGGAATATCTACCAGATACCACAAATATCCAAGGGCGGCGTGGAGAGGATGGTGCAGGCCGGGGTTGACCCGAAGGCGGCTATCGGCAATGCCGTACGTGATATTGTTGGCGAGAGGGTGGATGATCCTATACACGGTCAAGGACAAGACCTAGGAGGGCTTGACGAGAACGATAACAAATATCGTATGATCCCCAAATACTATCTCAGTAAGTTGGAGAACGCCAACGACGTGTCCCATGACTTCGCCTACTCCTATTCCATGTTATCCTTGCAGGCTACCGCTTACAAGTATAAGAGGGCGGCCTTGGATGATGTCATGGGATACAGGAACATGATGCTTGAGACACAATACGACGGCGGTAAGAACCCAGAGGCGACGCATGCCTATAGGATGTTTCAAGATTGGGTTAACGCCAGTATCTATGATGTCAGGATAAATAACAAACGTATAGAATGGAACGTAGGAAGCTATAAGGTGGACCTTAATAAGCTAGCTCTTATGTTTACTAAGTTCGTATCCAAATCCAACTTAGGCTTCTCCCCGTTCGTCGCGGCTACCGGCGCCCTTACCGGGCAGGCCAACTTCCTTTTGGAGGGTATGGTGGGGCAGTATATAAGCAAGGATTCCATGAAATACGCCTATGGGGAAGCCCAGAAGCAGTTGAGTACGTACGTGTCTGAGATCGGGGACATAAACCGTACCAACAAGCTATATGTCGTTGGAGAGGCCCTAGGTGTGTTTAATGTCCGCAACCGTGTACGATCGGCGGCGTACAACAAGATCTGGAGAACCCTATTCCGGGACCTGCCGTTTAAGATGATGGAGGTTCTTAACTCCCCGTTGGATCCGCAGGTTATTATCTCGGTCATGGATGATACCCGCCTATACGAGGGTCAGTTCTGGTCATACTCCAATTTCAAGGAGATGATGATGAAGGACAGGAATATGTCCGCTAACGAGGCTAAACGTGATTGGGAGCGTTTAAGGGATTATTCTATGTGGAACATGGTAGACGTCAAGGACGGAAAGATCGTGGCTAAGAACGAGGCTAACAAGGATATTATAGACCGATACATACCTACATTATCTAGTAGGGTCAGAAGTATGGTGCAGATCTGCGACGGCGCCTTGAACGAGCAGAACCGGGTGGGGGCTAGCCGGAACGCTATCCTTAATATGGTGCTGCCTCATCGTGGATGGTTTATATTGGCCGTGCAGCGGGCGTATAAGAAAGCCGGTTTCAATTTCCAGACCAACCAGTTCGAGGAAGGATACATGAGAACGTTATGGAGATTCGCCGGGGATATTTATAATATGATGTCAGAAGGCAGGATGAGGGAAATACATGACGTGCTGAAAGAATATCATAGTCTTAATCCTTATGAGCAGACCAATATCAAGCGATCGCTTGTTAATATGGCGGTATTCGCTACCATGATAGCCATAGGACGGGCGTTGATGGGATACAGGGAGGATAATGAGGATAGTTGGTTCGGGCAGTTCATTACCTATATAGGATTCAGGACGATCAATGAGATCGCTTCCCAGACATCCCCGTTCATGGAGCTTAACGCTATAGATATGTTACAAGACCCGCTGGTTACGGCCCGGAAGTTAGGTGATCTCACCGATCCTCGAAACTGGGATCCTTTCGCTACCGTCCAGACCGGCGTGTATAAGGGCGAGAGCAAGCTATGGAGGCAGCTCATGAAGTTCTCATTTGGTAAGCAATGGTATAATATCAAGACGGCTAGGGATATTAAGCAGACATCCGACTACTGGCTGATGACCAACGGCATGACGATGGGATTCTTCTTAGGAGGCAGGGATAAGGATGAGTCTGGGGAGGACGCTAATTGGTATTTTGATAGAGGGAGGTAGATGATATTGATTATAAGGTTTTTACCCAAAATGGCAAAAACTTTGTTGGTTCGGAGGCAAGATGTTTGGTTAAAATAATAGAAGGATAGGAGATTATCACCCTATCCTTCTACTGTTATCAGCCCTTATACTTATACACAAAATCATCCACATCCATATACTCACACCCGAAGTTTTCCGCCGTTTTCTTATCGGAGTCGGAGAACTGCCCTTCTTTCCCGGAAGCGTCCCCGATCATCAAGATAGTATCGTATACGATCTTTTCTTCCTCATCTTCATCGTTATTCATGTATTCGATGAAATCCATATACTCTTTTATCATCCCTATATTCGGCTTCCTATTGACGTTGCGTTTATTATTGCTTTCGCAGTAATAAGCACTTACGGATATATCCGTGTAATCTTCCAAGGCGTTTGATATGTAATCGAATTTATATTCAAACATCTCTTTGTCCACGAATCCTTTTTCTATACCTCCCTGATTTGATATGATTAGTATATCATCAGGAGCGTAATTTTTGATAGCCTCAAATACGTAGAGTTTGAGTTTCATATCCCATATACCTTTAGGGAATGTATCCCCTGACAATGTCTCAATCAGTGTCCCGTCTAAATCTGTTATTAACAATTTACACTTTTTCATGATTCAAAATTTAAATGATATGTGATTATTTAGCCATTTTATCAAGGCGAATATTAAAAGAGAGCGTAGTAGGAGGAGACTTTGGCAACTCATTGCCAATTCTCACCATCTCATCATGTTCCTCTTTCGTTAAGAAAGGTTTATCTATTAAATAAGCTAACCTTTCTTCCAGTTCTTTTTGTTTCTTATTACTTTTCATAAATATAATTTATTATATAATTACCCATCATTAAATTACAGATCCATCTTTTGTAACTATAGGAGTTCCGACTGGTAATATCCTGAAATTAACACCAACTATTATAAAACTCCCTTCTGGATCAGGATCTTTATATATTAAATATTCTTTTCCATGGAAGCATGTATGTTTAGGATTATTTAAGAACTCATCGAATTGAGCTAACTCATCATCCTTTAATCTAAACTCTTGTTGATAATCTTTTGCTGTCTTCATATTTGTAATTTTATAAAGTTCTTAGACGATGAGGTATTCTGCCTACTCCGCAAAGTCCCCCATTTTCTGATTTGACAATTTTTACTCCATCAATAGAATGATAGATGTTTTTTGTAGAATCATTCAAAAATTCTTTAAAACTTTCCAGTTCTTCATCTAATAAGAAAAATTCCTTTTTGCAAAGCTCAATATCTATATGAGGGCGTTCCTCAGTGAATGATTTAAGAGATATAGGGTCATCCTCCCACGTCAGGTGCCTACCTGCTAACTTATAGATTGTACCTCTTGGAAGTACGATCGCCGAATTGTGATCCTCGACAGAGAAATATTCCTCGTCGTGCGCTGACCTCTCGTCCGTCCATATCTCTCCTTGCCGAGCGGGGGCGTTGTTAAGAATAACCTCGTCACCGTTTTTGTTCACGGCCAAAAATACTATTGTCTGTTCTCCTATTTTCATAAATTATAATTTGCTTACCAATCTCCTCCATCATTACCTATTCCTGAGATTGTAGTTATAATATTATCTGGATTTGTACCTGCGTTAGGAAGCATCTCAGGTATAGGATTATCTTCCCTATCACCATGCATCATAACGGTAAGAACCCCACTAGCGGAATACAACCAAAGACGTTTGCCGTCCTTTTCCCATTTCTTCGCTAATCTATTTAATGAGTCAATCAGCTTACATTCTTCCGGGGTGCATTCGATCTCCGCTCTAGTATGATATTTTATTCCCATATTATTGATTTGTTTAATTTACGAGCCTCTGATAAGGCTCGTGTTAGTATATCCTTTTTTCTTATAATCTCCTTATATCTTTTGATATTCATTTTTATTATCTTCATAATAAGTTCTTTTGCCTTAATAGCTCCAACATCTTATTCCAATCAACATATCCTTTATCCGTAAGTGGAGTGCCGATATTCCTATCATCTATATAATAATCACAATACAATTTTGGTGATGATGATACTGGCTCAGGATTGTAGTTTACCGAATACAGATTGATATGATTATATTTAAACCAGTCCACGGCATCCTGTAGATATTTACCATCTCTTACCGTATATAATATCAGAAGATTCTTATCAGCTAGTTTCCTCAATACGCTAGCGGCTCCGATATTGTCTCCTACATAAGGGAATAAGTCTGTCACGCATGTCCCATCGAAATTTATTCCTATTATTGCCATATTCTCTTTATTTATCTTATTAAATTTTTGTATCCTACTTTCTTCATCTGCTCTTCGGTAGCTTTCTTCTTCGGGAACTTCCCGTGCCATTTTCCGGGCACCACGACATCACGGCCGTCAGGGGAGGTAGTAAGCCTCCCGCATTCGCTGCACAGCCCCATGCCCTTGTACGGCTGTAGTTCCTTGGCATACTCGAATTTGTCCACCATATACTCGTTTGTCAACATCCAGTAACTAGACGTGGCGGTATTATCAACGCAACCGCATTTAGCGCATACAAATAAGCTCATATTTTAGTATCGTTAAATGTCGTTATCCTTATCATCGTCAACCTTCTCTACCTTGATCGTTCCCATATCACCTGAAGGCAACGTGATATCACTATACACGTTATTCCAGTTCTCGTCAATGGCCAACTGATGTAATATCGACCTATATATCTGGTAGGTGTTACCGATAAGTCTCTTCCTATTTATCTTATCCTTACTACCCCCATCATATCCTATATGCTCATAATCCCCAAGATCAGGGAACAGTCTTCTTCTTATCGCTCGTGAGTTATTGATTATAAAGCTTCTTATCCCTAGCGTTTCCGCTCCATCCATATCATTTATCAACGTATCTGTCGTATGTTGTAGGTCCATGTCGCCAGCGGCGAATCTACTGATGTCTTCCACGCATTGGGATATCAGCATTAGCTGTTCCCTTGTCAACGTTATTTTATAAAGTTGTTTATTATCCATGATTATCTGATATTAATTTTTCTTTTATATGTTTAGATATATCAATTATCTCATCTTTTATATTGCAATCATCTTTTAATAATGAACCAAATATACATGATATGGCGCTCTTTAGGCCTAGCGCTATCCCTATCTCCAATATTTTTTTATCGGTATTAGAGATTTCTACAGGTTCATATAATATTGATGATATGTTGTTAACGACGTATATTATATCATCTTCATTCATTGATGTAGATTTATCGACAATAGCTATAAAATCTTTTATAATCATAATATAAGCTATTTTTATTTCTTTTATCGTATCATCGCTTAGATGTCTATCTCTTATATGCCTTTCAACATACTTGTTTGCTAGATTCTCTATTTTGTTTGATTTGTCCATTTGTACTATCAATTATTTAGTTAATAATAGATCATAGTCCTCTTCGTCTATACTCCCATTATTGTTGATGTATATAATGAAATCATTTAAAAGCACGGACTTATCCTTGGATAAGGCTTTTATAATAAGCTCTCCATCATCTTTCAACATCACATGCAGAGTATCCCATATAACATATTTTTGACATTCTTTCTCAATCTTCTTGATTGTTTTAAGTATTGTCTCCTCATATCTTTTTACTGTTCCGCACAGTTCAGTCGTATTATATTTACGTATAGCCGTGAATATATATTCCTTTTTACAATCCCAGCATTTTATCAGTCTTTCTGATCCGCACGCCTTATCCTCGTAGAAGAAGCAACCCTTACATGGTTCATTATGGTCGTAGCTTAATACTACGAGCAGCTCCACACCATTCTTGTATATCACGTCTCCTTGTTTCATCTTGTCTATTTTATTAATCTCATTATCAATATAGTAAAGTTGGATATTATCCATACTATAGATATCCAGAACGTTGTACTTAACATAAGACCTATATTCCTAGGTATAGGATCTACTCTCCTGAATGTCAGGATCATGAATATAAATGTCTTGAAGTTCATAATTTACGATATTTTTCTATATAGTTAACTATCAAGTCTTTAACTCCTTTTGGGACATCTACCAGTTTGAGATTACCTTGGAATATGTCCTTGCCGTACTCATCCATAATCTCCCCGAATGAAGGATTCATGACTCTTGTTGACATAGATATCGGTTGATCAGTGTCAAATTTGATAACGATCTTCTTTCCGCCGTTTATCGCCTTTTTAAAAGCCACGTAAAGCTTTCGACCTTTTATTATATCACAATTCCCTTTCAGGATATTAGACATATGTATGACATATTCTTTCTTCGCATCTCCTGGGTTGTTCATAAGCTTAAGATCTCCTCCGGTATCTCTCCATTTCCTGAAGCACGGGAAACATAGACCGTGATTTGCCTTAGCGTGTCTAGGTATCATCCTGCTGCTGCCGGCTGGGATCGTATCGCCACAGCAGATACACGTCCTATCCTTGTTGGTGCGCATCGGCACATAGCTCTTTATTGGGTATTCTTTTCTTTTATACATCTTCTTCTGTTTTCAAAATTATCATCACCATACTCATAATTAGGACAAGCCTTATTGCTTGGCCGTCTCGCATAAGTCTTTTGCTCCCTATTATATTTTCTATTAGGGTTTATATAATGGTCGCACACTTGCCAAATAGAGCAACATACCTTCCCGTATCTTTTCGCCCAATCATTATCATGCAGATGTACGCATGTAGAACAAGTCGGATTCTTAAGCTTATCCTTGTTATCATCTATGATCTTATTAACCCGATCAAGAATAACGGACATATGCTCAGTGTACATAACATTGAATACGTCCGGTTCTGGAAGATATGTCATCGAGCTTATATCTATGTCCATTTCCTTGGATTTGTTGTAAGCCGATTTGTATTTCCTTACCATCAAATCTTTTAACTGATTTACCTTCTTCTCATATGTTCCCATGTCTCATTCGGTTTTCCATCCCTGTTTCCTTAATAAATCCACCATCATCCCTTTTATCTTAGGGCTAATGGCTTCGGTAAGTATATCAGCGGCCAAGTTGATAGAGAAGCTGGTCATTCTATACTCCCCTATATATTTCTCGCTGGTAACTTCTTTCACATAATCGTGGATATCCTTAATCATCTCGTTCTGAGATCTCAGGAGATCCAGTATCTCATTAATCTTATCATCCATTTTTCTCGAATATACCTGACAACAACCAGACAATTACTATCAAAAAGAAACACAACCCAAGCGCCTCATCCGGGTAATCATGCATCGCCTCTAAAATGTCCCTCATAGCTTAATGTCCATTTTGCCAATTATACGATAGAAAATATCCCTAGTCAGCTCAATATCGTAAGTAGCGTCATGAAGCTTATTCTCGTCGATCTCAATACCCATAGTTCTGGCTACGGTCATCAACTTAAAGTTCTCCATATCGTTTCTTACACCCATCAGGAACGGTGTCACCATAACATATACATCCATACAGTTAGGATAGAACCATGATCCGAAATACTTATCCCCACATTGCTGGAATAAAGCCCGTAGGAAGTTGTTATCGAATCCAGCGTTGTTATACCCCACTAAATACATTTTATCCCTCTTGTCGAACTTATTTACGTATTTGGATAATATACCAACTAACTGCCTGTACCCTTCTTCCATAGGTTGATACGACTGTATCTGCTCCAAGGTAACGCCAGCCGCGTCCAGCGCCTCTTGCTCTATCGTGGCGGCAGGGTTCGGGGCTAGGCGAATGTCAAACCTCTCGGCCTCCTGCCCGTCGATATCCACGATCCCTCCTATTTGGTGTATCCCGTTTCTCCAGAACTTAACCCCGGTTGTCTCTAAATCAAAAAAATAGTAATTTGCTCATGTCTATTTATTTTGTTAATTTATCATTATCTAAGAACTAGTCGTGAAATGCTTTTATAATATATACTCCCATCAACTCTTTTACCTTCAAAGAAGTATATCCAATATTCTAATGAAGAACATCCAAAAGCAAGACATAGATTATTTATCGCATATCTAAAGTATTTCTTGCCTGAACGAAATAAGGTTTGAAATTCTTTATTATTTAAATGGAGTCTTTTTTTGATTTTTCTTTTATTCATGTTTATAATTTTATTTTAAATGTTCCCTGATTTTATTCAATGCCTTATAAGACAGATAGCTGTCTATAGTATTATCGCTATCTATTTCCAGCAGCTTATTAAACAGGTCTTTAGCCAGTACTTTCCACTGCTCTCCCCAATCACGGAGATTCTCGACCTTTGACCGTATATCCTCGAAATAAGAATCTACGTCTGATTTAATTGATTTTGAATAGTATATAACATCTTCCTCATCCCCATCCATAATATAATCACATTGTGTCTCGATATCTTTTATATGACTGTCTATATCACTACACATATAATCAACAGGTTTACGTATATTGAATATAGCTTCTGACGTAAGACCGGTTATATCTTGTATGTCTTTTAAATTACCCATGATTTAATCAATTAAATGCCAACCATCCACCTGCAAATCCCATTGCTAAAATAGATAAGATTATAGATGTGAATAATATCCAATCTTTTGCGCTTAGCTCATTATTATCTCTCTTTATTTTCTCAAGATAATCATATATAGCTGTATAAACAGCATGGTGAATATTCTCGTCTCTAGCCCTTACGATATTATCATATTCATTATATCCTAGATTATAGGTGGCGCTTTCGATCCTTATATTCCCCGTAACCTTTTTATTTACATCGAAATCGAAACTAACCACTATATCGGTGGTTAGAGCGCTGGCGATTTTGCTTTTTATCTCATCATTACTGAGATTAGCATCGTGCACTAATCGCTCATAGTCTTTATCGTCAAGAATTATCTGTTTTTTAATATTCATATCCCTAATATTTCTTCTACATAAACAAATCCATAACATACATAATTATCAGCGTCATGCTCACCATAATCCACATGCCATACGACGGCACACGGGAAATATAATGGCATATCCTCAGCCATAGGATCCTCTTTGAAGTCATCAATGTTTATCTTCCCCCTCCACCTCCATAGGTCTTGGATATCGTTCAAGATCAATTTGTTCATAAAAATCTGTTTTTTAATACTTATACAAAGATAGGATTTAAACAAAAATAAAAGCATGAATAATATTAAAATAATATTAATCATGCTTAAATATAAATATATCCCTTCTAATTCTCACGGATATACGTATTCGTACTCATCTGGAGGGGATGTCTTATATTCAACATCGCACTCCATATTGGTGTAATAGTTATCCCCCTTTCTGTATACTAACGCTACCTTGCAGTCGTATTCCAAACTGTATCCTATAAGAGGGACATTAGCCATAGGCGGATTATCCTCTGTTTTGTATCTTATCCTTAGTATCTGTTTCATATAATCCACATTTAATCAAATCTATCATCAATGAGAATAATGCGTCTATAAGAAGTTTTTCGTTGCTCCAATATACGGAGATATCGTCCTCATCCATATACGACACGAACCACTTGTCTTCAAATTTATAGCACTCTAACGTATAACCCTTTATCTCGGCTGGGAGTAAGCTCAATAACGTCCCTACATCCCAAACCGGGTCGGATATATCCGGGGTAACGGCCTCGATCAGTCCTATACGACCAGCGTCATCCTCCATAGAATGCAATGAGTCAAGGTACTTGTCTCTGAAGCCGATGGCGGTGGAGATAGGGAGGCCGGCCTCGACCAGCACCCTCCCCTGTTCTTTTGTGGTGAATATCCTTTCTTTCATCTAACCCTTGATCTTTTTCTCTACAGTAACAATCGTATCATTATGCCATCCCCCATGAGCCACGAGAAGAATCTCCTGCTGCTCGAAGCCAAGCCCTGCCCCTATACCGCCGGAGTTCCATGCACAGGTAATGACCACCCCGTCCTTCTTGGTGATCCTAGCTATCTCCTTCTTCTGCATAGCCCAATAACTAGATTGCGTTGTTTGCATATTAACAGCACCTCCAAGCTTTTTATATGACTCGGATACCTGTCTCGTGGAATATGGTGGATCATATAATACCATATCAGCTATATTATCGCTAAGACCACGCAGGAAGTCCGTGGCGTCCTTATGATACATAGCCTTAGTCTCAGGATCAAGATCGTTGGTTATCGTCCCTATATCGCTGTTTCTGGCGAATGGATCCACTATAACCATCCCCTCTTCTCGATATTTATCTATAAGTTCCCTTATCGGTTTTATGCTGAATGTCTCGCTGTTCGGCATTGACCATGTCTTGTTTATGATCATATCGTTGCAATTGTGTTCTCAAATTATTTGTTAAAAGTGTAATATAAATATAAATACATAAATTGAATAGGGCTATTCACCATGCCCTTATCAGTAGGATCATCGTATTTGTCAAGCCAAAGACGAAGCGCCTCCCAATCGATATCCTTACGGTCACATACCATGCAGGCTAGGTTAGCCCCGAACAGATCCCCTCCGCCACGTAAAGACTCGTTAAATCTCTTGGCTAGCCTTTTCTTGAATCCTTTATTGTACCAAATACCGGAGGTAGCGGCATAACAGTAATAAGCGTTGTATTTCATTTTCACACCCATCTTCTCAAATAAAGGCGTATGCCATATCCGGTCAAGGAAGAATACTATTCCACGATAGATAAAGGTTCGCAGGTTCTTTCTGTATCTTTTCCCCATGAAGTTATCCACACAAGATATAGTTCCGCCTGAATAATACCAATTATTGGCGCCTCTCTTAACCTTATCCGTCATCTTGAATTTATTCTTTCTGTCTTCCACCCTATCCCAAGGTTTCAGCTTATCCTCATTAAATGTCGGGCAATAATGATAGTAATGATTAATCCACGAGAGGTAGGGGTTGTATATCGTGTATCCATTATCGCTGACATATGAGTTCATATCATACCCAAGTTCCTTGGCTAGAATAGATCCCTCATCAGCTAATACCTTCAATATCGGGTTCAAGTTCCATATCTGATCTTGACTGACGAACATCGAGTAACATGGGTCCTCATCCTCCCCATACCATCCACCCATCCCGCTCACTATTTTATCCAAATCAAGCGAATAATCTTTCCCGGGTAAAAAATCATCTCTAAGAAAAAAACCTCTATATGGGATCATATCATGTATGCCGGGTTGGTCGTCAAATATGAACTTAGCGTTCTCGGTCAATCTAATCAATGTTTGCAAGACAGAGGATATATCTATGGGTGCATATTCACACCTATAGACCTTATTATTTATCCAAAGATATTGAAGAAGCTCGGCTATATTAATAGTCCCGTCCTCCACATATCCTGTCTTGTTATCGAAGTTTATTTTGGCTAGAGGTATATTACTTCCTTGTGGTTGATCACTTTTTTCATTACAACAATGCACGAACCTGTCAAAGAATATATCTTTCCAACCAAAATATTTATCCCTTATCGTCATAAGCCTATTTCTTGTCGTATAACGACATGACGTTAATAAGATCAGCTTTTCTGGCCATCCCCTCAAGTTTATTAAAGCCATCCATGTTATCTCCGCTGACGATGATAGTAGGATATACCTCTATACCGTACTTGGATATCTCCTCATCCGTGGCTTTGTTCTCCGGGATCTGGTTTAACGTGACCTCACCCTCATACTCCTGTAACGTGTTGGCGATAATATATCGCATGTAATCGCTGTACTCAGCGTCTTTCTTCGTGAAAAAATCAATTCTTACCATTTTTAAATAGTTTTTAATTTGTTAATAATTAAATCCGCTGTAAATATAGCGTTATCTATCTCATCCATACCTATTTTCCTCCCATCAAAATCGTTAGATAATAAATCTTTCACAATTTGATATCTGCGCTGCTCCCAATTTATGTCTATATCAAAATTAAGATGCCTTACACGGTCATAATTCAGCTCTTTACGATTCTTATCAAGGTACTTAACTATCGGGAATGGAGTACCATCGTCAATAGTACGCTTGATCACATTAATGTACCTACCAGTCCTTTTGTCAATAGCTTTTAATTTCTCATCTACTATTCTTTCTCCTGATTCTTCCATTCTACTAGTCCTTTATTATGTTTGTCGTAATATAACATCGCTATGGCATTCCAGCACACGGCGGCTAGATGCATACACCCTGTATCTGAGTCAAATCTCTCTCCTTTCGTATAGGCCACCAGATGTCGCATGGTCGCACCTAGATATCGATTGAATCCGTCAGGTATATCCTGCCATGAGTTATCAGCGTACTTCTTGGCACCTTCCGTATATACCCTCACGATGTCCTCTATCTCAGCCAAAGGAAGGAGATCCCACCGGAGTTTACCGTCGGCCCTGTCGTCCTTCCCGCTGCCGTCCTTCCCGACGAACGGCGCATCTGTCGCTTCCAGCTCATTGGTATTACATAGGCCCTCGCCGATAGAGCTATAATCCGTAAGCTTATCGACCGTTTCCTTATCAATAAGCCTTAATTTAATAGCCCTGTTTAATGATACAACCATTTCCTCGTCAACCCAAGTATATTTATATGATGCTTTAAATAATGGGCCTAATTTCATTAGACCTGTACGATCAGCAGTTTCAAGTACCTCAAATACCTCACCGTCATAAACAACCTTTTCGTATTTGCTAAATTCTTCTTTCATAGGTAACTATATTTTTAGATCAATAAAACTCACTCAAATCTCTACATTCCGGTGTCTCGCCTGTCTTAGAGTAGAGCTCACCAGATGATAGATGTACACAAATCGAGGTCTTCCCGTCTCTCCACTCGCTTTGCTTCGTAATTCCACAAATAGCGCAGCGTTGGATCCCCGGGCCTGCCTTTACCCACGAGTGCCGTACGCTCCTTTTCCTTGTCCTGTTGGTGTTGTCAAGTTTTCTCATGATCAATCCTCCAGAGCTGTTACAATTTTATCTTTCCCGATAATAACCTCATTCCCGCTCCTTACATCAAAGCATTTCCCTTCATCTGCTTCCTTAAAATAAAGAGCGCCATCGTACTCGAACAAACCGAAGCCGTAATCGTCTAGCTTCATTTTGCTAAGTTTTTTGAACTTATATACGTTTTTCATATTCTCCATATTTTTAATATTTCCTTCATTCATATAAAATATTGATGCAGATATTGATATTATTCCTATAGCTATCATAATTAATCCTCCGTGGAACATACCTCCATGTAAATCATCCCAGCCTTTCACCATTACAGCTATGGATAACATAATCACTGCCATACTAAGCAAGACCCATATCATATCACATTTTCTTTGTCTTTAGGAACTCCATCATATCCTCTGCGCTAAGCTGGAAGCCTGCCGCCGCCTTATGACCGCCGCCACCGGGATAGGCCTTACGTGCCAGCGCCGAGACATCCAACTCCTCTTTGGTGGTATAGAACGAGCATCTAAAGAATCTCTCATTCCAGCAGAACGGCATCATCAGATCATGTTTCTTTGGATTGTATTTAGCCTCGAATGTAGCGCTGTTGAACTCCGTCGTATTCATACATATGGCCTTATACCCAAACACGTCAGCCTCGAATGAGAACATATCCATCTCGCCCCTGTTTTTCTCAACGATATACTCCAGTATCGCCTCTCCGTTCCTTATCATGTCATATATGAAGTCATGATCGCCGTCCATGACCTTTACCGCCATATCCACGTCAAGACCACAATATCCTCTCATCCCGTATTGGAATGCCATGACATCACTCCACTCGAACCGGTCGTGATCCCATACATCATAAGCACTCAATAATTCTACCACATCAGGGGTCTCGATATCATCGAAAAGATATTCCCACGTAAGCTCACAAGCCGCCGTTCCGATACGTCTTTTACCTTTGATATTATAGTCGTTCATAGCATCTATCGCTGTCTTATGATGATCTATCCATGTGACATCTATCCCTTTGTCTTTCCATTCATCAAACAGCAAGCTTGTTCTGTCTCCAAATGACACGTCAACTACAAACACCTTATCATATTTATTCACGTCAGGTATTTCCTTGCCGTAATTGTAAGGAAGAAGATCAATGTCCCCTTTGAAATACTTTTTTACTATAGCCGCTGACATTACTCCGTCAAGGTCAGCCTCATGATATATACATCCTGTCATAATCTATTGTTTTTGATTAAAAAATCTATGTATTCTTTTATATCCTTGTTCCTATCATTATCCCAGTCAAATGTCTCGTTTATGAATTTGAAGTACGATACTGGGATCGAATGAAACATCCATCCACAATACTTGCCGAATGTCATTAACGTAGAGCCAAGGGGATGGTCCGGCCTCCCGGGAATAGGAGCGGCGGTTACGCCCTGCGCCAGCCCCCTCCTTCGGTCTTTCTTGGCGGCTTTGATATCCAGATCCGTTTTCGTTACCTTATCCCCCATCGGGATATTGGTAATTAGTTTATCGCCGATAAACATCCCCCATCCATATCCTTTGTAGTTCTCTATACTAAGTTCTCTTATATCACCGAACCTTGACGAGTTGTTACAACAATCAACGACCAATGCGCTATCCTTATCGTCCTTTATCCTAACCGCCCTGCCAAGCCACTGATAAAACGAAGAGAACGAAAATGTCGGTCTTCCTACTATCACGCAGTCCAGACCCGGATGATCGAATCCCGTACCGAGGGCGGAATAGTTGAACACTACCTTCGTCTTACCCGACTTGAACCTCTCAACTATAGCCTCCCGCTGCTTCTTTGGCGTGCCTCCGTGAACCACCTCCGCCATGCCGGCACATATCTTGGCGTTCATCCATTCGGCGGCAGTATTGCAGCTCTCAACAGAATCCATAAACACCAGTATAGATCTACATACGTCTTTTAATACCATCAATCGACGCAAAATAAGGTTGTTTAAGCCATTTTTTCTCACCGCCTCACTAATAGACTCAGCCGTATATTCGGAGCCGTTAGAATTGAGTTTAAGGGCATCTCCATTGAAATCCCATGTCTCATACTTAAGAGGCGTCCAAAATCCTTGCCTTATCATCTCCTCTACCTGTATCACGTGAATCAGATTCTTGAAATACACCGGTCTCATACGAGTGATGAAATTAAGTTGGGAATATGATGTCTGTCCTATCGACATGTTTTTAAGTCTACATGGCGTGGCTGTAAACCCTATCACCTTTCTCGGCTTCAGCTCATTCATGAATGTCATGAACTCACTGCCATCCTCAGGACTGTATCCGGCATGAGCCTCATCTATCAATACGTTTCTGATTCCCATCTCCTTAAGCTGACCAACAACTTTCTTGATAGATCCTAACGTGGCATATATCATGTTAGATAGCTCTTTCTTGCCACAGGAAGCGGAGTAGATGGTAGCCGGTATGCCATACGACGTTATCTTGTCGTGGTTCTGTTGCAGCAATTCTTTTGATGGTTGTAAAATCAGCGTCTTATCTCCCATCAATCTAGCCGCTTCTGCTATCAGAAGTGACTTACCGCAACCTACAGGACCTATGATCAATACCGGATCATGTCTATCAGAGTTTATGTAATCGGAGATACTTTTAACACACTCCTCTTGATATGGCCTTAATTTATATGTCATCTCTGTAGTTATCAAAAACGTCTTTCACGTACTCTAGTCTTATCGCACATTCCCGCCCATCGTCCATTTTTACCATCAAAGTCTCTTTGGTCTTGCTTATGGCTATCACCTCTCCTATCCCTATCTGGGTATGAACTATATCACCTATCTTTACATCAAATTTACTCATGGTCCAGCCTTTTATTAAATTCCTCTATCTTGCTCCTGTCTGTCTCTTTGGTCATTTTAGCCTCTTCCTTGAATATGTCATACCCTTCTCGGATATTGTCTCCAACCATATTCTCTATCATCTCCCTTAGCTCATCGCTTCTTACGGCAAAAGATATCTGGAATGATTTACTTGTGCCTTTCATCAGGTAATCAATCTCCTTCTTACATTCTGTCATTAACCGATCCAGATTATCGAACTTAACGAACTTGGAGTTGCCATTGGCTTTTCTTACCCCATCCTTGAAATCCTCCAATATCCCGTTAAATACATCCGCCATACACATCATGGAATGTAGCCATACCAGCATATTGAATTTATATTCATTATCAGCGTTATTCATCAAACTCACCAAAGACTCGCTTTTTGTCAACATGATCTTCGATTCCCGGTCTACGATATCCTTTATCTCCTGCCGGCATTTCATGGCACCAACGAAATCCATTTTAGAATAACATTCATTTGATTTCTCTACCAATTTCCTAATATCCTTTCTAGACATCAGAAGATCCAATACCTGTTTTTCTCTTTCGTTTTTATCCATAATCATTTATTTATTGACACAAATATAATTAAAGCCTAGATATTTACCTAGGCTTTTTAATAAAGTTAATCTTTTTTATTCTTTCTTTTTGACTCATCCCAATCCGATGAGTACCTGCATGTCCCTTGTTTGTGGATCGAGAAATCGCACCAAAAACACAAGGGCTTGGGGCGGGGTTCAAGGCAGGCCGGCTGGCGTCCCATGAGGTAGCGCTTCTCGTACTTATACCCCTGTTTGGCGTCGTCCCAAACGTGAGCTTGATAGCTATCTATTTTATTTGTCTCGAAATCATACATGTCAAGGAGAATATCGTTAAGTTCCTTGACCGATCTCTCTACTTTCTCCTTATCTACCTTCACGTTCTGATTGTCCAGCATGCGGGTAAAGAAATAGCTGCACATATCCGGCAATACCTTATATTTTCTGAGTATGTAAAAGGCGTATATCGGATGTTGGAGATTATGAAGCAGCTTATCTTCATCGAATAACTTTCTCCCGGACTTCCAGTCTATCGTATACATGGCTATCCTGTCCTTTGTCTTATACTCTCCACGCCAGTCCACCGATCCTATGATATGTACCTTATCGTACGTAACGCCATCCAAAGTAAGGGGTTTGGGCAGCTTATAGGGCAAGACAAAGTCCTCCTCCACGCCTACCGGTCTCGACCCCCGGATCACCTTCTCCATTGGCGTAAGATCAGACCATGCCTTCTTATAATTGCCAGCAGCATCCTTCTCAAACAACCCCACAATCCATCTTATTAGCCTAGCCGCATGTTGCATAGACTCGATCTGGGATTTTACGCTATCAAAAGGAATCTTCTCTATATCCGCATAGTAATTGAAAGCCTTACTCATATCCTCATAAGAAGGTCTACATCCGTTCTTGAAAAAATACTCCATCGTCTGATGGATAACCGTACCATATGACGTGGCCTCATGCTTCTCCGTGGATCTATTCCCTTCCACGTAAGTTTTATACCACTTGTATGGACATTGGACGAACGTGTCTATCTGTGAGTAGGATGCGGCAAGAACCTTCTCTCCGTTTATGACCTTGCATAACAAATTATTCTCCGGTATAATCATAAGTCTTTATCTATATCATGTCCATATAAATCCATTGACAGGTTTTGCAGATGGTGGAGATCCTTGATATGTATAGGATCGCTTAGATCGTCTTCCAGATCCCTAAGCCCAAGATAATACCCATCATCAAAAATCTCTATAGATATTCCGTAGCCTCGATATACATCCCGTCCTTTATCACGCTTAAACCCGATGGTATTAAGCAGGTTATCATCTATCTCAATAGGCATGACATCATCTTCCCCGGAATACCATTTCATTATCCCGTCATCAACCTCACGTTCAAGAATCAATGACTTACTTTCATTACGCATACCAGTAACGCACCCTACCCTCCATATATTGCCAGCCTTGTCTTTTACAAGATTCCCTATCCTTAGTTCCTTAACTGAAATCATATTCTTCCTCCTCTTTATAATCATCATCGCAATCATCAACAAGAGGGGTCTCTAACCCCTCTTCCCAATCATCATATCCGAAATCCATTACTTACTCTTAACCCAATCATACAACATATCCACAAATATCCCCACAGTTAGCTCATCAATAGGTTTATCGCCAAAGACATCATCCGGAATCCTTATATCCATCTTCTCTTCAATCCCCATCAATACCTCTAATAAATCAAATAGATCCATAGCTAAATCAGATGAAAAATCACTGTCTTCTCTTACATCATCAATTACCTCTATACCATTAATGTAATTGAACTCATGCATTTTTTCAAATATCTCTTTTCTCGCTATCTCCAATATTTCATCTCTTTTCATAATCCTTTAAATAATTATACAACATATTTATAAGCTCTCCTACCGTCAACTTGTGATAAGGTTTGACATTAAGCACTTCATCAGGTATACATTTACCTGTTTTCTTCTCCACTTCCATTACAACTTCTACAAAATCAAGGGAATCCATAGCCATGTCTGTATCCAGATAATCCTCGTTCATTATCTGAGCGGCGTGATTAAGACCATTAAATTCACCCATCTTTTCAAATATCGCTTCTTTTATTATTCTTGATAATTCATTCTTTTTCATAACTTAAATTGACATTTTTAATCTTCTACCTAATTCTTTTTTTATATCCGATATCCTTTCGATATCCATCTTAACATCGCCTGTGATAGCGTATTCCTTATCCATTTTCTTGGGAGGATCCGGGAGCCGGCTTATGGCGAACAACCATGTCAGTTCCTTGTTCTTGTTCTCCCTAAGATACAAGTCAGACGTCATGCCATACATTTTTATGATCGTATCGAATAACGTTGATTCTGATAAACTCATATGCACACTATATACATTTGATGGTTTCCATATCAAGTTATCCAATCTCATCGTATACTCACGTTTAAGATCTATGTGGGATATTACGGCTCTTACTATAGGTCCCTCCTTGAAGTTGGTATTAGCTACGAACCATACGAGCCGTTTCTCTACCTCCTTGATAGCTCCTGTATCCTTACCCATATCGTTATACACACCAACGATACGGTCCCGGATCCCCTCGACCTCCGGTGTCAGGCCGGGTGTCTCTATCAGCATCAGCAGCGACCCTCCCCTTGGTGTTATCTTCCACTTCCCATTCTTCTGAAGCTCGATATAACCAGACGCCTTATAACTATCTATTTTCTCCTTTGGAATGACGCTAGCCATCTCCTCTTTTTGCCGGATCATCAAGAGATACCCGACATCAGACATCGTTAATCCCGATGTCATCATCTGTTCAAAATTAATATACATAGGTTATTATATACTACTTTACACCAGATATGTTGTAAAACATACGTATGTTATTTAATTTCATATTCTTCTTTTCTAATTTTGTCTCACTCAATCGAATCACTCAGTCTCTTGTTTCGGACAAGACGATTGAGCAAAAGAGGTCTTTGATATAAGGTTTTACCCTAAAAAAAACATTCGTTGGGTAAGTAAAATCAAAAACGTTTAGTCCAGTAAAAGAATCCGGCGATCTCACTCTTGTG